CTAAAATACACTGAGGATGGCTGCTGGATCTGGACTGGTGGACTCTACAAGAAAACCTATGGCATATTCGCCTGGAGTAAACACAAGGTCGTGTACGCTCATCGAGCATCCTACGAACTATTCCTTGGAGCAATAAAAGAAGGCTTTAACGTTTTACACTCTTGCGATAATCCGCCATGCGTTAGGCCAAGTCACTTATTCCAGGGAACCCAGTCAGACAATATTGCTGACTGCATCGCTAAAAACCGAAACTGCAAAGGTGAAGATTGCCATAAGCATACCTTAACTGAGGAAGACGTGAAAATCATCAAGTTAAACCCAAACCTAAGCTACCAAATACTAAGTGAAATACTTGGCGTCAGTTATGACGCAGTGTATTGTGTAGCAAAAAACGTAAACTGGAAGCACGTCACCATATGAAGCAGATGGTGGATGAGCTAGTGGTCAACGAGCAAGCAACGACGTTCTTCTTCGTGCCTGAGACGCCGATAGTGAGGAAGTCGAAGAAGGACAAGCCATACCTGTGCCTGAAATTGCAGGACAAGACCGGGATCGTCGACGGCAGGGTCTGGGACTACCCCAATGGTTTTGATCCCCTAGCAATAAAGAAGGGCTCCTTCATCAAGGTCAAGGCGAGCGTCGGTGAGTGGAACGATGTGATGCAGCTCTCGATAGAGAACATCAGGCTCGTCGTTCCAGCAGACGAGGTCGACTTCGGGGACTTCTTCGAGAGATCGGTGAGGGATCCGCAAGACATGGCCGACGAGTTGGTCGACCTCTGGTCTGCCCAGACCGGCATCAGCCACGTGTACAACCTGATGATGAACATCCTCATCAAGTACAAGGACAAGATCCTTGAGGCACCGGCAGGGAAGACGCTCCACCACGCCTACATTGGTGGGCTGGTGGAGCACGTCCTGTCCATGTCCCAGGTAGCCATCCCAATATGCGAGCACTACAGGGTCGACAAGGACCTGATACTTGCAGCATGCTTCCTGCACGACATCGGCAAGATCCAAGAGCTGACGTACCCCGTCGGCATCGGCTACAGCGTCGAGGGAAACCTCCTAGGGCACATCACCCTTGGGATGGACATGGTCAGCAGGGAGATCGACAACGTCGAGGGCTTCCCGCACAAGACGAAGGTAGCCCTGCTGCACCTGATAGCGTCCCACCACGGGTTGATGGAGTACGGCAGCCCGAGGGTGCCGCTCATGAAAGAGGCTGTGGTGTTTCACCTGGTAGACGCGTTGGACGCCAAGACCGCGCTCTGCGACAGGATCATCAAGAAAGGGACAGACGACACCGGCACCACCGAGTGGGTCAAGGAACTCGGCGGACCAATGTTCGTCCTGGGCTAAGCGACATGGAAGACGACCTAGACAAGTTAAGGAAGCGGTTGCCGAAGATCGTGGAGAGGCTGATGTTCTACGCCTATTTCCCGATAGAGGTGATGGAGCCGATCCTCGTCGAGCTGGAGAAGGGCTGCGCCGCCCCCATACTGACCTCGGACAGGAGGATTCCGAGGGACGTGGCCGAGCTCCTCGGCTCATTCCACGTGGAACCGACCACGACCGCGAAGGTCTACAGCGGGCAGGAGATCCGGCAATGCCTTAGCGACCTGGTGGTCCGCGGCATAGACATTGACGCTATCCCAGGAGACAAGGACGTGCAGTACTTGTTCAATCTCCGAGACCAGGTGAGGCCAAACTAGCGTGAATAAGAGGCAGTCGTGGGATAGCTTTTTCTTGAACATCGCCAGGGAGTGCGCGACGATGGGGACCTGCTACCGCAGGCAGGTGGGCTGCGTGCTGGTCGATTCAAGGAATAGGATACTCTCCACTGGCTTCAACGGGCCGCCCCACGGTTGGCCGCACTGCCGGTACGACGAGGACAGCAGGTGCCCCGGTGCACTGGCCAAGTCGGGGACAGCACTAGACCAGTGCTACGCACTCCACAGCGAACAGAACGCGTTGGCACACTGCCCCGACAAGAGCAAGATCTTCGCTTGCTATTGCACCGCTAGCCCGTGCGCCACGGTTTGTGTGAAAGAACTACTGCAAACCTCCTGTGTTAGGGTAGTCTTCCTAGAAGAATACTCCCAGCCAGAAGCAAGGGAGCTCTGGACCAGGTTTCCACTGATCGTCAACGACAAGTACGTGGGAACAACTATCAAGGTCCCGAGGACCTGGGAGCTATTCCAAGGAGAACATGATAGCGCAACTGCCGTTCCCAGAATTCCTGCCAAGTTCTGACTGGCGTCCGCCAGACCACTTCCCGGAAATCTCAAAGGACAAGTACTGGTCCATCGACGTCGAGTCCAGGGACGAGGACCTCGAGTCGAGGGGACCAGGATACATCAGGGGAGATGCCTACATCGTTGGGGTAGCCGTCGCAACCGAAGGGTTCCGCGGATACTTCCCATGCAGGCATGCACAGGGCTGCAACTTAGCCCCGAACGTCGTCTTCGACTGGTTGCGGGACCAGGTCAAGGGATTCCGTGGAGAGATCTACGGCGGAAACTTGCTATACGACGAGGAAGCACTGTGGTTCGAGAATATCAGGTTCCACGACGACGTCAAGAGGTACGATATACAGATCGCGGAGCCCCTAATCGACGAGGAATCTCCCGAGGGTTACTCGGTCGAGGCACTCTCGCAAAAGTACCTCGGCATTGGCAAGGAGGAGCAGCTCCTATCAGAAGCTGCATCGAGGTACACCAAGGGCTACAAGGACAAGAGGTGCAAGCGACCAGTACCGTTCGACCCGAAGAGCGACCTGTGGAGGCTTCCCCCGGAATACGTCGGGGCGTACGGCGAGGGAGACGTCGACCGACCGCTGAGGATCTTCAGGGACCACCAGTCAAGGATCATCGACAAGGAAGACCTCGGCGACATCTTCAAGCTAGAGACGTCACTGACACCGATCCTCCTGAGGATGAGGATAGCAGGAATTGCGGTCGACCTCGAGGCGGCCCATAAGCTAGTCAAGGTGCTCACCTCATACATCGACAAGTTCTCGATGGACATCAAGGCCCTGGTAGGCTTCGACCCGAACGTCGACTCCGGCCAGGACCTCGTCAAGGCCTACAACATACTGAACTTCAAGCTCCCGGAATTCAACATAGCCGACAACCTCCGCCTAACTGCCGCAGGCAACCCGTCGTTTACCGCAGACTGGTACGCCCAACAGCGTGACCCACTTTCCAGGACGATCCTCAAGAAGAAGAAGCTGATGACGCTGAGGGACGACTTCGTCGTCGGCGACATAATCAAGGAATCAGTCAACGGCAGGCTCCACTGCCAGTTCCAACAACTCAAGGCAGACAACACCGGTACCAGGTCCGGGAGGATGGCGGCCAGGAACCCGAACCTTCAGCAGGTCCCCGCTAGGCATGACGGCTGCGACAAGGGGTGCCCGAAGAATTGCCACGCCCACGTCTGGGCGTACGACGAGCCGGTGTGGGCGGACGAGGTCAGGAAACTCTTCGTGGCAGACGAGGGAAAGAGGTACTTCAAGGGTGACTACTCGCAGCAGGAGCCCAGGCTGCTGGTGCACTACGCCAGCCTCCTCAAGTTGCAGGGCGCCGACCTAGCCGTCAAGGCCTTCCGGGCCAACCCCCTGGTAGACTACCACCAGCTGACGACGGACATCATCAACGACAGGTCAGGGAGGCACTTCAAGCGGAAGCAGATCAAGGGAATAAACCTCGGCATCATGTACTCAATGGGGCTGAAGAAGCTCTGCAGGATGCTGGGGGTCTCGGTAGCTGAGGGCGTGGACATACTCAAGGAGTACCACGCCGCGCTGCCCTTCGTCAAGAAACTCTCGTCCAAGGCGATGTCGATCGCGGAGGACAGGGGGTTCATAAGGACACTGCTGCGCAGGAAGCGGAGGTTCAACCTGTGGGAACCGGTCCACGACGAGAACGACGACCCGAACTACAGGCCGATGGGTCTCCCTAGGGAGCAGGCCGAGCAGGTCTGGCCAAACCGGAGGTTGCAGAGGTACGGGATACACAAGGCATTGAATGCCCTCATACAAGGATCTGCAGCCGACGAGACCAAGGAAGCGATGAGGGTGCTGTACTACGACCACGGGTACATCGCGGCACTGCAGGTGCACGATGAGCTGGGCGGCTCGGTCGTCGACATCGAGGAAGCAAGGATGGTGAAAGAGGTGATGGAAACGTGCGTAATATTGCAAATACCGGTAGTCTGCGACGCGAAGCTGGGGCCCAGCTGGGGAGAGGCAAGGGAAACCGTGCATCGGTTGGCGGCATGAGGTTGCTGCCCGTAGGAGAGAGGTGCGGGAGGATCAGCGTGGAGGGTTCGTTCCTCGTCGACCTTACCCCGAATTACACAAGGAAGAGTGGGGAAGGGGACTCGAGGCACGACCTGATGCTCCCGTTCTCCGGGACTGAGGAGGATACGCTACCATGAAGTCACAGGTGCTCGAGACCTATTTCTGGCAACAGGTCAAGGGAGGACTCGAGTCCCTGGACACCCACCTCTCGAGGGTGGAGAACACGGCAGGGACCGGCATATCGGACGTGACGGCCTGCCACCAAGGAATCGAGGTTTGGCTAGAACTCAAGATAGTGCACAGCAAGAGGCTGTACTTCAAGAACAGCCAAAGGATCTGGATAGCTAAGAGGACGGCCGTTGGCGGGAATGTCAAGGTGGTGGCGAGGAAGGACAGCGAACTCTTCGTCTGGGACGCGAGGCCCGTGGTGCTGGACTGCCCCCACACACCGTCGACCGACAACAAGGCGTTCTCCATCAAGGAAGACGACATGCCGGCCCCGCTGTACCACTGCCGCCAACCGTTCAACTGGAGGGAGATCAAGGCCACGATATTCGGGAAATCGGCGAACCAAGTCAAGGAGGGTTCCTAGGTTATCAAATCAGTATTCCCACAAATCAATTTGTAATATAATGGTAAGTGTAGGCAACAAAGCGAAACAAGGAAAGGAGCAGCAATAGATGGACCTAACAGAGATGATGGCCGCGGACGCGTCGAACGCCAAGAAGTCCCTGACGGCCGCGGACGAGGACCTGCAAGCGGTAGGAATCCTCGCGAACCACCAGCACTGGCTCGAGACGAGGCTCGACCTCGGGATCGTCTCCTCGATCAGCTCCCTCGATCCCAGCATCGGGGAACTGGAAGCCGCGCTAAAAGCAAAGAAGGAGGAGCTCACGAAGATCAAGGAAGTCTCGCTCCCAAACGCGCTGGAGAAGTTCGGGATCTCGGAACTGAGGCTCGTCGACGGTTCCCTCGTCTCGGTCAAGGAGGAGGTCTACGCCGGCATCACCGAAGACAACAAGGAACCCGCGTTCAAGTGGCTCCGGGCAACGGGAAACGACGGGATCATCAAGAACGACGTCAACTGCGCATTTGGCAAGGGCCAGGACGCCGAGGCCAAGCAGCTGATCGACATGCTCATAGTCCAGGGTTACAGCTTCACGAACAAGTTCTCCGTCCACCCGTCAACCCTCAAGGCGTTCGTCCGAAAACAACTTGAGGCAGGGAGTCCGATCCCCACAGATGTGTTCTCGATCCACGTAAAGAAGGTAGCAACAGTCAAGGCCAAGTAAGAAGGAAAAGCACGATGTCAACAGAAACGAAAGTCCTAGAACCAGAAAAAGAAACCGCCCTTGTGGAGCAAGACCAGGGGCAAGGGGTGGCCACCACGAAGGCACCAACCACGGACATGTTCCAGGAGGACGCGGGCGGGGGCCTGGCCAACATTGGGTCGGCCGACTTCGCCATACCGTTCATACAGATCCTCCAGAAGGGAAGTCCGCAGGTAAGCAGGGCAAACGCCAAGTACATCAAGGGCGCAGCAGCCGGCATGATAATCAACACCGTCACAGGCAAGGTCGTGCCAGGCGAGCCAGACGACAAGGATAGGCCGACGGGCATCCTGTTCATACCCTGCGGATACCAGAGCCAGCTCGTTCGCTGGAAGCCGAGGGACTCGGGCGGCGGGTTGGTCTGCCACTACAAGGAAGGTGACCCCGAATTGAAGAAGTTCAAGAGGAACGAGAGGGGCCAGCTGCTCGCCGACAACGGCGACCTCATCATCGACACGTCGTACCACTTTGGCCTCGCACTCGACGAAGAACTCGGGTTTCCCGAGTACGCCGTCATCTCGATGGCGTCGACCCAGCGAAAGAAGTCCAGGACGTGGAACACCATCATGCGGCGAATCATGTTCAAGAATTCACGAACTGGCGAAATATTCAACCCGCCGTCGTACAGCCACGCGTACAGGCTCACGACTGTCGGGGAAACGAAGGATACCTACGACTGGTATGGGTGGGCAATAGTCTCAGAGGGACAGTTGCAGGACGTCAACCTCTACAAGATGGCGAAGGAGTTCTCGCAGCAGGTAGCCTCCGGGAACGTCAAGGTGTCGGCGCCGCCGAACGAGTTCGAGTCGGAGGGGGTGGATGCGCCGCACCCCAACGGGGACGACATACCGTTCTAGCGATCTTTTCAATCCCGATCAGCGGCAGGACCCCAACTAGACCTGGGGTCTTGCCCACGTATTTTTCGAGGAAAGAGATTGAATGGATCGGCCAGCAACCGCCATATTGGCCGAGAGGTTCATGCGACTCTTTGACGGCATGAGCCTGGCCTACGGTACGTACAACGTCAATGCTACCAGGGAAGACGGGAAGAGGGTCGGTGATGCTAGCACGGTGAGGGGGAAGGTTACCCACGAGCTCTGGGACAGGCACCTGACTGGGAAGCAGGGCTTGGGGGTCATCCCCATCAAGGAAGACAACACCTGCTCATTCGGCGCGATAGACGTCGACATCTACAACCTAGACCACAGGATGATAGCCTCCAAGATCAAGAGGCTCGGGTTGCCACTTGTCCCTTGCCGCACCAAGTCTGGTGGGGCGCACATCTACTGCTTCACGCAAGTTCCCGTGGCCGCTGCCAAGATGAAGTCCAAGCTGAGCGAGGTGGCGTCGTTCCTGGGCTTTGGCGGTCAGGAGATATTCCCCAAGCAGGCGCACATACTGGTTGACCAGGGCGACGTTGGCCAGTGGATCAACATGCCATACTTCAACGGCGTGAGGGGCATGCGGTACGCGATAACGGTGGAGGGCAACGCGCTCTCGGCCGACGACTTCGTCGGCTACGCGTACGAGAACCTTGCCACTGAAAGCTGGTTCAACGAGCTGCTCGTGATCGTGCAGGAGTTCGAGGAAGGCCCTCCCTGTCTCCAGGCACTGGCCCAGGTCGGCTATCCCAGTGGCACCCGCAACGACGGGTTGTACAACATCGGCGTATTCCTGAAGCGGTCCAAGCCAGACAGCTGGGGGACCGACATCTTCGACTTCAACACCAAGTACATGCAGCCGCCGCTCACGAGTCCCGAAGTACAGGGGGTCGTCAAGTCGCTGCGCAAGAAGGACTACGCGTACGCTTGCACGAAGCAGCCGATAGCCCAGCACTGCAACTCCGCGCTGTGCAGGACCAGGAAGTTCGGCGTGGGCAGCGGTACCACTGGTAGGTTCCCGATGCTCGGCGGACTGACCAAGCTGAACACCAAGCCGCCCATGTGGTTCTGGACGGTCGAGGGAGTCAGGATGGAGCTGACCACCCAGGACCTCCAGGACCCGCGGGCATTCCAGCGGCGGTGCATGGACTACCTCAACACCATGCCGCAGCTCCCCGGGGCGCCGGTGTGGCAGGCCGCGGTCCAGCACGCGATGGACACGGTGAACATCATAGAGGCCCCGGCGGACGCCTCGTCTGAGGGGCAGTTCTGGGAGATGGTGGAGAAGTTCTGCACTGGCAGGGCCCAGGCGATGTCGCTCGACGAGATAGTGTCTGGCAAGCCGTTCTCCGACAAGGGCAAGACATACTTCAGGATGGAGAGCTTGCTCTCGTTCCTGGGCAGGTACAAGTTCTACGAGTTCAAGAGCATCAAGGTTGCCTCGATGCTGAAGGACTACGGTGCCGAGCACCACTTCGACAGCCTCAAGGGCCGGGGAGTGAACTACTGGTCTATCAGGGAGTTCGCCAAGCAGACCGAGGGATTCGACGTCCCTGGCTCGGTCAAGGAAGGTGGGGACTCGTTCTGATGAGCTGTGCGATGCACACGTACGACACGCTGGAAGCAGCGCAGAAGGAGATCATCATGCTGAGGAGGAAGTTCTCCGCCAACCGCCCAGGATACAGGATCTACCTGTGCTTCACCTGTGGCAAGTACTACATCAAGCAGGAGGACTGAGCAGGTGGTCAGGGACAAGCACACGCTGATCGAGCGCTTCCTCAAGAAGATCAGGAGGACTTCCAGGGAACACTGGATCTGGACAAGCACCACGGTCATCGAGAGGTCCGGGGACAAGGGCAGGAAGAAGCCGGTCATGTGGAACGGCGAGAAGAAGGTGTACGCGACCAGGCTCTCGTACGAGCTATTCAGGGGTCCGATCCCATTCGGGAAGGAGATAGTCAACGTCTGCGGCTACCCCTTCTGCGTGGCACCGAACCACCTAGAAGCAAGATCGAAGATGGACCTTTACTACTATAAGCCATGAACGAAGAAAAAACAAACATAGTTGTCGGCCCACCAGGCACCGGAAAGACCACCACGCTGCTGGGAGTGGTGGAGGAAGCCCTGGCGAGCGGCACCAAGCCGAGCAGGATCGGGTTCATCAGCTTCACCAAGAAGGCGGCGGAAGAAGGCAAGACGAGGGCGTCCGAGCGGTTCGGGATAGACCCCGAAAACCTCCCCCACTTCAGGACCATCCACTCGTTCGCGTTCAGGCACCTGAACATGAGGAGGGACCAGGTCTTCGGCTGGCCGCACATCAGGGAACTTGGCAGGATGCTCGGGATAGACTTCAAGGGAAGGGGAGAAGTCGAGGACGGGGATACGTATGGGATGAACTCGGCCGACAGGCTGCTTTTCCTCGAGGGTCTGGCGAGGAATGTCAAGCGCCCACTCAAGGAGATCTGGAACGAGGCGTTCGAGGACGAGGTGGACTGGTGGGAGCTGGAGAGGTTCGCCAAGGCCCTGGCACTTTTCAAGAAGAGCAGGATGCTCTCGGACTTCACGGACCTGCTCGAGAGGTTCTGCGCGTCTCCCCCGCACTCGATGCCGGAACTGGACCTGCTGATAGTCGACGAGGCCCAGGACCTCAGCCTACTGCAGTGGGACGCGGTCGAGATGCTGGCGAGCAAGGCGAAGGTGATCCACACCGCGGGAGACGACGACCAGGCAATCTACCGGTGGTCCGGGGCAGACGTGGAGAAGTTCATCAACCTCCCAGGATCGTCGAAGATCCTGGACGTCAGCTACAGGATCCCGAACTCGGTGCACAAGCTGGCCGACTCGATCTCCAGGCAGATCACCAAGCGCAGGCCAAAGACCTGGTTCCCGAGGGCGGAGGTCGGGTCCGTCAACTGGTTCAGCAGCATCGGGGAGGTGGACCTGTCAAGTGGGACGTGGCTCCTCCTCGCCAGGAACGGGTACATGCTCGACGAACTCGAGGACTCCTGCCTTAGCCAGGGGTTCTCGTTCACGTCGGTCAACCGCGACCCGCTGAAGAGTCCCGCGCTAGAGGCCATCAGGATCTGGGAGAACCTCAGGCGAGGCAAGGAGGAGTCTTCCGAGAAGGTCCTGGAAGCCTTCAAGTTCCTCCCGACCTACCTGACCTCGGCAGTCCTGGTCAAGAAGCTCAAGGCAGACGAGTCGGACCGGATGTACGCGATGCCGGAACTCAGGCAACTCGGGCTGAGGACCGACGAGATCTGGCACAAGGCACTGGCAAAGATCTCGGACAAGGAGCGCGACTTCTTCATCGCCGCCAGGAAGAGGGGCGAGCCACTCCTCAAGGCTCCCCGCATAAGGATCAGCACCATACACTCCGTGAAGGGCGGGCAGGCGGACCACGTCTTGCTCATGTCCGACATGTCGCACAGGACCTTCCTAAATTACCAGAGCAACCCGGACGACGAACTACGAGTGTGGTACGTGGCCTCGACGAGGTGCCGGATTTCGCTTAACATCATCATGCCGAGGACCAACCTGAGTTTCGAATTCTAGGAGGTAAGTCGTGGAAGCACCAGGAGAATTCCCATTCAAGACGCAGCCATATAAGCATCAGCTAGATGCCTGGAGGATTTGCAAGGATAGGGAAGCGTACGCCCTGTTCATGGAGATGGGCTGCGTCGACGGCGACTCGACGATTTCCTTGAACTGGTTTGGAAATTCCAGCAACAAGACGCTGAGGGAATTGCACGATCGAGGAGTGCAGCCAAGGAGGCAAGTTAGGTCTGGCAGGTGCGCCGCAACTCGGTCATTCGTCGAAGGCTCATTTCGACTAAACGAGATCCTCTCAATAGCGGACGTTGGTCAGAAGGAGTCGGTCACCCTGACGCTAGCTTCCGGGAGAACGATCGCGGTAACCCCCGAACACGAAATCCTTACCACGGAAGGTTGGGCGTGTGCCGCAGCAATCCCCATTGGCGCAGAAATACTAACGAACATCTCAAAAGAAGAATGGGACGAGCGAAAACGTTCCATAAGAATTCCGCCAATTCCCCCGTGCGCCTTGTGCGGAAACCCAGACAGCATCAGGACGAGGAAGTCGAAGTATTTCGGGTGGTGCAGATCCTGCACGATGATGTACGTGTCGAAGAACTCGGAAGGTTGGACAATCGACAAGGATGGGTACATCAGGGTTGGCGGACACAAGGATCATCCCCGTTGTTCAACTTCAGGACAAGTCCTCGAACACATACTCGTGATGGAGAAGAAGTTAGGGAGATACCTTGCGCCAGACGAGCGAGTACACCACCATGATAGGAACCCGAAGAACAACGAACCTGAAAACCTAGAACTTCGAACTGCTGCAACCCACCACGAGGACCACGAATGGTTCAAGAACCTGAGGCAAGACGTTTTTACCCCAGTTCCTGACACGCTGAAGGCTGCTAAATCAGGAGGCAAGCGCCAGATGTACGACCTCATGATGAGGTCCCCAAACAACAGCTTCATCGCCAACGGGATCGTGGTCCACAACTGTGGCAAGAGCAAGGTCATCTGCGACAACGCTGCCTACCTCCACATGGACAACAAGATCAAGGGCCAGGTGGTCGTCGCACCCAAGGGGGTGTACATGAACTGGGTAGAGAACGAGTTGCCGGCCCACATGTCCGAGGCCATCAAGCACGGGGTTGCCTACTGGTCGTCCACGGCCTCGAAGGACGAGAAGGCCGCAATCAAGAAACTCTACCAAGAAGGCGATTTCTTGCGGACCCTGGTCGTCAACGTGGAGGCGCTGAACACCGAGAGGGCCGCGAACGAGGTCGTCAACTTCATGCAAAAGTTCCCGAGCATGATCACCGTGGACGAGTCGACGACCATCAAGAACCCCGACGCCAAGCGGACCAAGATCCTCATCAACGTCGGCAAGTACGCGAAGTACCGGAGGATCTGCACCGGGAACCCGATCCCAAACGGCCCGCTCGACCTGTACAGCCAGGCGGAATTCCTGAAGCAAAACCAGCTGGGGTTCGCCAACTACTACGCCTTCAGGAACAGGTTCGCGGTGATGCAGGACCAGAAGCTCGGGAGCCGGTCGTTCAAGAAGGTCGTCGGGTACAGGGAGCAGGACCTCCTCAAAAGGCTGATGAGGCAGTTCTCCTACATCATCAAGAAGGAGGACTGCCTCGACCTACCTCCCAAGGTCTACCAGGTCGTCGACGTCTCGATGGGCCCCAGGCAGGCCGAGGCCTATAACAAGATGGTCGAGGACGCGTATGTCCTGCTGAAGGACGGCTCCCAGGTAACGGCGCAGATGGTGATCACGCAACTCCTCAGGCTTCACCAGATCTCGTGCGGCTTCCTGAGGCCGGACGGGATGCCCGAGGTCCCGTTCGACGAGCCAAACGAGAGGATGGAGGCGCTGCTCAACCTCCTCGACCAGGCCCCGGGCAAGGTCATCGTCTGGGCCAACTACAGGTACAACATCAGGCAGATAGTCGCCGGGATCAGCGAGAAGTACGGGAAAGGGACGGTCGTCGAGTACTACGGCGACACCAGCGACGACGATCGCCGGGATGCTAAGAGGAGTTTCCAGGACCCGGGGTCTCCCGTGAAGTACATGGTCTCGAACCCAGACACAGGCAAGTGGGGGAACACCTGGACACAGGCAACGACGGTCGTCTACTACTCCAACAGCTACAACCTCGAGGCGAGGGAGCAGTCCGAGGACAGGGCCCACAGGATAGGGCAGGTCGGGGCCGTGCACGCGGAAGGGTGCGAGCCGTCCGTGTTGTACGTGGACCTGAAAGCCAGGGGGACGGTCGACGAGCGGATCATCCGCGTCCTAAAGAACAAGAAAAAGCTCACGGACGAGATTGTCACGTCCAATTGGAGGTGGTTGATTGGCGAGGCCGCCTAGGACAACTGGTCATCCACTCGGTTCCGGAAGAGTTGGTTGGTGAAACCAACAAATTGACCGAGTAATATCCCATAGCCAAATTTTGACGGTTTTGGTCTGTCCGAGCCTCGTCGCCCTCGTTTCCTTGTGAAGGAACTTGGGCGACGGTGCTCGTCGACCCAGGCCTATGGGTGCAGGTTGACCGTGATGCTGGACGATGCCCCGCCGGTGTCCTTGGCCGTGATCGTGTCGCTGGAGTTGGCGGTGATCGTCGCCGGAGCAGTATAGAGCCCGGTCTGGTCGATCGTCCCCGTTCCCTGCACGGACCAGGTGAGCGTGTCCGTGACGGTGTTGCCACTGTTGTCGGTGATGGTCGCGGTGAACTGCTGCGTCCCAGCTGGTCCGAGCGACACGCCGAAGGGGGCGAGCGCTATCCGGTTCCCGGCCGTGACGGAGGTGGTGGTCTGGCTGTTGCCCCACTGGTCGCTCACGGTGCAGGTGTTGTTGCTGCCCCCTGAAACGCTGTGGACGCTCGCGGTGCAGGAAGCCCACGTGGTTCCCATGAGCGTGGTCATGGCGTCGAAGATTGCCTGGACCTGGGTCGCGTCCATGGCCTTCGGCGTCACGCCATGGTGGGCACGAGCCGTAGTTGTTGTGGGGTGTTCCATCACTTTTCCTTCTTCCATACTTGTTCTCCTTTTCTTCTATTCGGTTATCGAACCGCCCCGCCTGCTGCGGGTTCCTCGCTCGCGCGAACCAGCTCTCGCCGATTTTCCGCGAGCTTCCAGCTTCCCTGCAACTTGTGGATGCGGGCAAAGTAGCTCAGCGTCGCGTTTCGGGCAATGTTTATCTGCGCCGACATGGCGCGCTCCTGCGTGTCGAGGTCGGCGAGCGCGCCGATGGCCGCGTCGTCGAGTGGGTAAGAGTCAGTTTCTGCTGTGGTTGTTACTTCTTCTTCTTGTTTCATGGTTTTCCTTTACGTTAGTTTCCTGCTCAAATCAGTCAAGCTTCCATGCGCCAGCAGGTGGCGCAGAATTCGGGTCAAGGATCTGGTCGGCGCGGGCCTGCGTGATGAGCCCGACCTGCGCCTCGAAGTTCACAGCGTCGATGACGTTCTGGTGGGTGATGTTGATGGCGTCGTTGGCGATCATCGACGTGTTGATGGTGTTCATCCTTTCGAGGTCCTTTTTCTTGACGAGGTAGTTCACGTAGTTGTCCACCATCATCAATTCGTCCAGCATATAGCGGGCGCGGAAATGCTGCGTCGAGAACGTGGTCTTGGCCGGGACCGGTTCGGGCGGCGGCAATTTCGGCGGCGTGAAGGTGGTCCCGTCGTAGGCCCACCCGATGCCGGGCATCGGGTCCATGCCCGTGATGTCCACCGACCCCGGGTACCACTTGTCCATGAAGGCCTGGTCAGCAACTACGACGTTGGCGACGATGCCGTCTTCTACTACTGCGTGTGTCTGTTCCATAGTTATCTCTTCTCAGAAAAAACGTGCTCGGTGGCAACCCACTGCGACCAGCGAAATGGCGTAGGGAAGTACGACATGGCTGTGGCAACGGCCTTCGCCTCCGCCTCGCTGTATCGCTTCGCCTTCAGCGGGTCGGTCGTAAGCCACCCTCCCTCTCCTTTTGGGGGACCGGCCCACCACCCGTCAAACTTTCCCCCAGGCTTGGATTCGACGAACCAACAGGCGTCGTTTGCGTGTCCCATGTTCTCCCCGCCTATTCGAACCACGTGACGATGCAGATGCCGGAACCGCCAACACCGCCCTGGTACTGGTAAGAACCGCCACCACCGCCGCCGGAATTTGCAGCGGCTGGTGCAGGGATTCCGCCTCCCCCATTGCCGGGCGCTCCCCCGTTCGACCCTGATCCTGGACCGCCGCCCTGTGACCCCGGAATGCTTCCACCACCGCCACCGCCGCCATACCCGTACAGCCCGGGGCCGCCATTGCCTCCCTGATAAAAGGAGCTCGAAGCACTCATATAGAACATCACTCCCATTTCACCCGCGCCGCCTGCACCGCCACCGCCACCATACCCGAAATAACTGTAGCCACCACCGGAACCTAAAGGTCCTCCCGAAGCACCACCGCTGGCACCGGCAGAACCAGCCCCTCCGGCGGCGCTCAGCAGTCCGCCAAAACTGGAAGTACCACCGCCGGCCTGAGCACCGCCACCGCCACCGACGGTCACGGCAACAGCGGCAGTCACCTGGACCGTCCTCAACATGACGGCGCCACCGCCGCCCCCGCCACCGCTGTTGGCCCCGCCACCGCCACCGCCCACCAGCAGGACCGTGACCCAACCACCAGCCGCGAGCAATGCGGCAGACGGAGTGAAGGTGCCGGACCCGTTAAAGACTTGCTGCGGATTCTTGGGAGCGCCGCCAGCTGCCAGCGGCGTACCGTTTACTCGGTAAGCGCCGGTGATGTTCACGTCACCAGCTACGTTCAACGGATAAGTCGTCGCAGCGCCATTGATGGCAACGTAGCCATTACCGTTATTGAACGTAATCGGACGAAGACTGTTCCACGATCCGTAAGGGTCGCCTGAGGCTGTCAACAGCAAGTATGTGCTGCTTCCGTCATTCCTCCAGAAGGACGAGATGGACGAGCTGAACATTCGAAACTGACCGAAACCGCCGCTGGTCATTAAGCCGACCACTTCGCCGCTGAATCGACCTGTGCCGACAACATCGAGCGCATCGCCGGGCGTGATGGTGCCAATTCCTACGAAGCCATTCGATGCCTGGAGAACTACTGCCGGAGCTGGCGTGCCTGCTGTTCCGACCTTGAGCCACATGTTGCCGCTGCCGTCCGTACCGATGCCGGACCAGTTGACGGAGCTGAAATTGTAAAGCTGAATGTTGGCATCGGTGACGGCTGGCGCTGTCATGCCACCGGAAGCCGTCCCAAGTAAATTTCCCTTAGCGACGGTATTCAACGCGCCTGTCAGGTGAATATTGCCTATGACATCCAGTGCGGATCCAGGAGTAGCAGTACCTATACCGACCATGCCGGAACTGGACGTGATCGAAGCCGTCCAGCTCCCGGCGCCGTAGTCGTACATGGTCCAGCTTCCGCCGGGTGCCGGATTCAGTGCCAAGCTGTTGCCTCCGCTGCCCTGCACCACGAACGCCGTTCCCCCTGCTGATTTGACGACCAGCCCCGTAGTCATCGACACTGACGGTGGTGAACCGCCAGGCAAAGCGGTGCCGATCCCGACCAGGCCGGCAGAAGTTATCGTGACCGCAAGCGTGCCAGCCCTGATGTTGTCCCAATTACCACCGTTCGAGATCTTCAACTTGAAGGCGTCGCCTGTGTCAACACCTATGTTCCAGACGGTCTGTGCCTGTACCCGGAACGCCAGGATTGGATTGTAGGACGTCTGGTTCGGTACGTCGATGGCGAGGATGCTGTCAGCCGTGCTGGAGAGAACGTGCAGGGGCTGCAGGGGAGCAGTAATGCCTATGCCGACGTTGCCAGCAGAAGTTATCACAGCTTTAATGGTTCCGGCAAACTGAAAATTGATCGCAGCCAGGGTGGTGACTGACGGCGCGCTGCCAATCGCCATGTTTGTGATTGTCAGCGCCGGAGCGCCTACCTGAGTGGCCAGAAGCTCAACCGCGGAACCCCTGGCATCGAGGTTGAGGTAGCTGTTGTTGGCAGGATCGGGCTGATTAAAGATCTGCACCGCCCCATAGCCACCGGTGAAACTGTCGCTCTGTAGGCCGGCCAGCACCTTCAATATCGTCTGCGTGGCGCTGGCTCCGGTCGCCTGCATTTTCAGGGAACCCTGAGCCGTGATCGGTGACGTATTTGTGAGCACGATCGGCGTATTCGTGTTGGCAAAATTCAGCGTGCCAAGGTTGTTCAGGTTGTGGGTCGCTGCATCGATGTCCTGCGCCCACGGCGTCTGCGACCCGGTGACCGGAACCCCGTTGATGCGGAAAGCCCCGGTGCAGTTCACGTCGCCGGCCACGTCGAGCTTGTACGCAGGGGAGGTTGTGCCAATGCCAACGTTGCCGCTGTCCACGACCGTCAGGAGATCCGTCACCGTGCTGACATTTTGCTTTGAGATCGCCAACCGCCACCCAGAATTGTCGGTGCCAAAGACCAGCCGGTTCGAGATCGGGGACGCGCCGCCCGTCGCCATGTAGAGGCTGCCGACCTGGCCCGCAGGATTCCCAGCATAGACTCCTGTCGATCCGTGGACGGTGCCAACCACGTCTAGTGCATACCCAGGAGTCTGTGTTCCGATGCCAACACTGCCGCCCATGAGGTACAGGCCGGAAGTGGCAAACGTCATCGGCGTATACCCCGATTGAGCTGAGTTCACGGACTCCAAGATGATGCCAGCGGCAGTGTATCCAAAAGAGGCTGCATCACCGCGGAAATTGAGCATGCGATCCGCGCCCGCGCTAACAACCAGCGGATATGTAGGAGCGGAGCCAATACCCACGTAACCGTTGCTCGAAAGAACCATCTGCGGGGTGCCTGTATTCGGGTCGATGCCGGCCCCGAACGTGAGCTGGTTGTTGTTCACCCCGATGCCATAAGCCGTTGCACCGGTGAGGTACGTGGCAACCTTGACCGGGGCCAGGTTTGTGCCACACCCGATGACAGGGCTGGTGGCGCTGGTGGCCGAGATCTGGCCCGACACTGTCAGCGCACAAGTTGGCGTAGCGCCGATTCCTACGCTACCGGCGAAATAGGACGGCGCTGTTGCGCCCTGCATAATCGCCCAATTACCGGGTCCGGCAGGTGGGGCGACGATGTACAGGCCATAGTTGGTGGTGGCGCCGGAGGCGTTGGCGTACAGTGCGACATTGAGCGTTGCGCCAGAACCAATCGCCTGCCCCAACAGGGCATAGTTACTGCCCGTGGTGGCTTGGGTCGTGGTGTTGATGCAGGAACCCGTAGTGGTCGAACCGAAGACACTGTTGCCGCTCACCGACAGCGCGCCGCCGGAATCCGGTGCGCTGATGGTGACGTTGCCCGCCGCGCTGACCTGAAGTCTGGTTGTGGCGTTAGAACCACTGGAAAGATTAACCACGCTTGCACCAGCCCAAACCGTGACGCCGCCGTTGTAGCTGATGAGTTGCAGTGTGTCATCGCACCATACGTCTCCAAGTCCTGCCTGCTGCCAGGTCATTCCCAAGTGCCTGCCTGCCGGGCTGGTGGTGATAAAGCCATACCCATAAGAGGCGTTGCTGACCCCGACACTATTAGATGAAGTAATTGCGGCAGTTGAATTGATTCCGCCACCTGCAACCGTCACGCTGTTGAAGGTGGCGTCACCGGCCCCGGTGATCTTTGCGCTGCCGCTGTTCGTGCCGAACGCGGGGCTAGCTCCCGTGCTGGTAGCGTTGTACCAGACGGCGTTGAAAGTACCGTTCGCATTTAAGTAGGCGCCGGCGTTGCCGATATTCACCTGGCCGCCCGAGCGCATCAGCTTCAGGGTGCCGAAGGTGGAGCCGGTGGTGTTGGCGATCTCCATGGCGGACCGCAGCATCGCACCGTCGTAGTATCCGAAAACGTTGGTAGCCCCGGCGCTTCCGTCACCGGGCATAAAATTGACCGAGTTACCGGCCTTACCGCTTAGTGTTACCCCGGCCAGGAATTCCCCTGTCGCGGCCTGATTGGGATTTATCAGCAGGTGTGAAGTGCCGCCGAATCCTACGTAAAAAACACTGCTGATATACCCCCCACCCGTCACGTCCAAGGCGCCCGCAGGAGCAGCCGAGCTGCCGAGCTTCAGCCAACCCTGGCTGACGTCGAAGCAAAGGTACGTGTTGCCGTTGCCGAGGTACGAATAGATGTAGGTACCCGTGTGGTACCAGCAGGCGTTGGACGAGCCACATATCAGCCCCGCGCTGGACGTGACATAGGAAAGGTTGTTGGGCTGAATCCCGACAACCAGGTTTTGTCCGGATGAACTGACGAACTGCGCGGCGGCCCAATTCGTGGTGTTGGACTGTGTCACCGAGATTTGGAAATTAGGCTGCGAAACGTCTACAAAAGCAGTGGCATTTCCGGCAAGAGACGTATAGAAGGCCCCGCTTGACTTGATCGAGGACTTCGTCGTCCCGGAAAACTGAAAGTTGATCTGGTTCAGTCCACTGCTGCTGTCTCCGCCAATGTTCAGCGTGGTGAGGAGTGTCGCCGGGGTACCGTTTGTTGTGCACAGGAGTGAGGCAACAGCGCCCGACGTGTACAAAAAAAGATGCGCACTGTTGGTCCAGTCTGGCCCGTTGCAGGCACGGACGCCGGCATAGTACCCGGCACCTCCCGGAGTCACAAACAGGTTGCTGGCGGTATTGGCAGTATTGGTGATGTTCACATATCCAACAAATGTCGCGCCACCCGCCGTGACCGTGCCTACGTTGCTGAGGTTGTGACCGGCTGCATCGATGTTCTGCGTCCACGGAGTCTGGCCGCCGGACGCCTGTATCGCCACGCCATTGATGCGGAAAACGCCGCTGACGTTCGCGTCGCCGTTCACGTCGAGGGCGTAGGCCGGGGAGGTTTTGCCGATCCCTACGAAGCCTGTCCAGTCCGCTTCGATGGCCAGCGTGGTAACACCCGCACCGGTAGAAACGAAAACATCAAATCTTCGCCCTTGGTTCCCATCTCGGGTCCAGCGCAGAAAACCATAACCAAAACCAGCCCCACCCATCGAGACGTCAGCGAAGTTGATGTAGTTGTTCGTGCTTCCGGAAGCAGACAAAAGCAGTAGCGAAGGATTCACCGCGCTGCTGAACAGGCTGGCCTGCCCGCTCACGGTCAGCGGAACGCCGGAATCGGGAGCGTTGATGGTCACGTTGCCTGCGGCACTGATGACCAGGCGGCTGGCTGCGCCTGTCCCTGATGCAACGGATAGTCCGGCAGGACAGCTCAGGACCCCCGAACTCCCCGAAGTCTGGTATAGCTGCATGGTCGCGGTTGATGTCGCCAGGTACAGGCCTGCGTACGATGTGCCATCCGGCTGATTCACGATCAGTCCCCAACTTTGACCAGCCACCAAATTGGCGTACATTGCTGTGTTGGTGTTGATGGTGCCGACGACGTTGAGAGCATTGCCGGAATCCGGCGCATTGATGGTTACTGTACCCGCAGAATTGATCGTCAACCGCTGCTTGCCGTTCGTCGTAACCAGGGCAATAAAATTGCCGTTGATATCTGCTTCACCGTTCGCGGGATCAAGGCGAAGATAGGGACTGTAAGCGCCCTTGGTCTGGACGATAATCTGGTCGTAGTTGTTGAGGCCGATGTAGGCATCTCCTGCTGTCCCGGTCCCTCCGGGAATCGTGAAGTGGACGCCGGCAATATCGCTGTACGAGTTGCTGCTCTGGTTCACCGTGAACCCATAACTGGTTCCCGCTCCAATAGAAGTCGTGACGCTGCTGGCCCCTGTCAGGCTGAATCCGGCTGCATTAATGTTCTGCAGCCACGGAGTCTGCGCCGTGCTGCCGGTGGTGCCAATTGGAGTGCCGTTCACCCGGAACGTGCCGGTAACGTTCACATCGCCGGAGACATCCACCGAGTAGGCGGGCGCGGTTTTACCTATCCCTAACTGAGCACTGGTCGTCAGCACCATCTGCGGAACGCCCACGTTGGGGTCGATGGCCGCCCCAAACGTAAGCTGGCTGGCGGCGACACCGATACCGTAAGCAGCACCACTGCCCGACCAGGTGGCTATTTTAACTGGAGCCGCGTTGGTCCCGCACGCGATCACAGGACTGATTGTGCTGGTGGCTGAAATCTGTCCCGCTACAGTCAAAGCCACGCCTGAATCCGGGGCATTGATCGTGACCTGCCCTGCCGGGCCAATGACCATCCGGTTAAGGCCGCTGCCACCAGTTGCAAGGTTTATAGCAAAAGCACTCTCAGTTCGGAGGTAGAGGGGACCGGCAAGGCTCTGCACGTAGCCGCCACCTGCGCCTGCCATGTTGAGCACGCTGTACGTGTAACCGTCTTGCTGGTTGATCTGCACAGAGCCAGTGGCATCGACCACCAGTCTGCTGCTGTTGTTTGTGATGAGGCACATCGGGTGAGCCGACTGCGCTCCCACATAAACGGGTCCGGCGTCGATGGCCTGAAGTTTGGCGTACACATCGTTCTTGCTCTTGATCAGGATCATCGGGTTTGGCGACGCGCTGGAGGCTGCGATGTTGGCGCCGGCTGCGCCCGCCTGTAACTGATCCGCGTCGCCTACCCGCAGTACTCCTTTCAAATACGTGTCGCCAGCCGCCGTCAAACCGTAGCCGGAATCCGGGGGATTGATGTTGACGTTGCCGGCAGAGTTGATATACAGGCGCAAAAGGCTGTTGGTCTTCAGGTTTACGCCACCAGCGCCCACAGCGGTTAACGCGACACTGGCTGCATCTGTCGTCATCGACCCACCGCCAGTGGTCCCCACAAGAGGACTATTGACGCTGTGGAACGTGGCATCACCCGCGCCGGTGATGGTGGCGGCGTTCGAGGGCGTATTAAAGCAGAGGTTCCCACCGGGATTGGTAGCGACGAAGTTGGCGCCTGTTATGGTGCCGTTAGACGCGGCTATTGCCGTGCCTACGATGGTCCCGTCACTGAGGACGTGGAAGTTGTTGTTCGAGTTCTGGAACGTGTTGTGGACCGCGCCGGTGGCGTCTCCTATGAAAGCGCCGTTGCCGGTGATGCTGACCCCGTACCCTGCGAGGCCGGCCACCGTCAGCGCAGTGCCGGAATCCGGGGCGTTGATCTGCACGTTACCTGCGGAATTGACGATTACACGATTGGCGCTGCTGGCCCCGGTCTGGACATAAACACTGCCAGCGGCTGCCGGAATCAGTACGACGTTGTTGATGTCGACGTTGACAGCTGCTCCCCCGGAAGCAAAAAGGGTGACCGGTGTCCCGTAGCTGCCTATGGAGCAAACCCCGCTTGTGCCAGGATTGATGGACATCTCGAATCCCTGCCCTGTCGAATTGATCAAGTACAACCCGGCACGGTTGGATGCGCTCGTCTGCTGGATCTGAAGCTGGTAGTACTGGGTTGTAGGATCGTAAGTTAAGACTCCGGGTCCGGCCGTCGTTATGGCACCAGTCGAACTAATCGACGCCTTGGTCACTTGCTGAAACACGAAGTTGACAGCGGTCAGGGCCGGGTGATCCCAACTGCCAATAACCAGGGTAGTGGCTGGATTCGTTGGCACACCAGTTCTTCGCGCCAGCAGGCCCAAAGGACTCGTATAGCCAGAAATGGAAACATAGTCACTGTTGGCGGGGTCAGAATCGACAAAGAACATCATGCCCGATCCTCCGCCACCGGAAGACTTGTAAAGGCGCAGAATGGCGTCGTTGGCGTCCGTTCTCTGGAAGTCAAAGTAGGCGCCCGCAGTACCAAACACCCGAAAATTATCGACCGTCACAGCGTGGGCAGCCCCTGCGCCCGGAATTATGACGCTGCCCAAGTTGTTCAGGCTGTAGGTATTCGCGTCGATGTTCTGCAACCACGGTGTCTGGTTCCCGGCAGCAGCCCCGGACCCAACTATCTGCCAGGCGCTACCGCCGAGCGAGTACATCAGGTGGTTCAGCGCCTTATCGTAGTAGATCGAGGCATTCCCAGACGTGGGCAAGGGACCAGCCGAGTCATGTCCCCCGAGGTGGAACGCGCCCGAGCAGTTCACGTCGCCGTTCACGTCCAAGGTGTAGGCTGGCGTGGTGATGCCAACGCCTAGGAGTCCGCCGGACGTGAGGACCATCTGCGGGGTGCCCGAATTCGGATCGATCTGGGCCCCGAAAGTAAGTTGGCTAGGCATGACGCCCACGCCATAGGCGTTGGCTCCGCCGGCATTGTAGGTGGCAATCCTTATGGGTGCCAGGGCAGTTGCACAGGAGATGGCGGGGTTGGCCGAGTTCGGTATGCTGATGTTGCTGATCGTGGCGTTGCCGCTAACAGTCAAGGTGTTGCCGGAGTCCGGCGCACCGATGTTGACGTTCCCTGCGGAAGTAACGACAAGGCGGGTAGTTAGCGAACTTCCGGTTTGTAGGTAGATTCCCCCCAATGGGGCTTTAGCGACCACGTTCGTGCCGGAGTAGATGTCGAGCTCGGTCGAGGACTGCACCAGGGGCGTCGTTACACTGTGGAAGATAGCGTCGCCTGCGCCAGTGATGGTGGCGGAGTTGGACGGGGTCGAGAAGCAAATGGCTGAGCCGGTGTTCGTGGCAGCGTAGTTACTGCTAGTCACGCCAGCGGTCGCGTTCAACGGGCCCTCAACCTTTACGGTTGTCCAGAAATCCGCCGTGCCCTGGAACTGGGTGTTGCCGGTGGCCGTGTCCACCTGGAGAAAATTCTTCCACGCGGTGACCTGCGCAGCAGGCGTGCCTGCAGCAGCTACGTAGAAGGCCACCGACCCGGGGGAATCGCTGAAGCTGCTGATCCTAAACGCATCGGCGTTGATGCGGTACGCCCAATAGCCGGAAGCAACGTTCCAGTCAGCGTTCATGGTGATGCCGCCCGCCGGACTACCGGCCACGGTCCCAACGCCCGCCGCTACCCGGCCAGACCTCACGCTGTTGAACACGGCATCCCCGGCACCCGTGATGGCTGCAGCGTTAAGTGGCGTGGAAAAGGCGATGCCGGAACCACCGACGCCGGAACTGATCGATCCATCGACAGTTAACGATACCCCGCCAGAATCTGGGGCAAGCACCTCCACCATTCCCGTAGAATTCACGATGACTCGACTCTTCTTGTTGGTGTCCAGGGTGATGGATCCGTTTGGGTCGTCCGCGGCCAGCAACATGCCCTGGCCCATCCAAAGCGAGCTGGAGGCACTGCCAGCGATGCTGTTGAGGTTGTTCAGGTTGTACGCGGCAGCATCGATGTCCTGCATCCACGGGGTCTGGCCAACCGACGATGCCGACCCACCATCGACGGCCGTACCAGTGGAGTCGTAGACCAGGACGTGCCCCGACGTGAAGGATCCGGCAGCCATCTGGAACTTGATGCCGTTTCCTAGCCTGTCGCCGGTGATTACCTGGTCGAAGTTTACCGTGCCCCTGTTTGCCATGTCATTCGCTCCACGTCACGATCACTATGCCGGAACCACCATTGCCACCGTAACCCGAGACACCAAGACCTCCACCGCCACCTCCCGAGTTTGCTACCGCATTTATCGTAGTTTGGGCGCTTCCGCCACCGGGACCGCCCAGACTGTGGTAGCTGTAGGTATTTCCCGACGTGCCACCAAAGCCGCCACCACCACCATACCCATCAATGCCCGGACCACCGCATCCCCCAGCTACATTCCCTCCTGGGGCGACCGTGGCTGGTCCGGCCGGGCCGCCTGCTCCCGCGCCACCGCTGTAGTTGGCACCCGGAGTCACGAACGGGCTATTTCCGCTGTTTCCCCCAAGACCTGTTTGAACATTCACACCGCCGGCCCCGGGACCGCCGCCCGTCACCGACAAACTGCCGAATGAGGTCGTACCTCCCGCAGCACCAGCCGCATAATATCCGCCAGCTCCACCACCGCCAACAGTAACAGCTGTGGCCCCATTAACCGTGGTCCAGCGTTTCAGCACACCACCACCACCCCCACCACCTCCGTAAACTCCGCCATTAACCGCGTTGGGGGCGCCACCACCACCGCCACCACCCACCATGAAAACGAAGACGGTCCCGCCGGCCGCGAGCAGCGCCGCAGAAGGGGTAAACGTGCCAGAAGCCGTAAACACCTGTTGAAAAGTTTTCCCAGCACCGCCACCGGTAACTATCGGTGTACCGTTCACGCGGTAAGCACCAGTCACGTTCACGTCGCCCGTTACATCTACGGCATAGGCCGGTTGCTTGGAGCCGCCAATTCCACAAAGACCTCCGGCAGGCTGAAGCAAAAGCAGCCCACCCGACGGACCACCAGCAGTTGCCTGGATAACGCCACTCCAGTTCGGGACCGCTGCAAAGCCTAGCTGTAAACGATAAGCGACGTTGTTGCTCTGTTCCCCGATCGCGAACTGGTTTGCTGTTGCCAGTGTGGTTTGATTTGGGGCGATGATCGAGACCACCTCGTTTGGGGCAGTTGTCCCAAAGCCCGCATTACCATTAGTGAGAAATGTCAGCCAGTTTGGGGTAAATGCTCCCGTGGTACCTGCCCCAATGCCGAAGCTGCTCGATGATTGCCCGTGCCCAATACCAGCGACCGTGGTTCCGGCCCGAATAAAAGCAAGGTGCGAACCAACGTGCCCCGTCGTCTCGCGCGTGATGTTCACCGCCGCGTATGCGCCGCCGTCTATGTTTCCGTTGGCCCCGACGTTCAACGCCGGTATGCCGGAGCCGGTCAATACGCGAGCATTGCCAGCCACATCCAGGGATGCCGAAGGACTAACACCATTTATTCCAACTGCACCCGGAACAAGAATCATGGTAGCGGTCAGGGGCGCGATCGCTCCCGCCGAGCCGCCCGGGCAGGTATACAAATTGATGACGTTGTTACTGGCCCCGGTTGACGCCCAAAACATCATCGCTGGACCGGCCGCGCGATAAACCCAATTGGACCCGTTGTAGTAGAGGTTGATCCCGAGCGAATTCTGCAGACCACACTCGAAGCCAGCGGTTCCGTAGGCGGCGTTGAACGAGCGGACGTAGCCGGTCGCGTGGACGTCGCCTGTCACATCAAGTGGGTACCCTGGCGCAGCATTACCGATGCCAACGTTGCCTACACTGGTAATCACGGCCCTGGTCATTGCATTGAACGTGAAATCGATCTCCGCCAACGCACTACCAGAACCACCGATCTGAAATTTCGTGATCGGGGCAGCAGGAGTACCGTAGGAGTTCGTCAGCAAGGAAGCAATGCCGCTGTTGCTGGACTGGATCACCATCACGCCGGCATTGGTCGCGTCCGTCGAGTTCCCGAGGGTAATGTTGGAGTATCCAGTGCTAACCGTATCACCACTATACAGATAAAAGGAAGTATAGCTGGCGCCATGTCCCATGACATACAAGGTGGGATAGGTGGCCGACGCCTGCCACATCCTGGTCCCGGCAGATGCGCTGCTGCCTTGCTGCACAGTAATCGACGGGACATTGTTCAAGTTAAAGTTGTTCGCGTTGATGTTCGAGGTCCAGGGGGTTTGGGGTGCGCCGCCGGTGCCGATGGCCGTCCCGTTGACCCTGAAGGTGCCGGTGATGTTGCAGTCCCCGGCGACGTCGAGCGCGTATGCAGGCGTGCTGGTCCTGATGCCGACTCCCGTGGCCGTGATGTACGCCCCCAGGACCGCGCCGCTGCCGTCCCCGCTGAGGAGCCCGAGCTGCAGCGCGCCGTACCCCGCTGCCGTGCCACCGCTCCCAAAGATCCTGCTTACCGGGGTAGCGCCCCCTGTGTAGCAGTCCACGTAGAGGGTGTTGACGAACGACGTGGTGTACGCGCCAACCTTGATGTTGCCGAACAAAGCCGCCCCCGCACCGGTGATGGCGGCCGTGTTCGAGGGAGTCGAGAAGGCGAGCACGGAGCCGGTCGCCTTGCTGTAGAATGCCCCGTTCGACAGCACCGACGCCTGAGCCACGCCGGCAAATATGAAGTCGATCCCCGTGATCTTTCCCTGGTTAGTTTCGCCAATCTCCATCCTGCTAATCGGGTTGGTGGGCGTGCCTGAGTGGATCACGTAGAGGCCCGCGTCCGAACCACCCTCGCTGCCGGCAAACATGGCGAGGCTCGAGCAGTTGTTCGGGTCCACTCCGTTGTAGGCGAATATCTGCGCCCCATATCCGTTGGACGACGGGAACACCGACGCGTTGCCCCAGTTGTTTGCCGCGGCAGGCTTGATCGTCAGGCTGCCACCACTGAGGGCCCCACCAGTCGAAAGCGACGTGGCCACGATGCTCCCATTGTTGAGGACGCGGAAGGCGTTGTCCGAGTTCTGGAAAGTGTTGTGAGTTGCCCCTGTTGAATCCCCGATGAATGCCCCGTTGCCAGTGACGCTGACGCCGTAGCCACCAAGGCCGGCAACCGTTAGGGGAACCCCTGAGTCCGGTGCGCCGACGACCACGTTGCCAGCATTGCCTACGGTGAACCGGTTCGCGTTGCCACTGTTGCCGCTGGTCTGAACGTTGAAGGTCGTGCTCGCGTAGAAGTTGATCGCGCCGCCATAGCCCAGCAGCCAGAAATCATGGGTGCTGCAAACAACCGAGCCATAGCCATACTGAGACCACTGCAACGCAAGCGAATTTCCGCTCCCATCATAAACGCTTATACCAGGATAAGTGGAAGTGTCGGGAGCACGAACAACCAAGCCATACTGAGGACCCCCGGAAGGCGTGGTCGACTGAACCTGCCCATTGACAGTCAAGGGAATCCCGGAATCTGGCTTGTTGATGGTGACGTTGCCGGCATTGCTGACCACCACGCGGGCCAGCAAAGAACTCCCAGTCTGGAGTTGAACATACGAATTAGGACACTGTATCGCGAGCGTGCTCGTCTGCGCGCCCAAGGTGAGCCCGGCCCCAAACACCTGCAAGGTGTCGTCGCACCAGACATCCCCGAGACCCGCCTGCTGCCAGTACATGCCCATTCGTTTGCTAGTGCCGCCGTAGTAGAGCTGCACCATCGGTATCGCGGTGGAATCTGCCGGGGTAATCGTCATCCCCGTCTGCTGCCCCGAAGGAACATTGATCAGCAAATTCTTGGTCGTGACGGTGTTGAACAGGGAATCTCCCTGACCATTGATGTAGGCAGTATTGCCGTTGGTTTCGAAGGCAAGGTTTGTGCCGCTGGCCCCGCTCAAGAACGTGCCCACAGGAAGGATCGAGGCCATCGGCGTGTTGGCCCCGAACACGAAGTCGATCCCCGTGATGCCTGCCCCAGTGGCCGGCGTGTAGTTGCCTATCGAAAGTCGGGTGATGTGGGCTGCCGAAGCAGAGCTCGCGTAGACCAGCAATCCCGCCGTTCCAGGACTATCACTCTTCGAAGTCAAGAAGATGCGGTCAGCAGCGGACGTGGCGTTGTACAAGGAAAGCGTAGTGCCGCTCGCATCATCGCCGGGGAACAGCTGAAGGCCGACCGGGCCAGTGCCAGACGGCCTCAGCTCCGGCTGACTGAAGCGGGTATCAAGCACGAACTGGCTTCCTGAAGGACCAAACTGAAGACTTGCAAGGTTTTTCAGGCTATAGTTCGCGGCGTTGATGTCGCTAGCCCAGGGGGTTTGGGGGCCACCACTGCCAGCAGCAGACGCGTTGCCGTACCAAGCCACGTGCCAGTTGCCGGTCCTCGGAGCAACGGTGTACGTGATGGTTTTTCCACTCAACGTGTAGTCGGTTCCCGGGTTCTGAGCTATGCCGTTCAAGGTGAGCATCAAGGCAGATGGTCCCGGAGTACCGGACAGCGTGAAGACCGCGTTGGACCCGTCGATGGTGCCTGAGGGGACTTCGCTGGCCCACGGCGTAGAGCCCACGGGCGCCGCGACCGAGATAGTGCCGTCGGCCGCCACGCTGACGTTCGCCCCTATCTTCACGCCGCCGAGCAGTGACGCGGTCGCAGGTGACAAGGAATAGGGAGCAGGAGCACCGGTGATCTTGTTCCACGCGAGGGACGAGATCCACACCGGGTTGGAGTAGGAGCTGATAGTTGAAACCGCGTCGGTGACCATCGCCGCGGTATAGTCCCCCGCAGCCGCTACCACTGCACCCGTTCGATTGAACACGCTGACAACCGCACCGCCAGCGCTGATCGCTACCCCATTGACCCTGAAAACACCGGTGCAGTTCACGTCTCCCGCGACGTCGAGCGCGTAGGCCGGGGAAGCATTGCTGATGCCAAGGGGTCCAGCAAGGTTCAGCAGTTGGTGGTTGGCTGCGTCGATGTTCCCCGTCCACGGCGACTGTGACCCGGCACCCGGGGCCGCGACCGAGATAGTACCGTCGGCTGCCACGTTGACGTTTGCCCCAATCTTCACGCCGCCGAGCAACGCAGCTGTTGCTGCAGGCAACGTATAGGCTGAACCGGGAGCAGCAACGGAGATCGTTCCGTCAGCAGCCACGCTTACGTTCGCACCGATCTTCACACCACCGAGCAGAGTCGTGGTCGCAGCAGACAAGGCGTACGGGGCTGCGACCGAGATCGTGCCGTCAGCAGACACACCGACGTTCGCGCCGACCTTCACACCACCTAGGATCGTGACAGTCGCAGGAGGAAGCGTGTAGGACCCGCCGCTAGGCGGCGCAACAGAAATAGTACCGTCGGCCGCAACACTGACGTTCGCGCCGATCTTCACGCCGCCGAGGATCGATGCGGTCGCTGGCGGCAGCGTGTAGGACCCACCGCTAGGTGGCGCAACAGAGATGGTGCCGTCCCCCGCGACCGAGATGTTCGCGCCAACCTTCACACCCCCGAGCAACGTCGCAGTCGCAGCTGGAAGAGAATAGGGGGAGGGAGCTCCGGTGATCTTGCCCCAGGCAAGGCTAGCGATCCACGACGGATTCGAGTAAGAACTCGCCGTAGAAACAGCGTTGGTGACCATCGCCGCCGTGTAGTCCCCCGCCACGGCGACGACGTCGCCTTTCCGGTTGAAAACGCTCGACACAGCGCTAGCTGTCCCGGAAGGCAGGTCCGCCGCCACGAGCACGCGAAAGACCGGTGGACCGGATCCAGAAGAAGGGCCCGCGTACACCGTGTTCTGCGGCTGCGAGGCCTTGGCAACTGCTAAAGTTCCAGCAGCCGTTATTGGGGAACCACCGACCGTGAATTCCCCGGGCATGGTGAGCGCAACGCTGGTGACCGTTCCACCACCAGTTCCCGTTCCACCGCCCGGCGTCACCCCGCCGTCTACGACGTCTCCGACGTCGTTGAACACGGCCGCGTTCCCATTCTTGGTAGAGCCACCGCCAAACATCTGGATTTGGTTGCCGGTCCCATTGCGAGCCGTGTCGCGGATCTGACTATAGTCGATCTTGCCCCTGTCAAACATTCTTGTTCTCCACTACTGTGGTAAGCTCCTTTGCTAGGGGCTCAGCCCATACCAAGTCGCGCGTGACCATCGACAGCTGATCAAGGATTTCCAGCAGTTTGCGAGCTTCCTCACGGACGATGGGAAATTCGATCGGTGGCATGGTTTTTATGTCATCGGAAATGATGAGGCCGTTCGCCACGGGTTTGGTTAGTGATTGCATCGCCTCGTCCGTGATACCGAGGCGATCGCGCATATCCTGTAAACTGCGGAGATCCTTGCGTTGGCCCTGGTGATTGTCCAGCATAATGGCAAGGCGCAAGGCTTGCAACATTGTCAGTGTGATTGTTTTCATAGTTGTTTTTCAGCTTAGGGTAGGTTTGGGTAGTTTGGGTTGCCGGTGAACTGAAAGTAGGTGATGATTCCGTGGTTAATGTACATCGTAGCTACGTACCTGTCATCTGAACTCATGAAAACAATGGCGCCGCCATTGTTTGAGACGCCAGTATTTGAACCTGTGGCGTCAGCCGTATTGGTATAGTAAGTCCCTGCTTGAACTGACCCGGTAGCGCTGAAGGACGCGCAGCCTATGCTGCCAGCCACAACCAAGCCACCTGCAGAGCTCAACGTCATCTGCGGAACACCTACACCTTGCCTCATGTCCTGGTAGGCTGCAAACGTCAATTGGTTGTTGGCCACCCCCATGCCGTAACCGATGGTGCCAGAAGTCCAGGTAGCAACCTTGATCGGGGCCAGGTTAGAATTTGTGGCGATCAGTTGCGGGCCGATGATGATGAAATCACTACCGTTCATCTGTGCGAGGGCATAGTACGAGCCACCGTTGAACGACACAAGCAGCTTAGTGGACGTGGCGTACAGGTAGCCGAAATTAGGGTTGCCAACAGTCCCGGCCGGGTCACCTGGCTGATTTTTCAGGGCAATATAGGGCGTGATCAGTTCCCCGCATATGACGGCCCCATTCCCATCCACAACAAAAGACGAGTTGTTGTTCCTAAAAGCTGTAGGAGCCTGGCCGGGAGCCCCGGTAGGCGCCGTAGAAGTGAACGAGCCGGCTGAAAGACCGCCAGTGACTGCGAACGAGCCGGTTGAAAAAGCGCCAGTAACCGCCAGGTTGCCGCCCATCGAGACGTTACCCGAAGCATTGTCGATCTGCATCGGGAACGGCGCCTTCCAAATCCCGAAGGGATCACCGTTGTTGGTGATCATGAAATACGTGGTGGTTCCGTCGTTTCGGATAAAGAAGCCATAGCCACCGTAGTAGGCGCGAAATTGCCCATATGATTCGGTACCAGCAGCACCGCTTCCAAGGGTAGACCGGACCCCGGGACAGGTGACCATGCCAAGGCTAGTTACCGTGAAGTTGGTGCCGCCCGCCGTTAGCGCGTTTGTTACGGTGACCAACCCAGCAGTATTATAGGTCAGCACATCGCCAACACCAGTGCTGTCCCACAACCTAGTTATGTCAGATGAGCGATAGAGGCAGGAATAGTTGGCGGTAACACGATCCGTGAGGTAGTACCCCGTACCCGAGCCTGAGATGTGCAGAGCACCATCCCAGGTAAGACCAGCACTAGCACCGAAAGCACCGTTATTGTTGTACTGCACCATCGTGTTTGTCCCCGCCGCCGAACCAGCACCAATGGCGTGGTAGCCCGCACCATCTAGCGAAAGGTACAGCGCCGTCGAAGTAGCATACAAGAAAGCGAAGTTCTTGCCACCCCCCGTCCCGGTGGGGTCACCGGTCTGGTTCTTCAAAGCTATGTAGGACGGGATAAGTTCACCACACTGTACCGCACCGTTGCCATCCACAGAAAAAATGCTGGGGCTCGACAACTGAAACGCAAGTGGCGCACTACCGGGAGCACCACTCGACGCAGTCGACGTGAAATTGATCGAACTAACACTGGTCCCGTTGTAGGTGAAGTTAGCTGAAGCTCCCCACGCATTGTTGTTGTTGTACACGACCTGGGTATTGAGTCCCGGCACCGGTGGAACGCCTATGGGGTTGTAGCCCATGCCGTTGAGCGAAAGGTAAAGCTGCGTCGATGTGGCATACAAAAAAGCATAGTTCCCCCCTCCCCCTGTTCCAGTAGGATCCCCTAACTGATTCTTCAAGCAGATGTAGGAAGGTATGAGCTGCCCGCACTGCACGGCACCGTTGCCGTCCACTGAAAAAGTACTCGCATTCGACAGCTGAAATGGGTAGGCTGGCCCAAATGACGTTGCGGAAGCCCTGAACGTGGGAGCGGTAACTTGCCCAATGGCTACTTGCCCACCGTTGACCACGGCTGTTCCGGGCGCATTCTTATTAAAGACGAAGTTGGCCGAGGCGCCCCACGCATTGTTGTCGTTGAACACTACCTGTGTATCGGTCCCAGGCGGAGGCACCCCACCTATCGGGTGATAGCCCACGCCATTGAGCGAAAGGTAAAGCTGCGTCGAAGTGGCATACAGGAAAGCATAGTTCTGCCCACCACCTGTCCCAGTAGGATCCCCTGACTGGTTCTTTAAGCAGATATAGGAAGATATGAGCTGCCCACACTGCAACGCGCCATTGCCATCGACAGAAAACGTTGACGGGTTCGACAGCTGAAATGGGTAACTCGGGCCAAACGATGTTGAGGATGCCCTGAACGTTGGGGCAGTAAGCTGTCCCGTTGCCATGTGCGCGCCACCTACGGAGATTGACCCAAGCGCAGCCTTATCATAGACGAAGTTGGCCGAGGTGCCCCACGCATTGTTGTCATTGAACACCACTTGGGTGTCGGTCCCAGGAGGTGCTACGAGTATCGGGTGATAGCCCGTACCACTGAACGAGACGTACAACTGCGTCGAGGTCGCGTACAGGAAAGCAAAGTTCAGGCCACCGCCTGTTCCGGTAGGATCCCCAGACTGATTCTTCAAGCAAACGAAAGAAGGTATGAGCTGCCCACACTGGATCGCGCCGTTGCCATCAACAGAAAACGTAGACGGGTTTTGTAGCTGAAACGGGTAACTCGGGCCAAACGACGCTGCCGAAGCCCTGAACGTTGGGGCAGTGAGCTGCCCCGTGGGCTGTTGTCCACCGTTGACAACGTTCGTTCCGGGAGCATTCTTGTCGAACACAAAGAAGGACGACGCGCCCCACGTGTTGTTGTCGTTGAAGGTGACCTGCGTGTCTGTTCCTGGCGGCGCCGTGAGTATCGGGTAATACGTCCCACCATTGGCCGAGAACATCAGCTGCGTCTGGGTCGAGTACAGGTAGCCAAATCCGGTGTTGTGCGCCGTGCCAGGGGGATCCGCTGCTTGGTTCACCAAGGCGATGTAAGCAGGGATCAGCTCTTGGCATAGCAAATTCCCTTCGCCATCCACGTTAAATAGTCCAGGGTTCTGAAGCTGAAACGGGTAGTTCGTCCCGACCGAATCTGAGGAAGCCCTGAACATGGGAGCTGTAAGTTGCCCGATAGCTACCTGCGGACCGCCCAATGGTGGGTGTACCCCTAGCGCATTCTTGTCATAGACGAATTGGTTTGACGCACCCCACAAACCACTGTCATTGAACACCACCTGGGTATCGTCTCCCGGCGGTACCGCGCTCAATGTATGGTACGTTCCCCCGTTTATCGACAACATCAGTTGAGTATCGGTCGAATACAGGTAGGCGTAGTTCTTGTTACCGAGCGTTCCTAGCGGATCACTGGCGGGTGATTCGCCCGGCTGATTCTTCAAAGCTATGTACGAAGGAATGAGCTCACCGCACTGCAACGCCCCGTTGCCGTCCACCGAAAAGATGACCGGGTTTGCCAGTTGAAACGCCATGGGGGCTGAGCCCGGAGGTCCACTCGACGCGTTCGAAATAAAGCCCGGCGCTGAAACGTTGGTCCCGTCGAACGTGAAGACGGTTGATGCGCCCAAGGCTATGGATCCGGTTGCATCCTGTTTGTTGAACACGACCTGCGTGTCACCCCCGGTCACCAGGGCCACGACCTGGTACGGCCAACCATCTGGAGAAAACATCAACCTCGTCCCGGTCGAGTACAGGTAACCAAAACCAGGATTTTGAAGGGTACCTACAGGATCCCCTGGCTGGTCCACGAGAGCGATGTAGGCTGGGATGAGTTCCTGGCATATCAGGTCCCCATTGCCATCCACGCTAAAGAGACCAGGATTTTGCAGCTGAAATGGGTAATTGTAGTTCGTCGAAATTGAGGATGCCCGGAACAAGGGAGCGGTGACTCGCCCGACACCGGGAGTATTATCGGGATTTTTCTCGTAGACGAAGTCGGCAACAGCTCCCCACAAATTGTTGTCGTTGAACACCACCTGGGTATCACTTCCGGGGGGTATCGCGCTCAAGGGATAGTACGTGCCGCCGTTGATTGACAACCACAGCTGCGAGTCGGTCGCATACATGTAAGCCCAACCAACGTTGCCAACAGTTAGAGGAGGATCACTACTTGGGGATTGGGCACCCGGCCCACCCTGGTTAGCGAAAGCAATGAATTGCGTAATAAATTCCTGGCACTGCATCGCCCCGTTGCCGTCCACCGAAAAAAGTTGGGGATTCGCCAACTGAAACGCGAGTGGTGCAGAACCCGGGAGACCAGACTGTGCCTGCGAGTTAAAGTTGGTCGCGATAATGCCAGTGTTTGCTCCCCCAGCCACCGTGACGTTCTGGCCGTCGTACACGAAGTTTGGGCTCGCGGCGAATGAGCCGTTCAAGTTGTAGATTACCTCGGTGCTATCGCCAGGGGGAACATCTCCTGCCTTGGTGGTGCCATAGAAGACGATGTGCCAGTCCCCGGGAAATGGCGCAACTGCGTAGGTGATCTTGTTGGCGTTTATCGTGAAGTCGATTCCCTTGTGCTGCTCAACGCCATTCAGGGAAAGGAGCAAGACTCCGGCAGGCGTCTCGGAAATCGTGAAGACCGCGTTGTTGCCGTCTATCGTTCCCGAGGGAACCTCTTGCAAAATGCCAACACTTGCGCCTGGAATTACGCCACCGCCACCGCCACCACCGCCGCCACTGATGACCCCGTTACCAACCGAGTCGTAGGCTAACTCATACGCAACGCCCATCGCCGTCGACAACTCGTAGGGGTACGTCAACTCAAGGTGCGTGTCGTCCGTTATGGTATCGATCGGCCACGGAACCCCGTTCACCGTGATAACCCCGAGGTTCATGTCGGTGGTGAAGGTCGTCCCCTCCCCAACGACGGTCGTTGACCCGGTCGTGACGTCAACAGATCCATCAGAATACGTCGACAGGTACAGTCCCCTCGCTGCCGAGTTCGTGCCGCCAGAAGTAGAGGACAAGTCATAGGCAAACCCCGAGTTGCGGACATATGCCCCAAGGGAAGCAAAAGGGGTCCCCGTCAAGAGGTGGACCAACGCCACGTTAGTCGTCCCAATTATTAGGTTTAGCAGGGATAGGGAACTGTTGAAGTCGGTAAACCGCTGGAAGTTGATGGTGGCGTCCTGGTCGTTGACCTGGTAGATGTTGTTCTCGATCGAAAGTATCCCTCCCTCGATGTGGTATATGTCCGATGTTGGGAAGCCCGTGCTGGACCTTGGGTTCGGCCTAGTCCACCTGCTGTCGCAGTCCCTGATAATCCTGACAGACCCATTGATAGCGAAGATCCTGTAACCGTTGGACGAGCAATTCTGCTCGGCAAGCACGTAGGGTCCTGCGCTGAAACCGTCGACAAGCAGGTCAGCCCAGTTGGTGCTGAAGCTCCCTCCCCTGATATCCACGTTCGAAGCTTGACCGTACGCTGTCACGAACCCACCATCTGAGTAGGTTCCCGGGCTGCCACTCATTGGGATCGTGAACGTCACGTTGTCAACGACGGCGCACTCCTGCGCATTGACGATGTTGAAGGCGGCGGGGTTCACCGACCAGATGCTAACAGGATTTCCAGCTGCCAAGTTGTGGGCATTGGTCGTGACTACGGTAAGAATCCCGGACGCCCACGTTGCGGAGGAAATGGGACCACCCTGGTTGCTGGAGCAAACATACCCGTAGTTCCCGGTCGACCCGTTTGCCTGGGCACCTGAATCCAACAGCGAGTAGTTGTAGGCAACCGTCCCCTGGACCCACCAGCCCGCGTCCCTAAACCCAAGGAACTGCACACGGTTGAACATCGCGAAGTCGTTGTTGATGTCCTGGCCAAATGCGCGGAAGACGAACCTCGTCGCGTCTTTGTCACTCGTGACTACGCAGTCCTCGAGCAAGAACTGCTGAGAAGTCTCCACGCCGTTTGCCGAAACCTCAAAGACGTGGGAGATCGGCTTAGCTGCCTTGATCGTGACCTGGAAGTGGTGGAAGTGTGGCTTGAAGCATCCCACAAAACTAAACATCGGCCCTACTGCCGCACCGCCCCAGGTGAAGTTCGTCGAGGAGCCCGAACCAAACATCTCGAAGCCCATGGTCGTGGTGATCGTCAGGGTCTTGGTAATTAGGAACGTGCCAGGGGGAAACGAGAGCGTTGCGGGATATAGGGAAGTGATTCGCTTGGCTGCCGAGTCAATGGCTGACTGTATCGCGGCCGTGTCGTCCGCAACCCCGTCCCCCACGACGCCAAACATCTTAGCGTCTAGGTTGTCTCCCAAGAAATCGCTGACGGTCCTCTCTGCTGCCGTTGACATGCTAGTACGTCACCTCCACCCCGTCCCAAGTAACACTGTTGCCAGCAGCATCTTGCGGAGGACTGTAGATCTCCCGAAATGGCTGATACTGCATTGGGTAGGAGTTACCGTTGACGTCCACGGTTGCCACCTGGATAAGCACAGATGCCGAGGACAACTGAGTTACTACGCCGGACGCTACCGGAAAAGTTCCCCGAATAGTGGTAGCCGTTGACCCGTCTGAGTTAATTTTTGGGGTATAGAACGGAGTAAAGTTCCTCGCCAACACGATGAATACGGTGGTTGCATCAGGCATGATGTCCCACGTCCCGTTGATGGTGAACACCGTAGCTGTGTTAGAGGCAATCGTTTTTATGGAGCTGCCAAACCCAGTCCCACCAACTATCATAATGGAATTTCCGGCGTCCTGGTCTACGGTAAGCCCGTTTTGGCCATACCAGTTAACGAAATTTGGGTCACCGATCGTGTTGACCGTTATGGAGCTCGACATCGCCCTCATTACCACGACATCTCCTGCCTTAAAGAGCTGGTTGCTATGCGCAATAAATTCAAGCGTGTTGAGCGTGCTTGTCGCTATCTTTGCGGTAGCTATCGGTTGAGGATTTGCGTTCGCCCTAAAATATAGGACGATCGTGTAGTTGACCCACTGTGAGTCTGTCCACTGCGCATCGTTGAACGTCAACGTCATAGGCCAGGTGTTGCCCACCCTCTGGCCAAGTGTTACTTTCGAAATAACTTCCCCCCAAACACCGCCGTGGGCAATCTCGGTCTGCTGTATCTCAAACCCAAAGAAGTTTGGGTCCGGGAGACCTGAAAAGGTAGTATTATAGGCCGTCAACATCACGGTAGTCGGGTTCCCATTCGCATCTGTGTCAACGATTACTACCCCTGGACTCTGGTAAGTCATGTGCAAGATGTCGGGTCCCATGTAGACCGACATGGATGAGGTTGTGCCCGAAGGCCAGTAAATCTTCGATATCGTGATCGTGTTGGTGTTAGTTCCCTGTGGAACCGTTGCATGTACCAGGATCGAGATGGGGCCCTCCAAACCGCCAGAGCTCAAGATAACGTAGTATGCTCCGGGAAGAATACTGCCGCCAGTATTGGCCGTGGTCGCAAACAGGGGGACTTGGGGAGGAGCATTCGTGGAAGCAACATTGACTGGGGCATTGCCGAAGATGTTGATCGTCCCCGGGACGTTCGAGAAATCAAAGGAAAAGTTGAATGTGTTCTGGCCACTGCTGAGGTTTAGGCCAGGTTTCCACGGGTATGGCAATCCGCCGTGCCTCCCTAACTGGGCTGCTCTCTGGAATGGGGCAGGGTCTTGACCATAGGCATCGGTATACCAGATGTCCTGGTGGAACCTAAATTGAAGTGTCCAACTTTCACCGTCTAGTCCTGGGGCAGCCGACATCAACCTCACTAGCTGGTTCGACATCCCAAGCTGGTCATAGTTCACGGCGCAGATGCAGCCGACCCTACTGGCAAGGTGAGCTGCCTTGGCTGTCGTCGTGAAACTAAAGAATTCGGTTCCTCCAGCGTCAAACCTGTTGTTGCCATACAGCGCCTTGGACAACTCCACGTTAGCTCGCCGAATAGCCTGGTCGAAGTTGTCTATCCCCATGACCTGCAGCTGCTCATCTATCCTTTGGTTTCCGGAGGACACATACCCGTCAGGGTCTATCAGCGTCAAGGAATCGACGACCCAGACGTTTGCCGAATCTTGGAAAGAGAACGCGACAGTGTTCGCCGTATCGTTGAGTGACCGACCCTCCAACTTCAACGAATCCTTGACGATTGAGTTGGCACCGTCGAACACGTAGGCCAAGTAACCGTTTGCCCCAGTCCCGTCTGCCCTCATAGAAGGATACGGGCTGTTGAAGTTTGACCCGTCTATGGGATCTGGTTGCTGGTCCGCAACCGTTAACTCAAGGTTGCACTGCAACTTGCCATTGGACGGGTTCCTGCTGAGCACTATCCCGGCACAATTCCTTATGCTTAGGACGGCCTGCGCAAAGGTTTGGCGGTTCGAGGTGGAAAAGCACAGGGAACACCTGAAACGGGCGTGCGTCGCCGAGTTGCCGTTGATGTCGGTGTAGCTTATCTGTTGGGCGCAAATCGAAGCAGCATTATACCACGTCGGCACGTCGAAGTCAGACAAGACGAACGGGCCCCAGATCGCAAGCAAGTCCATCAGTACCCAAACGGGATTTGCCGAAGTTATCGAAGTTAAGTTAGCGTCGAGGCCTGGCACAGAAACAACGCCGTCGCTGTAGCCCACGTCCACCGTAAGTGGGAGGTAGAACACCGCCCCACCCGTCCCAGACCACCCGCCAGGGATAGTCACAACCCCTGGTGGGCCAGCAGCCACGGCAGAGGTGACGTACGAACCGTCCGGGACGCCGGAATTCCCCGACACGTAGATCGTCATCCCGACGGTGATGTCGATGTTGGTTGCTCCAGGACCAAACGTCAAGTCCGTGTTGGCCCCATTCGACGTAGCAGTAGTTACCTCGTACGCGTGCAGGCAGTTTGGGAAATCTACCAGGACCTGGACACTCGGTATGGAACCAGGCGCAGCAAGTTGGGAGAGGATCACCACCTCTATGACGCACTGCGAACCGTGCGGGTCCCCCTTACTATCGTAGATCTTGTCACCATTGACGTAGCCATTCCTTCCCCCTCCCCTGCGAGAGCCATCGGCCGCGCCCATGACCCTAAAGGTGAACGTGACATCAGAACTATTGAACGGGATGTCGACGCCATTAGCTATGACCTTCTTCACTGTGGCTGGTTGAACTGGGGCCATGCAAACCACGCACTCGGCCCTGTCTGAGTTCGGGTCACCGGCTGGGGCAAGCACGGTGGCGTCCACGAACTGCGACCCATACCCAATGTTGTAGAACGTCGTGCCAGTGGCGGGATTCGGGGTGTTGAACCCGTACTGATATGCTGCTCCTGGGTTGGTGTACTGCGTCCCTCCCCACCCTTGTGGGGCCAACCAAACATTGCCAGGGAAGCGAGCTGTCGCGTTCCCTTGCTGATCTTTCGTGATGTCGCCGTCGGGGGCAAGTGTCCCTGAGTAGTTTCCCAACCTAGCCATGCACCCTTGCGTCAAGGTCTTCTTGCCCGAACCACAGGACCTGGTGTAGTCGCACATCACGTACAGACCATTGCCATCCGTTATCTTGTCACCGTTCGGGTCAGTCAAGTTGGCGGTCGTCCTGTTTCCTGGGCCACCCTGGTCTGGGGAATAGCCACAACCCCAGTACGGGGAGAATGGGTTAATGAGCCCATCAAGCCTTTGCGCGGCGGTGCTCGGGAATTGGAAACTACACCGATTTTGGTTTGGGAAATTCGGGACAAACAACCTTGTCAAGCTCTGGCGAGCTTGCGCAGAAACGGTAAGGATGCCGTTCCCGGTTATGTTCGGCTTATCGAGTATGAAGTCCCAGGAGTAATAGTTCGTCGAAAACGCGTTCGTCGGGATGTCCCAAAGCAAGAAAATGACCTTGACTGTTCCTCCCCTCCACCCGTGGGAATTTGCGTGGTTGTTCCAGATCTCAAAATCCCCGTCCGCAATCTCAAGTGAAATCGACCCCGGGATATCGTACCCCTGCTGGGACAATGCCTGTATCTGCTCAATCGTGTTCTGGACCAGCCTCGACTGGTACGTGTTCCCGTTATACGTAACATCGATGGCACCTAAGCTAGGGGTAGTGGAGAACCTGCACACGTCCCCGTCAACGGCGGTGATCTCACACAAGACAAGTGGCTTAGGAATTGGCCCATACGGGACAACCCCTGTTTCTTTCCCTTGCTCGATGGTGAACGCCATAGTAGTTTAAAACGTGTTCTCTAGGGAAACCTGGACATCTGTCTCGTCTGGTCCGCTGCACGTGAACGACAAATCGTCTGACCCATACCTTACCGTAAAACTTTGCCCATCCTCGTCAACGAACGGGAATAGGTACGCCATCCCCCAGTTGGCGATGAAGTGCGACTTAAGGTTGGCGAACTCAGCATCCCTGAGTCGCTGATAGGAAAGCATCCACCCCATCAAACCGTCTGTAGGATACCCCGAAAGTCCCCCGCCAAATTCTGGGGAAGTGTACTTGATGCCCGGCCTAGTCTTCGTCACGATTGTCTGGAAATTCTTCTTCTGTGAATAGGGCAGCGTGCTGATGGCCCCGTTCCACAAGACGGGGAACCGCAGGCCAGCTTGTCCTGGGGAATAGTTCTGCGTAACTGTCTGTGTCAAGCTCAACGGCGCGTCGTAGTACGTGCTCTTGTTTTCGGAACCAATGAAGCTGTCAGAGTCAAGGCTCAGGTTGTCGTACGTGTCGGGTCCAAGGGTCAACGTTAGGTCTGTCCCATACTGGCCCAAGGAACCAGTAACGGCATTCTTGATCACGTTCTTCTGGGCCTGGCTCAGTATGGCGTACGGAAGTTGGAAGCTGAACAACGCAGAAGGCTGGACAACGTACCTCTGCTCGGAACCGTTCTGGAACCTCCCAATCACGGTCTTAAAAGAGATGGTCATCGTGAACGGGTAAAGGGCCGCGGACGTTCCCCTGATAATTGGCAGTGGTACTGGCATGGTCTACCTCGCTGCCCTCTGGACTTCCCTCGTTAGTAGGCTGTGTCCATCTTGCAAAGATTTAGCCGTCGCAAGCCCAACAGACCTGTTATTCTTCTGCAAATAATCGTGGAAGCTGTTCGCGTCAAGCGTATGAACCGTGTAGTTGTTGTTGACCGTTACAGGGGGTTGTGGGGTAGGCGTGCGAGCCCCCGGGTTCACGATGGAGCCGAACTGGCTAGTCTGACCGCCCGGGACGTCGTAGTAGGTCGGTGGCCCGCCCAACAGCCCGTGCGTTTGCTTCCACACGAATCCCTGCGTGACGAGCGGGTACGGGCTAAAGTTGGAGGTGCGGAGTTGCCCCTTGACCCCTATGTCGGCGAAGGTCCCGGCAGAACTCGCCGTCACGTTCAAGGCTTGCGGGGCGAGGTACTGCCTCGCTTGAAGCATGTTGGATATGTCCTGGGCCCTCCTTGCAGGATTATTTATCATGCTACCGACGAGGGACGTCCCCATAGCCACACCAGCGAGTATCGCCTTTGAGATTGGCTCCGGGTCAATTATGGCGGCAGCCCCCAGCAGTGCCCCGGTTCCCTCGAGAGCTCCCCCAGCGCCGCCCCTCCTGAAGTCCTTGACTGCCTGGTAGGCCGCTATCCCTGCGGCCGCAACGCTCACGGCTGTGCCTATCGTGTTGGCCTGCGTCACAGCTGGCCTAGGACTGACGGGAGCAAGCGGTGGAAGTTCTTCTTCACCAGTGTCTATCCCAGGACTCACCGGGGCAAGCGGAGGTAAATCTTCTCCCTGGTATGCGCTAGCAAAGGCAAGTCCACCTCCACCTCCACCAATCAACGGAGTCCCTGCCAGGGCCCCGGCATTGCCGGAAAGGATTGATGCGTCCTGCCCAGGAAACAACGTTTCTGAACGATCTTGGTAAGCTTGGTCATCAAAGCTTATCGCAGTCGAGGTAGCAACTCCCCTATCCCCAGGCTGGTACCCAGGAAGCTGTGGATTCATGAACCCGAACTGGTAAGGCGTTATGGAGGGAGTGCCTCCCCACTCTGGGCCAAGGTTTGGGGGACCAACCCACCCGACCCTCCCACCGCCAAGGGCACCCATTGTCCCGCCACTCGAGAGTCCGGGGGTAATTCCCAGGTTCTTCTCCATCTCGAGAAGTCTTGCCGTCAACCTGTTCAAGGCGTCGGTATTCTTGTCGGTGGCCGTGGTATTTTTCACGGTGACCACGTTCAACTGCGCGTCGATCTCCTCCTTTGTCGGGACCTTGGTGCCGAGCATCGTCCCACTCAGCATCTTCCCAAGCCAGGTGGGGGTGTGCACCGGATTACCTTGCTTGTCATACGTCACATTTTCCAACCCGGGCAAGAACATCTTGACGTCCTTCAACGTGTCGACCATGAAGTTCCCGAAAACCTTGGAACCAAAACTCCTGAACTGGTCAGTCATGAAGCTCTTTATCGCGGGACCACGGTTGTACTGTGAGAAAGCTTGGAAGATTCCCTCGGAGAGGCTCCTGATCTCCTCGAGGTGCTGCTTGCGAAGGTCAAGCATCTGCTTGAGCTTCTCCATCTCAGCCTCACGAATTTGTTCTTCCTTCGTCTGTTCTGCCTCAAGTGTCTGGTCCCTGGCCTCGAACTCGGCCTGGATGTTCTTTAGCCGAAGCGTGTGTATGTTCTCGGCCGCAGCCATCTCCTCGTTCTGGCCAACGGCAATACCCTGCAAGTATTCAACCCTGCTTTGCGTAACTTCGCCGATAGACTTGGCAAGCCTCTCACGGGCAGTATCGATCTCTTGCTCAACAACCTTTATGCTGTCGATCGCAGCCCTTGAGTTGGCCTGAGCCATGGCCAAGTCCCTCTGATTCTTCAAGGGGCCCTGACCCTCTATCGTTGTATATTTCTTGCGTTCCTCGTACGCTTCCTCAATCTCAGCAACCTGAGCTTTTCGGGTTCGCTGGATCTCGTCCAATGCCCTGTAAGCTGGAGACTGTCGCTTGTTAGCCTTAGCACTGATCGTGCGATCGATCTGCATCGCAAGGTCTTGGCTGTCCTTGAACATGGCGATGCGCTGTTCAGCATCAGAGCCCAGCAGTTCCTTGTTATACCTCTTAATACCAGTGGTAAGCTCATCGAAGATTGCTACCTGTTCTTCAAGTCTCTTGTTTTCATCCTGGATTCCGCTTGTTGAGTCCATCCGAATCTGGGCTGCCGCAGTCATTGCATCGACGACGCTTCCGGTAGCTCCAGGTTTATCGAGGAGGTCCTGGGCAGCGATGCTAGCATCCCGAAGCTGTGACTTCTCCAACATCGCCTGGGTTGCCCGCTTTCTTTCGGTATCAAGTCGAATGATTGCGCTGTCCCTCTCAACTTCATTCGCGACGACCTGCTTATTATAGTCGTCAACATTATTCAAGAGTTTCAACGTCTTCTTGGCCGTGTTTTCCTTAACAATGTAAACGTCCAATATCGCCTGCTTCTCAGAGGCATAGTTCCCAATCGTGACGTTGGACTGGATCTTCTCAATCGCCAGCTGATCCCTGGTCTGCCCAATCTGGGCCTGGGTCATCCTGTTAAGTTTACCAAGTTGGATGTCGCGGTTTTCCACAGCTTTATCAGTAACATTCTTCCTGAGTTGGTCAAAATTCTCGAGTCTCTTCCTTCCAAGTTCACCGCCACCCAGCCCGGTAACCATCAGGTCTAGTTGGCGCTTCGCAACAGGATCATTAGCCTTGGCTCCTGCCTGCACCTCCTTGATCTTTTTTCCTAAAACGTCTATGTTAGCAATTTCTTGCTCATAGTCGAGCATGATCTTCTCACGAGGACTCCCCATCGACTTACGGGCACGAAGACCAACGTTGCCAAGTTCGCTGTACTTTTCATCAAGCTTATTCAACTTACCCTCGGCCTCAAGCATCTCAGAAATGAATGCCTGGATCTGTGCCCTCTCGGTATTGATGATCAAGACATCGCCCTTTGCTTCTGCTTCACTCGCAGCCTTTTGGAGGTCGCTCTCCCTCACGATGGCGCCAGGCTTAACGGTGCCACCAGTATAGGCAGAAAACTTCTTCGCGAGTTCTTCCTGACTTTCTTTTTTTCGCTGACCCTCAGATTTCTTACGAGAAAACGAGCTAAACAACGTCCCAAACATCCCTAGTTCAGGATTCCCCTCAAAACCCGCCAAGAGCGCGCTCAAGACCCCATTCTTTCCCTTAATATCTGCGATATACTTATCAAGGGCCTTAACACGGGCGTTATATTCCTCGCCGAGCCTACCTGTGAGATCTTCCTCAAGCACCATCCTGGTGCTTATGTCAGCTTTTATTTGCTCGAGTAATTGGTTTCTACTAGCCATGGCTTCTGGAGAACCGTCGCCAGAAGACTTACTTAACTTGTCAAAATCTGCAGCTGTTTTCTTCTTATAAAAATCTACGCGTTCCTTGGAATTGTCGGCGATGTCCTTGGCAGCGTCCTCGTTCATCATACCGTATGCGGCCAGGCCAACGGCTGCTGACGCAACCTTGAGTGGCAGTGGGATCACGGGTGTTGCCGCAAGAAACCTCATGAAAGAAAACGTGCCTAAGGCGCCCAAGGCTGCTGATATCGCTGTAAGAACCTTTGCATACCTTGCCATGGCAGCAGAATTGTCGTCGGCGTACTTCACACCCTTTGACAGCATGCCAACAAACTTCGTAAACTCTGGCAAAAATGCCTTGCCAACCGAGTACTGCAGCTCAACCACGTTTTGCTCAAAAAGCTTAAGCTGTCCACCGGCCGTCATTAGGGACTTCTCATAAAGTCCATTAGCCTTTGCTCCCTCAAGGATAACGGCATTGAGCAAAGCTTGACGCTTCTCAACCTCGCTAGCAGGGCCAGTTTTTCCCTCAGCCTTTCGCTCTATGTTTAGCTGACGATTGACCTGCAACATGCTCACCGGGAGACCCATGCGGTGCAATGTCATGGTTAATCCGGTTGAGATGCCGGTAATGAGCCTCTCAGCTGCCTCAGACGGTGTTTGACCTGTGATTACCGAAACATTCTGAGCAACCTTGGCTAGCTGACCAGCCTTGCCAACATCAAGTTGCGCAAATATCATCTTCTGGACAAGCTGATTAGCAGACTCAGTTGTCATATTGAGCTTCTTAACGTTCTGGACGCTCCCCATCACGGCGTCAACGTCAAGCGCATTTATCTTGGCTATTTCCTTAGTAGAAAACACCAGCGTGTCAACCTGCGCAGCATAGGTCGCCATCTGCTTAACGCCAGCAAAAACGGCTGACCCAGCCGACGCCAACATCGATGCCCCGACCCCAAACCCGAGGTATCCTTCCCTGGAGCCAAACGCCCGACCACCACCGCCGCCACCACCCGCGCCACCGCCGGGCCCGCCCCCGCCAGGACCACCACCCCTGGCATCCTCTGACTTGACGTACCTTACCTTTGCCTCGTACTCTTTTCTGTAAGCTGTCTGCCTCTTCTTACTCTGGTCTTCTTCCTTCTTATTTATGTCCATCTGGATCTTGGTAGAAGTCCCAGCAAACTTCCTCTCGTTGTCTATCCTAGCCTGGTCAGCCTTTTCCCTGGCCGCGGCCCTCCTCTTCTCGATCAAGCCTATCTGATTATCGATCTGCTCCTCAGCCGCGACCCGACCCTCGCCAACATCCGAAATCTTCGACTTGGCCCTCTCCTCGAGCGTACGACCACCGAGCATCGTGTAGTATCTTTTCTCATACTGCTGCCTGGCTTCTTCCAACTCAGCCGAACCACCGTACATAGCCCTCGCTGCTGCGGTCGAGGTCTGCCTTCGAAGAGTCTCCAACTTATCGAACTTGGGAAATGGCCCTTCCTGCCCCGGCTCAAGTCCCCAGTCACCGGGAGACAACCGACTTGCCTCACTCCTGTACCTAGCCCTTATCATCCTAAGCTGAGGGTCACGAATCGAACTCTCCAATCTTTCTTGTATGTCCGCATCAGTAAGCCCGAGCCTTTTCTTGGAAGCACGAAGTTTTCTCCCAAGACGACCCTGGGCCTTTACCGCGTCGCTGTAGCGCTTCTCTGCATCTAGCTCAGCAAAAGCTAGGTTAGTCGTCCTCTCCTCGTAGGTGCCCTGGATTCCCTCGAGGCGACCTCGTGCGATTCGTGTGATAGCAGCCCGGCGAGCTTGCAGCCTGGATACCTGGGCATCGAACGAGGCCTCAGTCCCAGCTAAGCCTAATCCTAGCGCAGATTCCCTGGACCCACGACGCCTCGCGGCTTCCTCCATCTTTGCCTTAGCAGTAACATCCCTGAATTCGTTTAGTTTACGGGCAGCAGCATCAACGGCGTCGGCCAGGTTCTTGAGCCTTGACTGAAGAGCATCGTACCTCATCTGCGCCCGAGGATCATCAGCACTTGGCGGTCCAAAGGGCGCTCCCCTGTTTACCCTAGACTCGGCCGACTCTGGCGGCTCGAGGGGGTGGCGACCAGCCTTCGTTCGATCCCGCATCTCCTTGATTTTCCGGTACAAGGGATACAGTCCAAAGGACATGAAGTCAAGGTTACCAAACCCAGCCTCACTACCACCCCTCCCACCCCCAAGGTCGCCCATCCCCCTCAATGCCTCACCAATGAGGTTTCGGTGGGCACGGGGTTGGAAACTGGCACCGGTGGCCCCCGAGAAGAAATCCCTCTGTGCTTGGGCAATCTTCGCAGCCGCTAGGCGCCTACCGATTACTTGTCCCTCGGTCATTATCGAGGTAAGTCCCCTGAACCTGGGGTCCTCGAAACCGACCTGGTTAGCCATCTGCGCAGCCGGGCGAATAGCTAACATGGCTGGCTTTTCCCGATATCTACTAATGAACGAAGCGATCGCTTTTTGACTATATGGGGGAGCCGCGCGCTGCGCCCACGGCGAACTCAGCATGCTGGCAAATTCTGCCCGCAGATCCTCTTTCTTCCCTCTGTCAGCTGCCTCGAACTGGGCCATTTCCCGAGCAATCCCGAAACCAGGTTCTTGCACCTGCCTATAATGCGTGTTTATTCCCTGCATCAAAGCAAGCGCAAGCTCGTCCCCGTGCCTTATGTCTTCCTTGACTTGGCGACCCCTGCCACGGCCCTGTTGAATTCCTTCCTGATGCCTGGCTTGCCTCTCGTACTGGGTCAAGAAGGCGGCAGAACTAGCTGGTCCAGACATGATCGCCATGTTCCTGTAGAACGATTCGATCACCCCGATTCGCCTATCAAGACCAATGGCTGCCGCACCGATTAGTCCAGGGGTTGTTTCGGGAGCAACGCCAGAACCTTTCTTGATACCGTAATCGGTACTACGAGATGGGCGACGCGACCTAGCCTCGATGCCGCCCTCTATAGTTGCTATGACGTGCTGCGCATAGACTTCGTGACCCTCATCATCGTAAGCAGCAGCCCTTCTCCTATACCTCGCAACAGGAGACATGTATCGCGTCGCACCGCCACCGATCCGACTCTGCAAGTTCTCCAGTATCTCATCTGCCTGTTGCTTAACCGTTGCCAATATCTGCTGCTGCCTCGTCAACGGCCCCTGGTTGGCGAGCAACTGCGCCATGTATGGCTGCCCACCGAGCGGTGACCTAGATGCAAGAAGTCTGAGCGAACCTCCCACATCCCCCTGTGTTCGGTGAGCTTGACCAGCATCAATCCCATGAAACCTAATGAGATCCTGAAGAGATCGGGATTCGAAGCCGTGCATCCTCCACGGTATTCCCCTCAAAGAATCCATCCAGATCTTTGAAGCCACGTAAGGAACAAGTTGTTGGACGAACTTCTTATCAAAGGGAGCGTTGTGGGCAATGAGGAAGTCAGCCTTATTGACCAAGTGACGTATCATGGTCGTCGAGATCGCCTGACCCTTGAGCAATTCAGCTGACAGACCTGGAGAAAGAAACTGGTGACGGCCCTGGTAACTCAGCTGCTGCATCCCCGTGTAGCTCTTCAACACCTTACCAAATTCCCCAGTTTCCTTGTTGAAGGAAAACAGTGTTGCGGTAAGCTCAACAACCTGATGCTTGAGGGCTTTTAACCCAGTCGTCTCCGTGTCTATGAAGAGTGCTTGGCCCATCACCTTTCCCTTGGTGACAGGGTCATACATCCCTTGCCGAGTGGCCATCTGCCGCTGTATTAGGGCCCCGTGCTTCTCGAGTTCCCTCCGAAGTGCAGCAGTCCCACTAGTCTCGGCAATCCTGGTAGCAGCAGTCTCCGCCATCCTCTCCAACCGATACGGCGTGTACCGGTTCAAGACTTGCTGGGCAGTCATCAGGACGCCCGCAGAAGACCCTATGCCAGCCGTCCTCTTCTCGAGTGCCCTGATGCTTGGCTCAATCCTCTGGATTGCCTCGACTATGTCGCCGACAGATTTGCCAGCAGCAACAGCTCGACGAACAACGCCGTCCAACGACATCGAGAGTCGGGACGCAAGCTTGTCCGCGTCCTGCATCTCGGCCTTGCCTTGGTTGGTGAAGCGAAGTACTACGCTCAGTATTTCGTCGTCAAACAGTTGCGCCATCTCTAATTACCGACGTCCTTTTGTTTGGGATTGGGACTGCTGTTGGCGAGGGACTTCCCTGATAGAGGCCGACTGCAGAGCATCGACCCTCGCCTGTTCATCTTGGAGGAGCACGAACGCATCTACGATGCGGGACGGCCATTGCAAAAGATCCCCGCCGTAGGGAGCCGCGCCGAACTCCTTCATTATCTTGGTTCGCGCGAAAAGTTGTATCAACTCCGTAGACTTAGTTGATATGAGTGAGACAGGGCACTCGCTAGTTTCGGTGCCTGAGATGTTGAACGGACGACCGTGGTGGTCGTGGTATCCTGCTTCCCAGCATGACGCCCTCTTCGGGTCTACATGGTCTGGGAAATAGGTATTACAATTTCTTTGTTGCCAGTATCCCCTTCGCTTACACCGTCCACAATCGAAGACTTCTGACTCATGTCCGCCGGTGCGCCAGAAATGGTAGGCGATGGTGAGTTTTTTCTTTCTGCGCCATTCAGCTCTGACTCCGACTTGATCGCGTCGATGACCTCGTCAAACAGTGCGGACGGGAAATCCTTCCAATCCTCGACGCCGAGCGGCTTCCCGTCAGACTCGATCCCGTCTATCCGCTTCAAGCCCCACAGGAGCCAGGCAGGGTTCACGGTGCCGAGCATGATACCGTCCAACTCTTCTTGTAGTTCGAGCCACTTAGCAGTGTCGCGGGTCTCCTCGTCGACCTGCTCAATGCTCGCTTGCTCCTTGATGATCTCACGTATCCTGCGGTTCGGCCCGGAGATCTTGGACCTCAGCTCAAGTCTTCGGCCCTCAGTCATCTTGTGCAAATAAAAAACGACGCCTTCGAAGATCTGAGACTCGCGGCGCCTGAGAGTCTCATGCTTATAGACCATGTTTAAAACTTCCTTTTTGGGAAATCGGGGAGTCCGAACGACTCCCCGGTTCTACGGAACGTAGAATTTGGTTATGCGATGACGAGTGAAAATTCATCTCGGACCGCGAGCGACGTCGTCGTCGCCCTGCTGTCTGCATAAGAGGCATCGAACCGAAGTTGTCCATCACCCAAGACGTGGGCGGCTAAGTAGACGTTCTTGAGCAAGAACACGAAGGTGTTACCAACGTTGGTCCCAAGGTTAATGGCGAAGTCGACCGGGATCTTGTTGTCGCCCCACGACTTGATGGTGTTCACGGCCACCGTGTCGTCGTCATAGACGTTGAACGTAAGTGTTATGTTCCTAACATCACCCTCAGGCAAGCTCGGGTAGTAGCTACCGAAGGTATCCCTCACAAGGAGATTGTTCGTCTGCACGCGGATCGTTGCGTTACGAATAGTAGGGAATGAGGCTGAGCCCGTGGAGAACGTTGCACCGTCCGTCGTCGATGCAGCCTGACCCGCCACGAAGCGCCCAGTAAATCCCGGGATGATGTTACCGCTCGTCACTGGGGCAGTAGGTTCAGGAGGGAAGGTCAACAAGCCTCCCTTTTGGTAGACGTCAGAATTCCCGTAGTCCTTGCTCCTCAGCACCCAGTAACAGTCGCCGTTCGCCTGCCACGTGGCAACGTCCTGGTTGAAATTGAACGTCGACTCAGTGACGAGGCAGGTGTTGCCAACCCTCTGGTCCAACGTCGTCGGCGTCCTGAAAGACCAAAGGGAAAACTGCGCGATCTCGTCCACGAACGTGTACTGTAGCTTGACCCTGCTCGCGGTCCCACCTGCACCAGCACCTTGCCCATTGCCAATAGACCCACACAACGTCAACGTAGTTGAGCTTGCGGCAAAGGCGTACCAGGTGCCATTAGCATTGGTATTGATGGTATGTCCAGTGACCGTCACAACCTCGAATGATCCTGAAGGAATCCCGTGCGCGCCACAAGATACCACGATAGGTGTTGCATCGGTCGAGGACGTGACAGCCGTCGAACCAACACCAACCGCAGCAGTCTGCCCAAAAATGGCATAGAGCAGCGGGTCAGCATCTGGAGCAACGCCAGGTGTCCCGTTGCCAACAAGGGACATCTCTATGCTCCAGCGCCCCATCCTGCGACCACCGACCATCCCTTCCATCGAGCGGGTGCCGGTCTTATCAGCGCGCTCGAGCAAGGCCACTTCGTTCTGCAACTCCATGCGGATGAACCTGCACGCGTTGGCGTTGCCCACGGTTGCCGTGCCCGATGTATTTGGGATGATCCCAAACGCTGGCTGTTGCTGAAGATACGCGCGTTCAAGTCGCGAGAAAGAATACTGTGCCATCTATTTCAGGTTCTCCTTTTCTTACGGTTATCTAGCAACAAGCTCAGGATCTGAAACAACATCCCCAGCTTCAGCGAGTGTTTGCCGACGATCTATCAGCATGCACCTTCGCGTCTCGCGATAAATTTCCTGGGCCACCACGAGCTTTTCCAAGAACGAGCTCGTGGCGCTGAAGCGAGAACCAATTGAGCCGTACTTGTCCAACTCGCCTTGCGTAAAATTGATTCGCTTGAAATCTTCCTCTGAGATGAACGCCGCACCACCAAGTACAGCTTCAAGATACGTTTGCTCACTCAACGCAGCCCGCTGGCCAACGGAGTCGAACTCGCGATCCCCTATAAAGGAAGAATCACCACCGACGTATCTGCAAGAAATCACTTTCCGGACTCCTACAAAAATTGTAACACAAACGAATGTACAAGGGTACAAAAAAGTTTCGTACCTTGTGTGGAAACTTACAGGTGGTACCCGAACATCATCGAGAAACCGATGAGCTGCTTAAAGTTTTGGGCCGCGAAGAGCAATGGTCCTCGCTTACACTGGATCTGCCCATTGTAGACCAGGGGTTCCAACCAGTCCTGGTTCTGGACCCTGTTCATCACGTCAAGGACGACGTCCTCAACGCAGTTGCAGTACTTCTCGTGGTCCTGCAACCCCTTGATGTTTCCCCAAGACATGTGAACCTCGAAGATGCACCTTACTGCCCCAGAGAACTGGGTAAACCTCTGCTCGCCAGTCTGACCCGACTCCTTGATATAGAGGCAAGAAAAAGGGTACCTGATGAGGCCGGTCTTCTCAAGCATGTCAGGATCGATCTGCGCCTTGTAGAAGTTCGTGCTAGACGTGCTGAAGTCAAACTTAGCAAATGAGGGCGGAAGACCATACACGGCAGCATTAGCAACGAACCCCGGGTTATACCCGGTCAGGGGGTCGCTGAGCCTCTTGTAGACGCCGTCAAGGACCTGCTGACTGACCTTATTTAGCACGCTTGAAGACCTCCAAGATCGTGGTCCACAAGTCCCGCTTCACCTCTTCTCGGTCCACCCTGGCAAAACCCACGAACCTCCTACGGATGTTCTGGTAGTTACCTATCTGCGCAGCACGGCCGTAGATGGTCATCCTCATCTCCGTCTCGTTCAAGAAATGGGAGATGTCGTAGTTCGGCGACTGGAACAACCTTGCCGCATGCTCGAGCGGTCGGCTGTGAAGGTGAGGTTTTTCGGGATACTTATATGGGGCGAACGAAGCGCCGAACAAGTCGGTGCCCCGCTTCAACCTGTTCTGGGTCCTAACGGTCTGCTCCTCCATGACGTGGGTAGAATTGCCAAACGTCGATGTTGCGGCGATCAGCCTCCTGATACCTGTGATGCGAGTCGTCGAAACCATCAAGCAGCCTCCTGCAACGCCCACCAATGCCTGCACCCGTACCCGCCACCAACATCGAAGACCCCCGGCAACTGCCCATTGTCGAGCGCGTCTATCTCCTTTCGAGACAGTTCTTTCCCAAGGAGCCGCGAACAAAAGCTCCTCGACTTGTCGTCGACGGGACCGACGTAGACGTAGCGGCACTGGTGCCCGTTTTCTTCCAAAGTTCGGTAGTGCAAATTTCCTGTCATTCTAAAGAATAGTATCAGTTGGTCCTTAGCAACGAGTTCCACGTCATTCAACCTCCGAACGACCGTGGATATCCCTGTGACTAACTCAGACAGGTTGACCTCACCCAGGGACCTAGACAAAAGGTTCCGAAGTGCCAGGCCAACCCTGAGCACGTGGCCCTCTATTGCCCCTATTGCTGCAGCAGCCTGGTTTCCAAGCAACTCGTGGTCGTCGCTGTCTAGCTGAACTTCTGGGAGGTCCCCCATCTCGGCGTACATCTCCCTGAACTCGTCAACCTGGTCGACGAACGTCTCGATCAACGCGAGTATCGAGGGGTAGAACCCTGACCTGTTGAGTTCCCGGTGGAACACGTTCTCGAAGTCAAGTATCACGACCGAGTTTTCGGGCACCTGCCTAACTACCCCATCCTTGACAATCAACCTCTCAAGGAAGTAGCTAGAAAAACTTTCTATGAGCAAGTCCACCTCGTCTCGTATTTGACCAGTGAAGTACGAGATCAAGGACTGCATGCGAGAAGCATGCGCATCTACCTTTGCCTGGGAAACCACTACGCCCTTTGCCTCATCGGCACCAAGCTAAGTCTGCGGGTTGGCCACTGCCCGAGACCAGCCGTCGGCCCACTAAAAATTGGGTCCGCGTCCAACGTGTATGTTTCCACGTCAATTGGGATGGGCACAGTGTTCTGCAAGAACAGCACGCCGCCAGCAACCGGGGAGACGTACACGTTCCAGTGCGTTGCCTTCAGTGGCGAAACAACCACCACCAAGACCTGCGCAGGGTCCTGGATTCCCGTCGGAGGGACGAGCGTCGAGATGTCGACGGAGATGACGTTCCCCGGTGACATGTTAACGGTGATCCTGTCAGCAAGTTCCGACTCAGCATTGTTAACATTCGACGGATCTAGGTACAAGTTAGCCTGCGACATGTCGACGTACGAGATGACGACGTCGCACTGGGTCCCGTCGAGCGTACCGTTGCCTGGGACCAGCGACACGTTGGCGTAGTCCCAGCTCCCAGAGTTCCTCGTAAAATACGAGGCTGGGGCGTACAGGGGGCGGAGGACGATAGGTATGCCTAGCCCAAAGAGCGTTGGCTGCACCCTCCTCGTCAGCTCATCCTTGTAGAGGTTCATCTTCTTCTCGTACCTGTCGTTCACGGTGCGGGCAAAAGCATTCCTATAGAAGATCCTCAATGTCCAGAAAACGGCGAACTGCTTGATCCAATTCCACGCTGCTCCCGTGTCGCTGGACACGCAAACCTGCGTCAAGGCCGCCTTTACCCTGACGGAGTTTCCGATGCCAACGTTCAGGACGGCGGCAAGATGGTTGGCCGTGAGGTCGCCGGAGTTCAGGTAGCCTCCGAAAGCAACCATGAGCTTCTGGAGCTCGTTGGCAGTTTCCTCGATCCCGGCCCGAATGAGCCCGTTGTCCCCCTCAAGCGTGATGGACTCGTTGTCAGCAACTACCTGGGTCTCCCCGTCAATCCTCATCAGATCATTGGTTGTAACGAAGATCTTGTCGGTGAAGAGCAATCGAACCTCCCTACTCCTAAAACAAAAATGGGGGCCAGACGGTGTCCCGCCGAGCCCCCATAGATCCGTGCTGCTGAATTTATGATTCCAGCCAGGCTCGGTATGTGCAACTCCCACCAGCCTCGATGTTGGAGAGCTTGAGGCGAAGCGTAGCGCCAGCCACGCCCAGCCGAAGGTCGGGAAAGTCCTGCTTCTTGAAAGACTTCACCTTGTCGGCGGAACTGACGAGCGCGCCCTTGAAGCTTACCGCTGGGCCCGAGAGCGAAGCGGTAAAACCGTTGATCGAGTCCTCGAAGACGAACCGAACTAGTGGGACAGCTGAACCGGAGTCGGACAACTGCGAAACGTTCAACTTCAGCGTCCAGTCGCCGGTGATACCGGAAGTGTCTATGCCAACGCCCGTATAGGGAGCTGTCTGCGTCTGCGAATCAATCTGCGTGAGGGTCATTTTCTGTTACCTCTTCCTTTTGAATTCCGGACGTATCCGGTACGAATCACTCTGTCGGAACCTGGGACTTGGGACCCCGGCCCTTCTGTGCCGGCATCACGGTGGCATTGAGCGCCTGATTCGATTCTGCCCCACCGGTCACGATGACGTACTGCTGCTTCTTCTGCTGCTCTGCTCGGATGTGGGTCTTGAGCTGCTCTTCCTGCCACGAGTAGAATCGCTCGATCTCTTCCTCGCTCGATTCCCTGTGGGTCCCGTCCGTGATCACTCGGGCAGCATTGCGGCAAGTCGCGCTCGCGATCGCGCCGGGGGTGGAGTTCCTTTCCCGATAAAAGAGGGAAGTAACGTGCACGACCCCGTCAGAATGCTTTGCCTGGAGCTCCGCCTCTTTTGCTCGAAGGTCGGAGAAGTACTGCTTCAAATCCATGTTTATGGTCCCCTAAACAGGTCAAGGCCGCGCTTGCAGACGCGGCCAACGACCAGTGGAAATGCGGCGAGGTTTAGCTGAGCACCTGCAGCCCGAACACGTTGCGAAGGACGGCGACGCCATAGAGCACGTCGACGGTAAACTGCTGCGCAAGGGTATTGGGGGCATAGCTCAACACTACGCGCATACCGAAGTTCCCGAGGGTGGCATACTCCGCCACGGCACCGGTATTCGGGAGAGGCTTGGGAAGCATGCGCATCACGAGGGCAAAGGCGTCCCGAGCAAAGGCAAGGTTGTACGTGGTGTTGCCAACCTTGGAAACGTACTGGCTGCGCATGACAAAGAAATTCTTGAGTCTGCCGACCTGGCCAGACGGGATGACGTTCGAATACTCGGGCGAAACCTTGTCTTCCGAGAACCGCTGGATCTGGCGCATGTCAGAATAGGTCGAGCCGCTAACGAGCAAGAACTTCGGCAAGGAGTCGGAGACCTTCGCGTTGAACAGCGCAGTTTCAGCGCTATCGACCACGGATTCCGTGATCGTCGTGTTCCCGGTACCGACCAACGTGTTCGCAGTCAAGTTGAGGTAAAGCTGGGTAAGGTCGGTCTCGATTCGTTCCGCCAGCGAGATGATCGCTGGCATCATGTACATCTGGAGCAAGTCCGGGTGTGCCAGCACCCTCGTAACGTCCGGGATCTGGAAAGACGATTCCGCGTGCGTGTTGATGACCACCTGCGCATTACCAAGGCTGGGGTTCTGCGTCGCAACAGACCCGCCTTCTGCAATGTTGTTGGCGGCCATGACTGGCGGAATCGGTATATTGACGGTGTCCCCCTGGTTGGCGAGGTCTGCCTCATACGACCTGTTGACCAGGTTCCCCATGACGAGGTTACCGACCAACGCCGGCAAGGCGTCCGCCGCAACAAGTTTTACGATCGCATCAGCAACATTTGCTGAGGTAATGGCTGGCATCTAGTTGGCTCCCTTTCTTTTTTATTACGCGTTCTGTAGCGCAGCGCCAATGGACGCCACTATGCTATCTCGAACATCGGACTTCATGCCGACCTTGATATCGTTCAAGTCGGCCTTAACTCCCATTCGAACTCCAGGACTCGCTGGTGCTCCTGAACCCGAGGCGCCAGAGGCACGCAACAGGTAGGAATGTTCCTTGGTAAGGAAATCCTTGACAAAGGCATCGATCGGGAAATCACTACCGTTAATCGTGCCAACGAAGGAACCGTCGTCAAGTTTCCGTACAGCTGGCTCAACCAGCGTGAAGGCCGTGTTCGAGGCCGCGTCGCTGATGAAGTGCATGTTCCCGAGCGCCTGCCTCACCGTCCCGTGCCGACTGGAAGTTTCCGCACGCTTCTCGGCCTCTTCCTTCTCCTTGCGAAGCGTCTCAATCTGCTGTCCCTGCGCCTTAGTCGTGTCCTGCAACTGCTTAAGCAGGACATTGGTCTGGGGATCCGGGTTACCACCACCCTGTGGAGTGGGGTTCGGGTTCGGGCTCGGGTTCGGGCTCAACTTCCCTATAGCGTCGTTGATAGAAGTGAGGGAAGCATTGATCGGCGTAAGCTGCTCCTGGATAGCGGGAGCAAGCCCCTCCTTCTTAAACTTGTCGAGGGCCCCGGCCATCTTCGCCTCAACTACCTTGTTGACCTCGGTAATGACAGCTTCCATCGTCAACACAGCATTTGGGTCCGCGCCTCCCGCACCTCCCGCACCCCCAGCAACTCCTGCCGGCGCCATGAGTGGGCCCGCGTGAAACCTGTTAGTCAACATTTATCTAAGACTCCTCGATTCAGTTTTCATTTTAGCACGCCGAAACAAAACAGGTAATAACTATTTTGCCTACGTCTTAAAAGTTGTTGCCGCAGAACGTCCAGGAATTTTTGTTTCTCCTCTCATTTATGGAACGTACTTCACACGGTTGCCGTCAGCCGGGTCATACCAAAGCTGTTTCGATCCGGCCGCCGGAGCCACTGATGGCAGTGCTGAAACTGCCAGCGTCGGCGTGGTCAGTGCTGGGCCGGTGTCATCCGGCGTACCGATGGTGCAATGGCCGCTATAGTCGATGATCAGCCGATTGGTTTCGTTTCCGCTGGTTCTGAACCAAATCCCGCTGCCCCCGCGTCCAGTGATTATGAGGTCGCTGCAATAGAGGCGAAACGATGACAGTCCACCGTTGATCGTGGCGCAGTGGACCACGTTGTTCGTCATGACCAGGTCATCCACCAAAGTCAGCGATGCTCCCGCGTCATCGGTGGCCCCGATGGTGCAGTGCCCTGCGGAATCGATTGACAATCGCTGTGTTGGCGTGCTTCCAGTCAACAAAGACAGACTGCCGGATGTAGTAAAGAGGTTGTGACCCGCCGCATCAATGTCGAAAGACCACGGCGTTTGCGTGGCTGGGTTTCCCTGCAATCCTTGTGGTCCGGTTAAACCCTGGGCACCGGTTGGACCTGTTGCTCCGGGTGCGCCATCGGCGCCGGGAACGCCCTGCGGTCCGCTGCTGCCAGCAGGACCAGCAACACCCTGCGGTCCCTGCGATCCGGTTGCTCCGGTTAAGCCCTGCGGCCCAGCCAGGCCCTGCGGCCCGGGTGGTCCCTGGATGTTGCCCGCATCCGTCCACGTCGTGTTCCAGACCCAAATGTGGTCCGTGTCCTGCGTGATGTAAGCGTCGCCGGCATTGGCTGATGCGGGCAGATCCGCATGCGTCGGCACGCTGCCAAGCAGCTTGATGCCGGTGCCGGGAGTGCCTTGCGGACCGGGAGTGCCTTGCGGACCGACGGCTCCGGTTGAACCGGGAGGGCCTTGCGGTCCCTGTGTTCCGGGCGATCCCTGCAAACCCTGCGGCCCCTGCATTCCGGGAGGCCCCGAGGAACCGGTGGGACCAGCTGGGCCTGGTGCTCCCTGCGGACCGGGCGGTCCCGGTGGTCCGGCTAAGCTGGCTTGGCTGATTCCCACGGAAAACTGCACCTTGGGTACAATAGTAGCAGAAAATGTCTGGCCAAGAACTACGGGAGCAGGAGATTTTTCGGTAGGAGTCAAGGGTTTACCTCGCAATCAATGCCGCTGTTTTTGGGGAATTAAGCGGCACGCGGACAGAACCTGGGGCCAACCTTGCGGCAGCCGACCTAGTTATGTCCTTGGTCACCTGCACAGTACCAGCCAGCAAGGTCGTGACCCACGAGTTGGCGTCCATAATCTGAAGATCCCAAACATATGTTGCCTGGTTCAAGTTAAGCGTCACGTTGTGCGTCAGGACCATCGTGATGGTATTCCCAACAATGCTGCACTGGAATTGCGCAGCCACGATGGAGTTGGAATCAGCAGGGCCTAGGCGAACCTGTGACTGGGCGACGTACCCAGTCAAGTCAGCGACTGTGCCGTCCGTATTCAGGACGGTGACCGTTGCTATGAAGTCATCGCCCTGGTAAATTTCAAGGTTCGCTAAGCCAGGCATGGTCTTGTTGTTACTTCTTTACAGCATGAGCCTCGTGGCTAGTTTCTGCCGTCGTTGCGAGCGCTGGGTTACTGCCGACCAACGTCAAGATCTGGGCAATCGTCGGCTGTGCACCAACGTCAGAATCAGAACCTCGTCCAGCAGAGTTATTCGCCTTTCCCCAGTTAACCCGGTCCAGGTATTCGTCGACTTGCCGAAGCTGGTACGGCTTAAGCGAGCCAAGGGTAGAAGACGCCAGGGCATTGAACTGCGCGGTCGTCAAGCGAGTGTACGGAACTTTAGGCACGTTGTTTCTCCTTTATTTTGGGGTGTTTGGTGACGGACCCGCGCCACCTCGTCCAGGGGGTTGTATGGGACCCTTGCTGCCGGGAGATGGTAAAGCTCCCTTGTTGCCTTGAGATCCCAGGGCTCCCTTGAGGCCCTGCTTCGCCATCTCGACGCGCTTCTTGAACTCGTCTTCCTCGCGTTCTTCGATGGTTGGTCCCGCGTCGATCTCCTTGTAAACCTTGTCAATCTCCTCGCGGTTCGCGTCCACCATCCAGGCCTTGGCAACCTTCTTGTAGAGGTACTTCTCGAACAGCTCGGAGGGAACCTTGATGCTGAGGACTGAACTGACGGCGAAGACTTCCTCCGTCGTCATGTCCTCCTGGAAAGTGAACCCACGAACATCGGGATGTATGCCCTCATCCTTGTGCGCGTCGCGAACATCTACCAGGACGTCTTGCATATGACGACGGAGGTCGTCCCCCATGCCAGCCAGGATCTGCTTGGCTGGGGACATCTCGAGCTGCTTACTCTTGCCGGATTGCATGGCAGGGGTTGCCCGCATGCTGCGGCCCTGCGCCTGCAAGTTCATGGACCTGAAGCACTCCTCCCTCAGCGACTCCACTCGCTTGGCAGAATGCACGAAACTCTTGCCTTCTGGCTCAGACCACATGTACTCCGTGCCTGCGGGAAACTGAAGGTAGCCGCTCTCCGTCTGCGTCATGTTCGTCGTGTCGACGTCGCCGATGATGATCGGGATCGCCAAGTTGGACATGAACAACGACCAGGCGAGCGTGTTGTCCTGGTTAAGGTGATCTACCAGAAGGAGGTAGGCTCGGTTGGCGAGCCACAGCCCCTCGCTGAGGAGGACCCTGCGAACAGGCAAACGATTCTTGTGAGAAAGCGCGTGCTGCCCGCGACGAATGAGCACAGCCATTCGGCCAGTATCATCGTAGCCGACCCTAACTTGCTCCTCGTTTTTTCTCCGATCCTCGTATACCCGGTATTCAGCCCTGTCATAGTAGTACCACGTCGTGACTATCTCCCGCTCCCCAAGGAAGTCCTGGTCCTCAACCTCGGTCTTTATGACCGCCCACCGAAGTTCTCCCCTCTCGTCTGTTCGCCAATTGATGACGTTCAATGGCGTGTAGGCAGCGAGGTGTGGCTCGAGCAGCCCGCGACTCTTCTCCTCCTCGAGGGTTTTCGGCGGTTCTTCTCCCTCGCCTAGCGACGTCAAGTCCGTGAGTACCCAGGCAGAACCATATGTCAGCAAGAACTGGAACGTCTTCTTCCAGAAATCGATGTACGAGAGCCCGAGCCCGTCGCAATTCTCGAGGAAGTCGCTGAAGAACCCCGTGTCCCGCTTCTTCCCTTGCTGATCGAAGAAGATCTCCGGCAATGTGTCAAACATCGCGGCGCCATACCACCCGAGCCCGGTACCTAGTATATTCTGGTACGTGAAGCGGTCCATGCGAGCGGCGTAGACTTCCTCATCTTCCCTCGGCCTCTTCTTGAGGACGCGCTCGCACTTGGCTTTCAGGTAGGACCCGCCCTCATACATCAGGGACAAGTCAACCCAGGCCTCGAAACGGGAAGCAAACTCGGGGTGCTGCTGGTTAAGCTTGTTGACGGCGACGTACTTGTCGCTCGAGGTAGCCCCGACGGGGAATATGGCATTATTGCCCTGGCCATAAACTCCCGGCGCGCCCACGAACGTCATTGTAGGATTTATCGGTGTTGTGGCCACTTATTCAGAATCACTCCAATTCATCGATAATCTGCACAATCTTTTCCCTACCAAGGAACAGCCACGCCTCGTCGTTGAACACGTGCAACGAGAAGAGCGCACGGGCAAGTTTGATGTCCTCGGCTACTCGCACGCAAGTAGGCCACAGGACACTCAAATCTGCCCTGCGCATCTCAGCATACCACAATTCCCTGATGATTTGTAGCAGGCCTTTGAATTCCACGTTCAGTTGCTGCGCAAATAAAGTCCACGATTCCTTCTGACAAAGATCAACCCTAACCCAGCGATCGCCAAGAGGATCGATGCCGGTTCAACTGTTGCTGAAGTGGTGAGCGAGGTGCTCGCACTCCAGTTCAAGTCCTCGCCCGCTGCCAACGTAATTGTGAACGCTTCATCGATCGAGTAAGGGGCAGAAAGCGAAGGAATGACGGCAGACTTGTCGTTGGAGAACGACCCTGCTGAAACGACCGGTGGCGTAGACAGGCCGGACGCGAAGGCCCCCGCCACGCAAGTTGACCCGAGCGGGTTAACCGTGGCAAGCACATCGGCAGAATTGACGCAGCTCTGGTAGGACATGGTACTCCCAGATGTCCCAACAACTACCGTCCCACCGACGTGGCTGAGCAGCGCGATGTTCGGCCCCACGGGCATGGTGAACTGGTCCGCAGAAATCTGGATCTGTATCGTTTGAGAAGTAGACGACAAGTTGTCCAGGTCAACGTTGGCCGACAGCAAATCAGCAAGCGTCGAGGTTCCCGGGTTGTTCGAAGTTGCGCCCAGGAGCGTGATCTGGAGCGGCGGCCCAGCCACGTTGGCGCAGCTTACCGGGGCCGGTGACACACTGTCGCAGGTCACCAGCGGCCCCGCCCCAACCTGGTACTGGATCTGGATTGTCCCACAATCCGCAACTGCAGCAAAAGCTGCTAGGTATGCGGAAAGCATAAGTATTGTTTTCTTCATCTCTATCTTACCTCCATCAAAAGCTCAGGCGATCCTTCGCCGTTGCCTACCGAACATCCTTCTTGTTCCATGACCTCGGCGTGCATCTTGCTCAACTCCTCGTTCAAGTCCGTGCGGTACTGCTTATTCGGTATGATCAACTCGTCGAGCAACTCGTACGGCTCGTCGAATGCCTCGTAGCAATCGTCCGCCATCCCAATCGCGTCCGCAACCACGCCCGACCCAACAGAATGGACCAGGCCATCACCGTCAGCCATGACCTCGAACAGGTAGAAGCAATCTTCCTTTCCTTCTGGTATCCCACGGATTGGCACACCAACGTTCGGGCAAACTTTCTCTATGTCCGACAATTTCTTAGCTTCAAGAGGGTATGGGGGGATGGTGACGCGAACAGCTGCACCAAACTGGTCTGTCATGTTCACGGCCGAGGCCTGACCCTTGGCAACGTCGGACATGAACTTCCCAACCCCTCCACGGAGCATCTTTATCAAGGTCGGCATAGCATCATAGCCGAACCTTGGGGTCCACTCAAGGCCCCACACCCCCTCCCCGTTGACCACGGTGTTCAGGTCCATCGGGCCAACGTACCCGGACTCGACGATGAGCCTCTCGGCCCTCAATATCCCCTCACTGATTATCCTGCAAGTCTCGTCGTGCTCGGCCCACACGAGGTTTCCAGCACACCCGGTCGCTTGTCCCAGCTCCCCGTTCAAGGCTTTCTTGACCTCTACGGTATGGTTCAACGGACGCAAGAAGCGGTTGCCGTCGCACCATGCCTCCGTTGAAACACACACGCCCTCCTTGAACTCTTGCAAGATGAACGACTCAATTTCCTTCCCAAAATACTTGTCAACGTACTCCGCCCACCTGACCAAGTCGTCGCCATCGTGGGAGCAGTACGTCAACGAGCAAGGGAGATCCTTGCCCGAGGGCTTGAAGACGAACCTCTTGCCATCGTCGTGTTCTTCCAGGAACGACCTGACCTCGTCCACGCTGAAGTCGTCGAACTTCGCCGTGTACGGTACCTTGATCCCGGCCTGCTCCATCAAGTTCAGCCCAAACATCCTGTCCTGCTCAAGCTCATCGGCAAACACCGAGCCCGCCACGGTCGCGAATCCTTCTTTACGGAGGTTGTCGGCAATGTCTCCCATGCCGGAAAAGTCGAATACCACGACCGTACCTTCTGCGGGCTCGATCTTCTCTGTCTTGGGTATCAGCCCGTCCCAGACAGAGCGATAGTCGGGCTGGTTGATGTACAGCTCAACCTGGTTTCCCTCCTGCTCAATCTGGTGAAGGAGGTGCGCGCCCTCCCCGACGTTCGACACCATCAAGAATCTCATCTACAGTGCCTCTACCCTCGCGTCATGGATTTGCCAGTTCACGCCAGCTTGGGAAGCTACCAACCTCTCCACTATGTCGGCAATCAGGTGTTGCCTGTGGTACGGTGCAAGCGGAGAATTACCGGGCTCAGGCAACGAGTCCTCGTTCCGGTTCTGCTCGTAGAACTTGTCGAAGTCATCGATCGCGTTCTCGGACACGAGGCATTCCCTGCAGAGCGTCGCCTCGATCAGCTCATGTATCGCCACCAGCATGTTGCTCGCGTGATCACCCGTGTCGGAGACCCGGATCCGGAGACCTTCAGACAAGAACTGCCAATCGCCGCAAGTCTCGTACCTCTGATCCTTGTGCGGGATAACTTCTGCCAAGAAGAGGAACTTGTTACCCGACGCTGTACCCAACGTAGGGACCTCCCCCGCTAGCGGAACTGTCGATCTCGAACTGCGAAAGGTCGAGAGCGTTCTGCCCACTACCGCTCGCTAAGATGAAAGCACTCGAGACCGTCGGCCTCATGGTGGCAATCACAAAGCCCGAGGGATCCTTTATAAAGACGCTTCCCGCATCAGCCGGGTCGTACGTGACGATGATAGAGTGGATCGCCTTCCTCACGAGCGACAACTTGACAGGAGTACCCGAAGATGGCACCGGAACTTTTCCCAACCCTATCCATTGCATCTGATCTCCTTACCCAAGGCTATACCCAACGTACGGCCCCCTACCACCTGTTGGGGCGTCTATCCAATACTCATTGAGGTCCATGGCATTCTGCCCACTCCCACTATCGAGTGACACCGGGGACGTCGTGTTAGGGCCCAGGGCCGCGATGACGTTTCCCGTCCGATCCTTGATGAACACCGCACCAGCGTCTGCTGAATCGTACGTCAGCATGATGGAGTGGACCTTCTTCGGTACCGGGGAAAGGTAGACAGGGGTTCCCGGGGTACCGACGGCAACTTTTCCTAGGCCAATCCACTGCATGCGGTTCTCCTCCTTCTCTACTGCAGGATACCCTTCCTCGAAGTTGCCTTGGCACGAAGGGAGTAGTTGTACTCGACCATGTATCCCAGGGCATCGCTGATGTGCGTGCGCTTCGCGTCGCTCTTGTCGAGCAAGCCAGTGATGACGCCGTCCGAATTCGCCTGGTACGAAACCTTCTTAAAATCTTTGATAAGCTCGGGACACTTCGTGTCGTCGACGTACAGCCTCGTCGTCCCGTCCGCCGACTTAAGCATGGTGTTGACGGCGTTCACGCGGTCCACGATCATCGGGTTCGACTTGCGACGGACGAACTTGTAGTGCATGAACGGTTCCATCCCCATGTACTCGGCCACGATTTGCCAGTTGGTCTTCTGGCTCTGCGAGGACCTCTGCGTCCCCGCCGCATCCCCGTATATCTCGACCTCGAGCGTGTAGTTCACCTTGTACTTCTGCAATTCCTGGATGAGCCTGGGCATCATGCTCGGCGTGTTGCTCTTCGGGAGCACCAGCTCCTCCAAGATCTCGCACCGCTCCATCATCCTGACCGTGTTCCCCTTGTCGTATTGCCCGATGACCACGCACATCGGGTCGACGTTGAAGTCGATTGCCACGAATAGTTGCATGCGTGTGTCGCGGACCAGTCGCTTACAATGGAGTGTCTCGTCGAACTGGTGGTAGGCGTTGCCATCCTCGGCCTCGTCCCCCGGTCGCTGCTGAAATAGCGCGAACCAATCTCGAAGGTTGATGCTCTTGAACCTCGCAAGGTCCCGCTCATCGTACCTGTCGGGGCAGAGCGGCTCTCCCTTGGAGCGACCAAGTATGTCGTGCCAATTGCGGTCGGATTCTTCACGAATAACCTCGCTGATGCTCTTGGTGAATATCGGCGCGGTCGACGGGGCCGTGACTGCGCCCGTTCGCAGGTTGTTTACGGGAATCTTGTATTGCTTGTAGTGGCGCTCAGCATCAGGTTCAGCTTCTGCCGGGAAGCAGAAAACTTCCCAGCCCTCGATCTCAACCTTGTTGTCGCCGTCTGCGATGCGCTCGATGTTGAACTGCTCCCTCTGCAAGATTTTGCCGATCAAATCGTCCGTGTGCCACCTGGTTGCCATGACGACGACTGACCCGCCGGGCTCCATCCTCGACCTCGCCGTCGACGTGTACCACGCCCAATTCTTTTCCCTCATCGTTAGGGAGTTAGCTTCCTCACTATTTTTGACGTAGTCGTCAATGATGAATACGTCGGCTCCCTTCCCGGTGATCGGGCCACCAACGCCGGCGCAGACCATCTCGCCACCCTTCGAGACAGCCCAGTGGTGCATGGCCGGGTTCTTCGTGTTGAAGCGGATGGTCAACTCATCCTGGTTCTCAAGGATGATGTCCCTCGCCTTTCCTCCCCACTTGGCCGCGAACTCCGCCTCGTACGAGCAAAGTATTATGCGGTTCTTGCTGAAGTTCTCCATGTACCAGACAGGAAACCATTTTGAAACTAGTTCACTTTTTCCGTGGCGCGGAGGCATAACCACGATCAACCTCTTGCACCTCCCCATCGCCACGTCCACGAGCTTTCGGGACAGGAGCTGGACGTATGGCCACGTCTTGAACTGCCCACCAGACAGCCGAACTGCAAGGGAAGCCGGCGTCAGCTTCCACATGATCTCGGCGAACATCGGGTCCGAGAGCGTGGCCTGCGTTACTGGTCCTAGCTCCGGCATCAGCTCACAACCTCCTCAATACCCCAGAAACCTGCAACAACCATACGACGACCAACACTGCCGCGACCAAGAAGATGATCTCTGCAAGTGTCTTCATCGACGGGATAGCCGATTTCGTCTTGCTCACGAGCAAGATGGAATAGCCAATGACCACCAACGCCAAGATCATGAAAAGCAGCATCCAGGGTTCTCCTCACCGAAACCTCAATCTTCGTCCTCTTCCCTGATCATTGCCTCGTGCTCATCGACCGAGAGCTCGACGGGAAGCGCCCCCTCTGTCACGACCGGACGAACGTTCCTGATCTCATAACCAGGATCAACATTAACTTTGGGGGCAACCACGAGGCCTTGACCCGTGGCTACCCCCTCTATCTTCTTCCCGACCGAGAGTTGCGCCATCAGCGACCCAGCCTGCTCATAGTCTCGCACGTCAGCGCACTTCTGGATGCGCCTCAGCACGAATTTCCTGAACTCCCGATCATCGAACATGCTTTTTACCGGACCACCTTCATTGCCTGGAATCGATCAGGCGTTTCCTGCCCAACACGATCAGGGCAATCCCACCAGCCAGCATGACCCACGTGCCTGGTTCAGGAGTCGCCGGCGGCGGTGGCGGCGGTGGGCCAGAGAACGGCGTGGTCTCGAAGATAGCCCCGCTGTTGGCCGTGGCCACCCAGTTCGGTGCTGCTACCGTTCCCTCGTTCAAGAACGCCACGATGTACGACGCCAGCGGCAGGCCCCCGGCGATGGTTTCGAGTGGGTTTAGGTTAGGATGGGACGGGTCCTGCAGCGTGTCTGATCCAAGATCAACCTGGTAAACGAAGAAGCCGGTAGCGCCAGGGTCCAGCGCCTGTGTTGCCGGCAGGTACGCGCCGATTGGCTGGTCCGGCGAAGCCGAGAGCCCGAGGTATGCTGCCAGGGTGCCCGTTGTCCATGGGGTGGTGCTGAACTTCGTGGCCGTACCGGCATACGTCCCTGTGAGAGCAAACGGGGAGCTTGCCTCATTGGTCGGCGCCAGGATGTCGATCAGGAACTCTCCTGTGGCTGGTCCCGGAGAAACATCGAAGCCGAACTGCTCGGTCGACGTGTTCACGGTTGTCGGACTGTTGGTGCCGTTGTCCACGCACTGGCCTGTACCGGCACAGTACCCGTGCAACGGGTCGATTATCGTGTCGGCAGGACATACGCCTGCCGCCACAAAAATCAGGGAGATCGTCAACGCTGTTATACGCATTTCATTGAAACCTTTTTGGAACACCTTTCGTTTTTTCTACTGCCGCAATCGTCTTAGCTCTTGGTGGGGGCCGCCGCGCCATGGGTGGCGGTCGCCGTGCCATGGGTACCAGTAACCGCACCATGGGTACCGGTCGCTGAACTGGTCGTGTCGGGCCCCGCCTTGGCCTTCTCGTCAGCCGTTATCTCAGCCAGGAGCAGGCCAGCCTGCTCATTGTCGTGGACGTCACCAACCTTTTGGATGTGTCGAAGCACGAGTTTCTCGAATTCTTTACCGTCTTTTTCTTTGTTATCTGCCACTGTTCTACCTCCCCACAAATTACTGGACCAGGGATGGTCCTTCCCCAAAATCTGACTCCAACGCCGCCATCGAAGCGGCGATCGAGAGCCTCTGGGCCGCGTCCGCGAGTTCCGGGTTCTCGAGGATCCGCCGCAGCAGGATGGCCTGGGAGTCGGCGTTGGAGGACGAGTCGCCGGTGGTCTCGACCGTGACGTTTGAGAGTTTCGGGTACATGTACGGGAGCAAGGTCTCCGCGATCTGCAACTTGACGTGGCCCGCCGTCTGGTCGTCCTGGGCAATGATGACCATGGTCTCCAGGGGGTCATACCCGAACTTCATCATCGCCTCGCGGGCTGCGATGCGCACGCCCCTTTTTGCCTGCATCATATGCTGTTGGCCTCCCCTAAAAAAAATTCGACACCAAGGGAAATTGTAACACGAACGAGGTTCTCCCGAAACCAAAAAGTTTCGCGCAAGTCAAATGGTTTGCAGGTTCCCGACCATGTTGAAAAATCTGCCCATGTATTATCCTACAATGACCAGGGAACAATGTACACTGACCTGAGACTTCGAAGATACTTCAAGGTTACCACGTCCTCGGGAAAGTGTCCTTGGTTGCGTGGTCCACGACCGCGTAGAAGGCTTCCCTGATCCAGGAGGCATCCTGGACCGCGTTGTGCTCGAACGCCAGTTTCGGCGGCAACTTGGGATTGCCGACCGATCCCGCGTACTGCTTCAGGTCAAGCACATGCTTGGGATACGACTCCGGCATCTCGATCATCTTGCCCCAGAGCTGGGAGAACAGGACCCAGTCGTACGCTGCGTAGTATCCCCAGAACACCGGGTCAGACCCACCGCACTGTTGCTTCACCCACTTCTCCACTATCTTGTGGATGCCCAGGTGAGGGCAGTAGATCGCCTCCCGCTTGAGCACGTTGAGCATCACGTTCTTCCTCAACCACTCATCGTCGCAGTGGGTCCAGTTAAAGTCGCTGTTGACCACGTACAAGTCTTCGCAGTTGTCCGCGACGATCCCCAGGCTGATCAGCCTGATCGGGTAGTCCGGGCCCCGTTCCCAGAACTCCGCGTCGATGAAGAACCTCATGTTGTTTTCCTACTTAGCTTCGTCAATGTCCTCATTCTCCGTTTCCTCGAACTCACATTCGTCGCAAATCGGGTCATCGTACTTGTTGATGCAGATGTCCCTCCCGCAAATCCTGCACTGCGTTGCCCACATGATCCTCTACCTCAATCGCTCAGACTTGCTGGTACACTCAATGGTGATGGCTCGCTCGCCACACTTGGTACGCTTGGGGGATTTGACTCGCTCTACTATCCTGGCACACTCCCACGGATGGCTTCGCTCAGTGTGTTTGGCACACCCCACAACGATGGCCCACTCCGTATGCTTGGAACCCTCATGGATGAAGGTTCGCTCTTGTACCATGGCAAGGGCTCGTGACTGGTGGCTCGCTCACGGGATCGGCACACTCCTAAATCTGGCTCACTCAACAATTTTGGCACGCTCACAATGCTGGGTCCGCTCCCATTCTTTGGTACGCTTCATTTGGCTGGCCCACTCTTGTGCACTGGTACAACTCCTTGTTCATGGCTCACTCATGTACATGGAACACTCACGGTCATTGGCCCGCTCGAGTTCTTTGGTACTCATTCTCGCAAGTTGGCTCGCTCGCGCAAGCTGGAACACTAGTTGATTGTGGCTCGCTCGTCGATCTTGGCACACTCATGGTCTAAGGCCCGCACTTTTGTTGATACCCTCGGAGTCTAGGGCTCGCTCCCAATTGTTGGCACACTCACCTTGGATGGCCCGCTCCAAAGGGATGGCTCACTCCGTACCTAAGGAACCCTCACAGACTATGGGTCGCTGATCTGCTTTGGCTCACTCACATTTCATGGCACACACATTACGCTAGGTTCACTCATCTTGTCTGGTACCCTCCCAAGTACGGGTTCACTCATTCATTGCAACACGCTCGAACTTACTGGATCACTCACCGTCGATGGAACACTCAGGATAACTGGATCACTCATTCGTTGTGGCACGCTCGCCATATTTGGTCCACCCCCAGTTCTTTTGGCTAACTCAGACGTCATGGTACGCTCAATGAGCCTGGGTCACTCGTGCATCATGGAACTCTTCAGCGGTTATGGCTCACTCGCACAAGCATGGCACTCTCCAAGGTGTTGGTTCACTCACGGTGCATGGAACACTTCGGATACCTGGCTCACTCTCAATCAATGGCACTCTCCCGACGGGTGGATCACTCATCTTGTCTGGTACACTTCCAGATTCAGGTTCACTCCCCTACTCTAGGTACGCTCGTGCCTACTGGCTCGCTCCCAATTCTTGGCACTCTCCCCCAACGATGGCTCACACATAAGTTATGGCACACTCCCTATTTTTGGCTAAGCCCTCTCCCGCACGGGCTTGTGGTCGATCTTGTGTGCGTGACCCAGTATCGCGATCGCGAACGGCGCTGGCGGGTCCTTCTTGAAGTGTTGCTTATACCAGTACTCGTGCAAGTGACTGAGGAAGATCTTCACCGCGTACCTCTTGGCCCTCGAGTGGAGGTGGCCAGGGGGTAGCTTGCCTTGCGAGTACGCCTTGTACGCGTCGGTGGCCTTGTCTATCTTCTTGGTGGCAAGGATCACCTTCGCCTGTTCCGCGTACTCACCTGCCTCGTTCTTCGCCGACTCGAACGCCTTGCGAGAGATGTAGATCTTCCCATACTGGTCGTCCTCGTGGTTCATCACCTTGACGAAGCTCTCGCCCAGCTTCCAGCAGAGCGTCTTCAGCCCCGCGTTCCAGGGCCTCTTCGTTTTCGGCAGCCACTTGGACGTTGGGTCCAGGCCGGCAAACCTCCAGATGTGGCCGGCCGTCGGCGCCTTCTCGATGTCGATGTTCGCCCGCAAACCAGCAGCGATCACCGGGCCAATCCCAACGATCTGCTTGCACCAGTAGGCAACGTCGTCCTCCGACGTCCACCTGTCGAGGGTCCTCCTGATCTGGCCCTCCAACGTGTTGCTCTGGTCCGCCAACCACGTCAGTACCTCGTGCGGCTCCTTCGCCTCCGCGAGGGACCTTATCTGGTTCCCCGACACTATCCTGTTCTGCTGCATCTGGTAGTACGCGTCGACGAGGTACCTCACCTCTACCACGCTGAGGGACGCGGCCGCGTTGGCCATGTCCCTCGTCAACCGCTTGACGGACTCGAGGTCCAGCTCTCCCGTTGCTCGCTCTTCTCCCATGCGACCCTCCCTAGTACTTGCCTGCGTGGGTGATCGCGCTGTTCGCGTCCATCCTCGCCTCCCTGATCTTGCGTATCGCGGTCGACCTGTCAGGGCAGGGCGGGACGTTCTCCACCATCACCTTGACAGCGTTGGCGAGGGCAACGCGGACGAGCGTTCCCCTGTCCACCATGTCCTGGTCCCACCTTGCATACGTGAAGGCGGCGTCTATCTCCGCCTCCACCTCTGGAGTCAGCTTCTCTGCTTTCGTGAAGTCCATCATTGCTCCTTTTCTCGTATCTCTTTGAGCGCGCGTTGCGCGCGCTACCCTCGCCCGCGCATGGGGGCACTGGCACGACGCACGACCGCGCACGCCCACCCGCGGGGGCACGTTAATAGTGATGGTATTCCAAGTCCGGGTCCCCGCCCGGTCTCCGGCGACCGGTCTTCGTGTGCCGGAACCAACCCACCGGCTCATCGCTGATCAGCGGATCCCAGGCCTCGAAGGCGCGAACTGCGCCTGCCACGTCCTCGAATCACCAGAAATCGTCTATCCAGGAGTTGCCAACCCTGCCGATTGCCACGATGGAGTTGTACAACCTAGGGTAAACTACCACCTCCCTGCCGTCCCCGACAAGGCCGACGGCCACCGCCTGTCGGAGGAACCTCCTGTCGTTCAGGAACTCCGGCCTATTTCTCACGTCCCAGGTCCCACCTGACGTACTCCTCGTCTTCCTTATCCGGGTCCACGCATTCAGTGACCTCTAGCTCGTGCGGGTGAAGCCTCGAAGCTATCCAGTCGTTGAACTCCCTGCGGTCCTCGTCAGTGCCGTTCCCGGCAGACCAGGAGATCCTGATCGCGTTGCAGGCAAACCACTGGACCACGCCCACGTTCCCGCTGCTGGAGACGAAGACCCTGTTGTCCATCTTCCTAAGGATGTCCCTTGCCACGTGCCCAGTCCTCCCACTGCGCTACCTTCTTCGGCGTGACGAAGGTCCTCAAGAACCAGTCCCAGGTCCTGGATTCCCCGACCCTGTTCATCGCCTCGGCGAACGCCCGCTCCCTGAGTGGGCAATCCCTGTAAACGTGGTTGAACCCGTAGCAGTTCGGGCACCTCCCGGCGTCGAAGTTCGGGTGACGCCCGTCGGGGTAGGTGTACTCGAACTCCCCCCGGTTCACCCTGCGCTTGAATTCCAGGGCATTCTTGAGGGAGAACCACCTCGCTTCGACGGCCAACCACGGCCCCGAACCAGTGATGAGGTTCCTCCGCCCCCGACTAGGGGGTGGCAAAACATCGACGCTGACCCTAAGCATTCGCAGCTCCCCTCGTCCCCAACGAGTAGTTGAAGTCCACCGGGCCCGAGAAGTCTTGCTCGGCGTGCTCCTCCGCGCTAGCCACGAACTCGTCGAGTGACAGGGGTTCGGGGCTTTCCCCGAAGTACGGCATAAGTATCACCGGCCCGTTCCCCTGCACGTTGCTGGTCCAGACCTTGGATGGGTAGAGCCCGCACCTCGACCCGTCGATCCCGAGGTCGACCATCGCGCAGTACATCCTCGAGTACGCGATCGTCGTCGACGTCGGCTGGTGGAAGCTGAACAGGTGGCAGTTCCCGCTCTTGCTCCTGCAAGGCAGGAGCGGCTGCCCCAGCTTCCCCTTCAACGCCGAGACCGGGTAGTCGACGTCAATCGCCGAGAATACGCAGGTCTCGTTCTTCCTGGTTGGCGAGATGGCGAGGTGCTTGCCAAGCTCTCCCCTGAGGTGCGCCAGCCAGTCTTCCCTGGTTGGGACACCGCCAAACTTCGGCGTGAAGTCGCCGACAACTTTCCCAATCTTCGGTGAGTGCTTCGCGCTGAATATGGCGAAGCCCTTGGGCGAGCCGTCAAACAGCGCCGCCATCTTTTCCGCCGCGAGTCCTAGTTCCACGTGCCTTCTCCTTGTTTGCCACGAACCTCGCATCGGATTTCTGCTGCAGCAGCGAGAGCCTCCGATGCATCAGGCCCTCCGCCGGCGACAGGTGAACGTCCTCCAAGATCTTGACCACCATCTCGAGGTCGCTCAACCTTATCCTCAACGACACGTCTTTCTTGCGTAAGCTCAACTCATGCTCTCCTCTGCTGCTCCAACCAGTTCCTCTCCTCCTTGGTCATGCCATCTCCTGGTAGTTCTTCTTCCTCTTCCAAGTCACCCAAGTCCTGGCTTGGTAGCTCATCCACGATTTTTGCCACCTCGACCACTTCTCCCGGAGGCTGGTCTCCAGGCTCTGGGATCTCCGGGTCAGCAAACCCGAACCGGGTCCTCTCAGCGAGCGACATCTTCGCGATTTCTTCTAGGGGGATCATCACGGATGATTTCGGCGGCACAACTGCTGGTGGGCCAAACCCTTCCCGTGAACCTGAGAGGGTTTGCCTCACTTGGGTTTCCTCGATCGACATCCCAGGCCTAGGATTCGCCAAACCCGACCTCTCGGCTACCCTCTTCGCGGCCCTCTGGGAGCGAGAGAGCCCGGAGATGTTCCTCGCAGCTTGGTCGAACTTGCCATTGTTGATGGCAACGATCGTGGCGTTGTCGAGCCCGGTCGCCGCCCTTATTTTCTCAAGTGAGTTGTTCGCCTTGAACAAGAATTTTACGGCGTTGATCTTCGCCTTCGTCAAACCCCTTGGCAAGATCTCGGGGAGAACCACGGACCTCTCGTTCCTCCGATCCTCGGCAGTCCCGCGCCTGGTCAAGATGCCCAGCTCGTATGGGAGGGAGAGCCCCTTCGACGTGCTGTGTTCCGAATACCTCAGTTCTTGGTGGTGCGGGTTGATGCAATACTTGTGGTCGCAAGCATACCGGATGTCGTGCTTGTCCGGCACCTCCCCGCGAAATGCCGCGTACAGCGCCTTCTTCACCGAGACAACTTCCCCAGTTCTCGGGATGGTCACGTGCTTCTTTTTCTCGTCCTTCAGGAGCCAGTGCTTCGGACCCTTCCGCTGGATCGTGATCATCTTCTCCAACTTGAGGTGCAGCCTAACCTTCATCCTTTCCTCCAACAATTGTTCGGACAAAATCACCGAGGTTGACCGGAGTTTTTTGACCATTGGCTAACCCAGTCAACGTAAATTGGTTCCACTGCGTGAACGACCCGAGCGACGGGATGTGTCCAATTGTCATAATAGGGTCGTTGGGGTTGGGTCATTTTTTTACCCCACCACCTGACTTCTCCCGTACCACGTACCTCGGTAGGCAGAGGTTCCCCAGCAGCCGTACCATGACTACGATGGACCTGGGATATTGATCCCCAGCGACCACGATGGCGCCCGCCAGGTCTTCCGCCGCGACGTAGACGTCCTCGAACCCCCTCGATTCTGTCTTGTGGTTTATCCTTACCTTGTAGACGTTCACCATATCCTCGGTTCTTCCCGCCCCATCCTCTTCCTCTCTTTTCTCCTGGCTTCCAGGAACGCCCTCAGCGACTCCTTCGCCTCGTCCGGCGAAGCGCCGACAGCCCAGTAGCTCGTGTCTTTCGCGTCGGGTGACAGGGGGTCGTGGCCTTCTGCCCGGTACCAGTCAGGCTCGCCGCTGAGCCGGCCCAGCTGCCTGACCCTGAGGTTCGCGACATCACCTAGCTCCAACGCAGCTCCTCTCGGGAGAAGGACTCACCTGGTGGGCCGTTGTTGCGGCCGACGAGGCATGCCAGAACCCGAGCGCGAAGAACAGCGCGGCGAGCAGGACGAACTCGACCAGCGACAACTCCTCGTCCATCAGCCTGGACACGTAGTAGCCGACGAGCGCTATCGTCGCGGTGAAGGTCAACGCGTCATGGTTGAGCAGCGGCATGGCCAGGCCTCTTCTTCTTCACCCATATCTTCATCTTCACGTCCACTCCCACTTCCAGACTTCTCGGTATGCTCCGCATACCGGAAGTAATCATCGGCATCCCGCGTCCTCCCAAAATTGTGCCATCTCCACTAAACCATTATAACACAGGACATCACCACGAAAACAGATAAATTAACTGCGGTAGCCATTTTGTGAGTATTATACCAGTGTAAAATACCACAACGATTTTCCTCAGTTTTACAGGGGGTTGTTTCGGAAGCCATGTACATTTTTGAAACATAGACGTTTACTACGAGAAAACTCATGTTACAATGTAACCTGATGAATTTGGGCACAACCCAAACCTCGCAACGAAGAAACCCCGCAGTACCACCGCAGTCCCACCTGTTCTTTTCTCCCGAAAAAATCCTCGCAGCAACGAACATCCTCGATTCGTCACTAAAAAAGATTAGTTGCTTCTTAATCAAATTTATTGGCGCTATTGTCCGCCTATTGGACCGAGGATATGAGCCAATAAGTCACAAAATCTCCCTAACTCCTTTCAAATCAATAGCATAGGTCCCGCTTGAATGGGCCTGGTTATTGGCACTATATATGTGACATGGAAAAATTTTTTACTTTCACTGCCATGTCACATACACGGATCCAATATCCCAATAACGGGTTACGGAAGTTGTTGAAAACAAAGATCAATTAATACCGTGAGAGCCAATAGCTGGACAATAACGCCAATAGGTACAAATTTTAATCTTTGTAAGAGCGTCTCGCAAGTTGTTGATAACAAAGACTTGTTGAGTCCATTTCCCATCATTGGCAGATTTTAATAAACCTATGGCAAGAACTCGTAAGTTGTTGAAAACAAAGATCAATCACCTCCGTTTTTAGTTTTTTACCTACTACATTAGTGTTTGCACTCCATACACATAGTATTAATTTTTCTTAATCTTCACTACAGACTATCGATGTAGTTTAAGTTTCTTCTCGTGGCGACCGCGTCGACGCGACGCAGCCTTCCTTTTCTTACTCACCCCAGACTCCAGACTCCAGACTCCAGACTCGAGTAGGCTGCAGCTTGCGATGAGTTACTGGGAGCTTGTGAGGAGAAACCGGAATCCAGAATCTGGAGTCGCTTCGCTACCTCTCGTCCCTCGAGTACAGGGGGTTAGGTCGATAACTCAAAAGTAGCCTATATTAGACTAGGGAAAATCTTACAAAGCAGTTTTTCGAAAAGTTCCCGCGGACGGCTTCGGGGGCGGGAGTCACTTCTACGTGATTCTTACTCAACAGACCCCCTGTATATCGGTACCAAACACGGTCGCGGTATATTTGGCCATAGGTTGGGGTAAAACTTAGGAAAGAAAAGGAGAATAAGTAGCAAGTAATGTACGGACTAAAGTTGCAGAACAAGAAGGTGATCGGGCAGATGTCCCTGACTCGCGCATTCGCGAAGATGGAAGCCACGGTCGTTGTTGCCGTTGTTCGGTTGAGCGATGGCGCTATAATAAAGGAGAAGAAGTAATCGTGAAGAACTTGATCAAGGATGCGATGCTTGCTCTGCAAGTATCGAAGAAGGAGGGGAGCACTAGTATACAAGCTAGTGTTCCTCAAACAATGGAGGTAAGCTTTCCCAGGTCATCTAGGGAGCAAGAGCTGCTGGAAGCAAGGGAGCAGATGAAGGGTCTTGCAGCACTGTTCAAGGAGGTGCAAAACAAGTGGTGGTCAGCGGAGTGCAAGGGCTTCAAGGCGATCGCTGATAAGGTCTTCGAGATGAGGAAAGAGGTCATCAAGAAGCAGGATGAGCTGTTGGAGAAGTATCCGGAGCTCATTGAGATGGTGACGGAACTCTAAAGTGAGGTGCCGCGGATGCTGGTGCTACGGTCCGCGGCATACGGGAAAATTGGGCCTTCCCGCTTAGATCTTGCCCTATGAAAGATGAACATGAGAATAAGAATAATTGATGTCAATGGAAAGCAGTACAAGGTTGTTGGCAATCTGACTGGACGCGAGTACGACACTCCTGACCAGGTAGGCGGTGAACAACATCGCGCTGGGTGGGGGTTGTATATCTGCAGAGCAGGGGAATGGGGAGCAGAAGACGCGGAGTACATCTTCGTCCCGCATGATGCGGCTATGCAGCCGTTCAACTCGACGTACGTCATGACCAGTGCTCAAGTGGAGGTTGTTTCGTAGTCAGTGAAGCAGGTCCATAAGGACCTGCACCGGAAAATTGGGCCTTCCGGCACAGATCTTGCCCTATAAGGAAGTAAAAATGTTGACGAAGATGAACGAACTCAAGGGTGTGTACGATGCCCAGGGGGTTGTGTTGAGCATAGTCGTTGAGCACGACAACCGCTACGCTAGGCGTGTGTTGTTTCAGCTTGATCGGAAGATGCACTCGATGGACAGGAGCCTTGCCCCTGTTCCTGCTGAGCCGAACAAGAAGACGCTCAATGAGATGGTCTTTGGAAAGGAGGAAAAGTAGAATGGCAAATTCTTTCTTACCTGCAATATTTACTTGTGGGGCTTGTGGACACGATTACAGTGGTTCACACTCGTGTATTACAAATCATGACTTGCGAAATCCCGCAGACCTTGAGCGACTTATGGGAATCATGAAGCGCTTGGTATTGGACGGGTTTAACTTCTCACTTGACGGTGACACTCACTCGGTAACTGTTAAGGCGGAACGTCAGCAAGTTAAGTGGACGCTTGGATAAGGGCTAGCACGAGCATGTATTTACCGAGCCGGCGGGACGTACCGGTTTTTCAGTTAAAAGACTCTGGGGAATACTTTACCGATATAAAAGTGTTAACCTGTGTTAAAATAATAAAGGAGAAGTGTTGTTATGTTGAACAAAACAAAGCTCATCGTGCTCGATAACCTGATGTACAAGGTTGAGGAGGATGGTCACAAGTACCAGATGCATGCTGACCAGATCCGCAAAGCGTGCGGACTGAACGAGGGGAAATTGCCCGACAACGAGGAGAACAAGACCTTCAGGTTGGAGAACTGCACGGTGCTCTTCCTGACGAAGGAGGACGCGAAGGTCAAGTACCCGAAAGCGAAGCGGCCGTACCGCATGCTCGTGTACTGCCCCAACTTCTCATGCAATGGTAGGCTGATCCCGGCTGGCAAGTTTCACCAGCACGCCCGGATGATACATAGAAAGGAGGTGAAGTAACATGCCAAGGTGCGAAGATTACCCATGCTGCGGTCATGAGGCGGGAGACTGTCCCGATTCTCAGGGTCGCATGACGTGCGTCGAGTGTGGTAAGCGTTTGTCAAAGAACGCGGCGTCGTCCATCTGCGCAACTTGCATTCGCAAGATGAATCGCAGGATGAGCAATGGCGGCGACGACCACGACTATTCGATGAACTACTAAGGAGAAGAAATGCATTTCAAAAACTCTGCGGAGTATAAGGCACACCTCAAAGCTCATGGAATAACTTTTGAGGAGAACGAGAGCACTGACCAAGTTAAGTTTGGCTTGGCGAAAGGTATCTTGCTCATCATCGTCTGCGCGTTAATCGGTGCTTTTTGGGCTCAGGTTGGCAACGATTACCGAAAAGCGCTGGACAATGATCGGCTTGATAAACTTCTAAGCCAGGGTGCATATCGTCCGTAATTAGAAAGGAGAAGTATGCTGTACGAAAGAAGAACCGCGATATTCGAGGATATCGCGGAAGCCGAGAGCGTTCCTGAGCTCGACGCGATGGTTCGCCACTGGGAACTTGAGTTCCCCGAGGCGATCGCCAACGTCGAAATCATGACAGCTGTCGAGAACAGGAAGATGAGTATCCCGGTGCCAGTGGCCGAGGACAACCAATCTATCCTAATGGGGTTGCTCGAGCAGCTCCAAAAACTTAAGACTGAGCAGCCAACGATCGAGAGGGCGCAGATAACGAGGTCCTCGAGAAAGTACAAGTTGCTCAAGACTGAGCTGGACTGGACAACAAAACCGCAGATTCACGCGGTGATGAGGATCCTGTCCGCCCACGCCAAGCTAGGAGATGTGCTGGACGAGGGTGACATCGTCGAGATGATGGTCGCCAACGAGTCGGTGCTGAACACGCGGCAGGGCGGTAAGCGGGTCTGGAACTACTACAAGGGCGACCACTTCGAAGGTCTGTGCGCCCACGGGAACATCCAGAAGCTGTAGTCGTCGGGTGGTGCTACTCTGACGATGTTGGATTTACCGAGCCGGCGGGACATACCGGCTTTTTTAGTTATCAAGGAGAACAAGAACGTGGAAGATACTAAAGTAACGATCACAGGAAACGACTATCGTGAGCCGCTTAAGGATCGCAGCGCAGTCATCAATTGCTTGTGTGATATCTGGGTAGATCTCAACACTGGCAGAGACAATGACGAGCCAGTTGACGTTGACAACCTCTCGCATATGCTTACCAGGGCAAGGGACTTCCTTTGCAAGGAGTGGAGCATGGATGAGTTTGGGAATTTGACAACGCAGCCTGTAGACTGAGGTGCTTAACATCCCGTATTTACCGAGCCGGCGGGACATACCGGCTTACTACGAACTAGGAGAAAATCAATGCAGAAGATCAACTACATGGAACACGACTACGAATACACGGAGATGCAGACCGCGCAACAGACGCAGGTCGCCGGTCTCAGGAGCTTCTATTGCAGCGAAGCGCCTTTCCCGGTAAGGGAACTGGATGAGGTGGTGTTCTTCGAGGAGCCGGCAGTAATCAAGGTCCCGGACTCTGAGCTCAGCGAGGTATGCAAATGGTTGCGGCGCGCTGATGTTTGGCTCGCCTTCAAGCCAGCCGTGTACGAGGAAAACGTCCTGGTATTGCGGTAGTAGTGAATCCCGGAGATGGGTGCTACGCTCCGGGATCATGCGAGGTGACCTACGCATGCTGATGATCAGGTCGACGTATTTACCGAGCCAGCGGGACATACTGGTAGCATTCGAACCTAGGAGTGTACCATGAACGCAGAACTGAACAACATCACCGAAAACGTCGAAGTCAAGGAGGTCGAGGTGGTTGTTGACCCAGTCAATGAGGATGGCATCATCGCAACGGTGATCAACACCGTTGAAGAACCTAAGGAGGAAGAAGTGGAAGAAGAAGTGAAGAAGGAAGAGCCGATCAGCAACGAGGTGCTGGTCGGACTCATCGCGGAGCTCACAAAAGAGCTCGCAGCAATCAAGGGAGGTAACACGGGAATGAAGAAGAACCACAAGGTTGGGAAGCCGGTCGCAGGTCGCAAGTACGTCCTGCTGACCAACACGCTCGAGAAGTGGGGCAAGGTGCCGCAACAGCAGTCGGACATCGCCACGCTGCTCACGAAGTCGTTCAAGGTCGGGGAGGAGTTCACCGAGGCCGAGGCGTTCGACGCGCTGGTCGACAACAGTGGCGACTACGTCTCCATGACCAAGTCGGTGCAGGACCCGACGTACCTGTTCAAGTACTACCGTGGTCTGAAGAACGACGGTAAGTACGCGGGGTTCGTAGCGCGCAACTTCATCAAGCAGATCGGATAACTCGGAGCACGGGCGCTACTGTGCCGAGTCGATTGGATTTACCGAGCCGGCGGGACATACCGGCTTTACAACATAAGGAGAAGCATGATTGACAAGCGAGACCTGGCCATATGCACCACCTGTGGCCAGGAATACGTCAACGTGTACCAGCCAGGGGGATCCATGGAAGGTATGGAAGGCCCTGAGGGTAAGAAGTTCGAATTCCGGGACATCACGGAATGCGTTGAGTGTTTCGAGGAGTTCGTGAGGTTTGAGTTGATCAGGTTAGAAAAGGAGAAGAAATAACAAGTGGTGTACAAGGAAATAGACGCTGTTCCAGCAGAAGAAATTCTTGCTGGTCGTGACCTGAGTATTAAGCGTAAGTATAATCCGGGAGACAAGGTCCTCATAAATGGGATTCAAACAACGGTGTTATGGTTTGAATCTTTCCCAGGTTCAGGGTATGGCGCAGACGCAATCATGTTTGTTGAGCTGCAGCCAGAATTTGGTGAATCAGACTTTGAGCCGTCCAACAATAGCTGGTCCTACCTTCGCAATAAGGAAGGTGAGAGGGTCTTGTTTGATTGGAAAGTCCCGGTATTGGATATTCGCTTGAAACGGATCATTGGTTGGTATAGCCACGGAAATAAGAAGTGGACAGTTGAGAAAGTTAGAAAGGGGAAGAAGTGAAGAAACTACAAGCAGCGATGCGCGACAAGGCCGCCAAGCGGTGGCACGAGGCGCGGGTAATGTACAAGGTTGGCAGCCCCATGAAGGGTTGCCGCAACTGTGGTGAGGAGGAAGAGGTGGAGGACGGCAAGTGGCAGTTCACTTCCGGGTTCCAGGTCTTCCGAGCATACAAGCCATGGTGGACGAAGTGGACCTGGAAATGCTGGGAGTGCGGCGCGACCGACTTGGCATGCTGGGCGCCAGACGAGCTAGGACTCATCGAGGCCGAGCTAGGCAAAGAACCCCTGTTGGGCAACCGCGAGGGTGTCCGCAAGAAGAAGTACCAGTTGCGCAGGGAAGCAATGCGGCAGATGGACAAGCCGACGCCTGAGAGGGTCACCTCGAGGGAAGCGGTGAACCCGGAGCATACTGCCAAGATACAAGATCTCGAGGCGAAGTTGGCGTTCCTCGTGGAACAGTTGAAAGGAAGGAAGTAGTGGAACAGAAGGAGGTAGTTGTGGAAGCAGTAAACATCAACCACATCGTTCGCGGCGGCACGGTCGCGAACTACACGTTGAGGGGAGAGCCAATCAAGCTCAACGGAAAGGAGTTCAGGGGGTACTTCAAGCCAGACGGCGACGGGTACGAGGAGGTCTGGGAAGAGGTGGACCTCGCAGTCAAGTCCAAGACCGGGATGCGGCTGCGCGGTTCTCGCAAGCAGAAGGCTGCTCGGGCCGCGGTACCGTTCTCGACCATCAAGATCGTCAAGCCACTGGAGCCGGTTGCTCCAAGGGTCGCGATCGCGGTGTTCGAGGGCAAGAGCACGCAGGAGGTGCGCATCATCGAGCTTGAGGAGAAGATCAAGGCAGTCCTCGGGATTGATGAGAAAGCGACCAAGGCGGAGCAAGCTAAGCAGGCCGCGATCAAGCGGCTCAAGGCGAAGTTCGACCGTCGTCGCATCTAGAGTTGACGGCGCTACGTCGCTAGGTGCGTGGATTTACCGGGCCGGCGGGAAATACCGGCTTTCACTTAGAGGAGAAGAAATGATCAAGGTAACGGACGTTGAAGCAAGCGGGACACGTAGGATTTCCTACATCGAGCAGGACCGCGTCGAGGGAGTGGACACCGCGAGGGACGAGTGTCCCAAGGGAGGACGCGTCGAGTTGGAGTGGTGCCCGACTTTCTTGGAGCGGTTAGAAGAAAAGAAGTAAGCGAAGTGCAATTATAACACGTCAAATGCCATTCTCAATGAAGCGAGGTAACAAATCCGTGATCTATTTTGCAACATACGCTAGGCCGCCGCCTAAGGTAGCCTAGCCAACAGACATTGTCCGATGAGGAAGCCCGAAGTCCCGGACTTTTTGCCCTGCCCGGCGGGTTCCGGAACCCGGACAAAACAATCCGGGGGAACGTGGTAGTTTCCGCTTTACGATGGTTTTGTGAGGGAAATACGCCATGTGCGAAACAAGGCGCGGCGGGAATGTGCGGGTCTCCGGACCACAGTTGCCGGAACCTGCGGGTCGTCGCCGCGCAAAAACAAACTTGGTGAGCCTGGCGTATTCCGCATTATTATGGTTTTGTGAGGAGGTAACGCCACGAAATTACACCACGTTGTAGCATTCTTCAAGGTAGATCCCGCGTTCGGGAACTCGGACGAGTTCGCCAAGGTCGGGATCCCGCGAGTTGGGGCCCCGTGGCTCGTGTCTGTGCCGGGGATCTTGTACTCCGCTGAGCGGAACGAGGTCCTGCGGCAGGCGCTCGAGTTGCAGGACAAGATTTTCCCGAAGCCCTGAACAGGAACCTGCTAGTTCCCGTGCGGCATTGGCGGGAAGGCGCAGATTCCCGATTCGGGATTCCTGGGCCTGGGATCTAGGGTCTGGAGATGGGTCCAAAAATGGACAGGGACAGGTGTTGGTTCACTCGAACACCTTGCTACCGTTCGAAAATGTGCGGGTTCAGGTTCGCGGGAACTCCCGAAAAAGGCTCCAGTCTCTGGTTTCCACTCCCAAGCAACCGGAGGCCAGGGTCTAGTAGCAAAAAAACTTGCCAAAACAAACCCGAAATTGTGGCAAAAGTCTGCATTACAATGGTCTTGTGAGGGTTTGCAACAACGAAAATTACCCAAGAATTACATGCTGCGAGCCACTGTTCTTGCATTCACAAAAATGCAACGGATTCAAAACAATCCCGAACAAAGTGGCAAAAACTGTAGTATAATGGTTTTAGTGAGCAATACGTCACTAAATACTTCTCGGCACGCTCACACGAGCCGAGGAAACGACCCGCGTCCATGTGGCGTGGGTTAACTAGGGAGCATCATGCGCAACAAAAACCGCAATCGTGCAAACGAAACCGGTTCCACTGCCGTACTCGACAGCAGCAACGTCGAGGGGGCACAGGAACTGCCAACCACAACCACCAACGAGGGCAAACCCCTGTCCGAGTGGACCCGCGAGGAACTCCTCGCAAAACTCACGGACGCTGATCCCGAGGGAATCTCATCTGCCCTCGAGATGAGCGACGAGGGCCTGCGCGAGCTCGTGCAGATCGTGCTCGATGACCCGGAAGCTGGCGAGGATGTCGTCCTTGAGTCCAGCGACGACGCTGTCGCGGAAGTCCCGGCGACCGAGCCAATCGTCGAGGTTGTCCCGGAAGCTCCGGTGACCGAGCAGCCCGCCGTGTCCGAACCCCCTGTTGCTGAGGTTCCGGCAACAATCGAACCGGCTGCTCAGCAGGAAACGCCCGCAACCACGGAGGTTGTGGCGCTCGACCTCTCGGGCATCCCCGAGTCTGCGCTCAAGGTCATCACCACCCTCATGGACGAGATCAACAAGCTCAAGGCCCGCGGCCCCGGTCGCAAGGTCGCGAGCGGTTCTACTCCTCGCCCGAACGTGGTGTACACGCTGCTGGCAAAGCCGCCGGCGTGGCACAACACACCGCAGGTTGCCCAGCTCGAGCAAATCCTGTTTGCTCCCGAGGTTGCCGCGAAGTTCACCGTCGAAGTCCAGGGCAAGCCCACGGTCCAGATCAAGGAACCGGACATGTTCGCCCTCATCGAGGACGGCAAGACCCGCGGCGTGCTTCGCACTCGCCAGCCCGCTGTCCGGATCTTCCAGTACTACCGGTCGGACCTGATCGCGGCCAACGTCCTCGTCCAGCAGTAAGTTGGGGTCTGCTCTCCCTGGCCTCTCGTGCTCTTGCGAGAGGCTAGGGACTCCGCAGATTTGCAAGGAAAAAGCTCAATTCTTGCCTGCAAGATTGCCCGAAAATCGCAAATTCGGACAAGCTTTGCTTTTATCTTGTTGACCTCTCTTGCAGTACTTTGGTACCAAAGATGGCTCCGCGTCGAGTAAATCCTTACACGGTGCGAGGCGACCTTTGGGTCCAAGTTATTGGAACCATTGAAAGGAACCAGTGCAAATGGCAGTACTAACGTGCCGGAGTCACCCAGACTTGAGGTGGCATTGCAAGGACATCGCCATAACCGGGGGAAAATACAACGGGATGCGGCACATCTTCTTCTCGGGACGGCTTCGCCGGCACGATGCAGCGGGTGATGGGAAACTAGTCCCAGTGTTCTACAGCGACATGAGCGGGGTCGACTGTGACAGGTTCGACGAGGTTGCTCGCAAGGAAATCAAGGAGTGCGAGTGTCCTAGCTCAGACCTCGAGCTGGCGCCGGAGGACGCGGAGATCCACGTCGGCTGGCGCGACAAGGATGACAACTGGGTCAAGGGACCCAGGAAGGATGCCCCGAAGGAGGCAGAAACGTTTTAACATGGAAAAGCTGTACAACTACAAGGTGACCGGCAACGGCCAGTTCCCCCTGGATATGTTGCGGTACGACTCGTGCTTCCCGGGAGACCCGGACGCGGTGTCGAAGCTCTGCATCGACCGCAAGGACCCGTTCTTCAAGGAACCCAGGACGGTCAAGGTTACCGGGTGCGCCAAGCCGACGGTTGCCCGCTGGGCCTCGTTCGGGTGGACGGTGGAGGCGTTGCCGTGATCTTTGACGTGGAAGCATTCGTGAAGAAGATCGAGGAAGCCTCGCTCCACGTCAAGGACGTGGTCGACGAGACGGTCAGGGAAGACCTAGACCCGGTGGAAAACGTTGGCAGGGTCTCGCACTACTGCTTCGAGATCGGGGAAATCCTGGCCGATGTCATGGAAGCGATAGTTTCCAGGGTTCCGCTCGAAGATGTGCAAAAGGCGATAATCGACGAGTACCTCACGTCCTACGTCCCGACGGAGGAAGAGAAAAGTTGAAGATCAAGATTGAGAAGGGCATCCCGATCACGCACAGGATAAGGAACAGCGGCGTTAACGACGCGATCCAATCCCTCGAAGTCGGCGACAGCTTCAAGATTCCTGACGGCATAGTCGTTGCGGGGCTGTACACGCTCGCGAGGCGCGCAGGTATCAAGGTCACGATACATGACCGAAGGTTGTGGAGGACAGGATAAGGCATGAGTCCTAAGGTAAAAGATATGTTTGCTCGCCTCGAACAGCTGGGCTTACTCCCAGAACAGTTTGCGAATCCTCGCAAGCTCCGCAGATGGAGGAATAGGTTGCAAAAGAAGACACAACAGGAAGTGGTAGGGACTCCAGTTCCCAGGAAACACAACAGGGACGAAATAGAGAAGGTTTCGGCGAAACTCCTCACCGACCTGAGGCAGGAAGTCCAACTCACGCACAACCAGGCTGTTGGGGGTCCGAACACTGTCGCGTTCGTCCAGTCGATGATCAGCCAGGTCACCGACATCGAAGACGTCGGGAAATTAGCAGAGGTTTGCTTTGCCGCAGGAATCATAGTAGGGTCTAGGTTGAAACAGCCATGAAACTGTCCAAGGCAGCGCAAATCTTCAGCGACTTGCTGAGGGAGCACGGGGACCAGGAATTCGTCCTGAGGATGGATGGTGAGGCAAGCCAGTGCCTGTCCATGACTGGCTCGGTGGACTCGACTAGTCCAATACGTCTCGGTGTTGCCTCGACTGAGCACGAGGACGTCGAGTTGTTCAACGGCGTGGTAAACGGTGGAGACTCGTTCGCGAGGCCCGTCGAGGCGTTGCCGTGAAAAAGATCAAGGTCAGGGGGTTCCGGGACGTGGAGTTGGTCCGCGTCGTGCTTCCGGGGAAGGTCTGCCTGGTCCGCATCCAGGGCAAGGAAGTGATGGTTGCCTGGGACTGCGAGGCCGAGAAGTGGGCGACAGACCAGGCGTTGATCGAGGAATACCTCGGAAAAAAGAAGAAGGAGAACCCGTTTCCGTGATGGACGATTTACGAAAGCAAGTCTTTGACGAGAACCAGTCGAAGTTACAGCCAGAACTTAGGGTTGCCAGGGATGGCGAGGAGATGTGCCAGGACGAGCTAGGCGGGGTGTCCTGCACCCTGAAGAAGGGCCACGCCGTGGACCGCCACGTTTGCCACTCTATACTGGGGCGAATCTTGCAGACTTGGTCCGACAAGGTCAAGCCCGCGAGGGCGTACGCCAGGGGTTTGCCGGCACCACCGAACTTCGACCTGCACGACGGCTTCGACGAGAAAAACGAGTCGACGACGTTCTTCAGGTCCAGGGACAACTTGACGGAGATCAAGGTCACCGTCCTCTTGAGGCAGCGCAAGACCGAGGAAGGAGACTGGGAATAGGATGGCAGAAAGATTCGTCGAGGTCGGGATCCCGGTCTCTGAGCCCGAAGAACTGCGAACCAGGTTCGCAACCCCGCTCGACTTCGACAGGTTCTGGGACCCATACATGCGAACCATGAGGGTCAGCTGTTTCGCCGAGGAGCATAGGCCGGGCGAGTTTACCCCGTGCATCGAGGCGTTTCCCGGGAACCAGCCGTGGGAGTTCCCGATAACCTTGGATACCGAGATCGGGGCGATATCCGCCGCGGTCGAGTTCCTGTGGACGATCAAGGACTTCGACGACCTGGCCCCGTTCGCGCACTCTTGCGCTGGGAAGGTCGAGGGTTGGCTTGGGCAAGGAAAACAGGTCGGCGCACGCTGACGCCCAATGGCGATGGGAGAAAAAAAGGCAATGCTGTGGAATGACGTAGCAAGACAAGTTAGCGGTGGTTTTCGGCCACGGATAAGGAAGACTGGGGATCTGAAGAAAGACACCAGCATTCGATCCTCGATATACAGCAGCATGCAAAGGACGTACGAGCTCCGCGTCTCAATCAATGACGTTGGGGACGCGTTTGAGGTCGTGTGTCGGGCAGACCGCGGGGTCGTTCGGTCACCTCAACCGATGTCAGGAAAATCTGACGGTATCAAGGTCGTGCTAAGCAATGGCGAGTACTACTATGGCGCCAGCCTGCTGCCATTCGGCAGGTGCGTACTCCTGGACTTGCCGGAGCAACCAGGCCTAGAATCCGTGGTCGACCTGGTCCAACCACTCAAGGTTGGGTTCGACGCCGAATTTGACAGCCAGGTCTATTTCGCGGGCGGGTACAACATTTCCGTTGAACAAGACAAGGAGGACCAGGATGAAACCTCTGTTGACGCTGATCCCCAAGGAGAATAACTGGCCGACGAACACGATCAGGAGCACGGACTCCTTCTTCAACGTCCTCGTGGACGGCAAAATGGCGCCGTTCGACGCGTCATTCACCCCTGGTGGAAGGCTTTACTCGATAGAGAGCGTCCACGTGCCGAACGGTCAGGTGGGTAAGCTAATGGGTCAGGCGAACGTTACGAGGAAGATGCTGCAGGAGGCATATGACCTATGGCGAATGAGGGCTTAACGATGAACGCAGAAGAAAGGTTCAGGGTCGAGGTCGGAAGACAAAGGACCATCGAGGAAGTGCGCCAAGCACTGGCGGAAGCAGAGCCAGTGGCCGCGAGGTACAAGGCCTCGGAAGAGGCGATCGACGCGATGCCGGGTGGTCCCGGACGCGACGCGGCCGCCAAGGCGCACGGCGAGGAGTTCGACCCTGACGATAGCGAGGACGTCTGCAACGGGTTGCGGGAGATCCTCCCAGAGCTCGAGGAAATCGAGTTAGTAAGGGCCAGGTGTTCGGGTTGGCCCGAACCAAAGAAAACCAAGTGCCTCGAAGCAGTCCAGGAGTTCTGGCAAACCACCGTCGAGCGGCACATCAGGAATTGCCGACACTGGATCGAGGTATTCGGGACAGAGTCGTTCGTCAGGATCCAGGTATTTAGCTGGGTTGCGGGCGTTGAGCCCAACTTCGACCCCCTGTATGACGCGACCCCCGAGGAATCTGAGACGTTCAAGGAACAGGCAAGGGAGATGATGCGGCCTGTCTTGGAACAAATCTGCGACAAGGATTAGTCAACGATTACTGAAGGAATAGGAAAGAAGGAATAGGGAAGATGTACTTGATCCAAGTAACGATGGACAACGGGTGGTGTGGTTTCTTACCCGAGGCCGGGGAACCAATGGTGTTCTCGCACGAGGGGGCACTCCAAGCTATTGCCCGCTTGCAAGAGGGCCACGAGATGGGGGACTTGTTTGAGCCGTGGCGATCCAGTCCCCAGAATCCTGGGATCACCGAGTTCAAGATCTTTGAACTGGTAGAAAGGAAGTAATGTGGAAAAAGAAAAGCTAAAGATCCCGATCAACGCGGGATGGCTGGCCGAGAACGGCATGCTCGTCGTTGCTGCCGCACAGCTCGGGATAGTGTTCGACCCCGGGTCGGCGAACGACAGGGGGATAACGATGGTCGGGCCGGACGGCAACAAGTTGCTGCTGTACTCCGACTACCTCCTGTTTACCCTGGGACAGCTACAGGTCCTGGGCTTTGACACCGGGCCGATTTGCAACAGCTGCGGCAAGCCGTTGCCGGTCTGCGAGAGGGAGCGGGAAGAAATACACGCGAGGATGCTGGCGGAAGCGGGGGCCTTCGAACCGAGATGAGGAAAGAAACTGAGGCCAGCAAAGGCGCGAGGGGTCCCAGGTTTACGTTGGACGACTACGGGACAGGGCTCGTGCTGAGGGTCGAAAACGACTACGAGGACTCGCTCATACCGGACGACGAACTCATCAGGTTGTTCAACCTGGACCTTGCTGACCCGAAGTTGGTCCAAGAGGCGAGGGAGGCACTGGCCCAGTTGGTTCCCACCTTGAACAGGGTAGATTCAGGCCCAGGAAACTCACTCGATGGCAAATCGTACGCCGGCGTCAACGTACCACACGAGTATCCGGCGCACTTTTGTCAGGCCACGTCCTGCAAGTATCCGGACCCGGTTTCTGCGTACTCGCTTAAGGCGCACGACGACCTTGAAGTGGAGGTCTTCCTGTGCGACGAGCACGCGCCAAGAAGTTCCGGGTCAAGGGAGGCCCCCGAAACAACGTGAGGAAAGGGACGCTGAGGATGGCTAGGTCGGAAGAGGAGTTCCGCCAATTCTGCGACGGCAGGCCGGGTGCCGGCGTCGCGAACGATTTCCCGGGCGGCATGGTGTTGCACCGTGCTGGGTGCCACACGTTGAACCGCAAAAACCACGTGGAGGGGGACGTTCGCTGGCCAGCAGGTGGGCCAGGGGGCAGGGGGAGTGTTTTCCGCGTCAAGTGGCTGGCCGACACGGTGGACGAGCTGAAGGTCAGGTGGCCGACCGCCTACCTGTGCGGGAAGTGCCTGTAGCCGTGGCTACCAACAAGGAAAAGGGAGCGTCGGTGACGGAGATCGTCAAGTTTCGGGTCTTCCACATGCCCTGTTGCGGGCAACTGCTGTGCTGGGTCAACCCGCGCCTACCATCGTTCTGCCCGGAATGCGGGACGAGCGTGTACTTGGAACTAAATTCCAAGGACCGCAAACACATCAAGTTGTGGGACGACCACGCGCAGCTGAAGTTCACGGAAGGGGCGCTCTACTAGGAATATGGTAGGAAAGAAAACGCGGATCCCGGCGATCAACCAGGTGCTGTGCGAGGCCATCCCGACATCGTTCGGGGACGCCCCTAGCAGGTTGCCCGGGCACGTCGCGGGACTAGTCAAGGAAGCGATGAAGCTGGCCGACCCGGCCCCGATGGTCAGGAAGATACTGGTCGACTGGCGCGTGGACGTCCTGGAGAACGAGGATCACGTGCTGGTCCGGTGCGTGGGCTCCGGGACCGTGGCACGGTTGAAGAAGAAGATTTTGGTCGAAAAAAGGTAAGGAGGAAAATTGGCAGCATGGTTGGCGCAAAAGATGATGGAAAACAAAACTGGTCAAATTTCCAGGAAGGGGACGAGGTACAACTCGTCTTCCTTGGGCAAGACCCAGCTAAACACGAGGAATTGTTTAAGCCAGAAAAAGTCGAGGAAGCGACCGTTGTGGGGTTCTTCATCCCGCACAATGATGGTTGCTACGTATTCAAGACCAAGTCTGGCAAGAACCTTTACGTGGAACCGTTCCCATACCCGTATGATCCTGAAGGTAGTTGGCCAGGGGATGGCCTATGGCCATCAGAAGAAGACTGGGAAATCCCGCCCACTCTTCGGGGAGTAGGTTCCTACACGGTCGCTCCGACGACTGGGCACGCGGCTTCCCTCTTTAGGCCGACCAACGAAACCTACGAGGCGACCCCAACGACGACCTTGCTACCCCTTGACCAGTCAACTCCCGAGGATTTCGGGGCAATACTGGTTGTTCCAAGGCAACCACTGGTGGACGTCGACTTCGTCGACCGTCTCAAGCAATGTATCACCAGGGCCATCGCCGACCAACTCCCGAACTTCGAAGAAGTTCGCTGGCACGAGGTCCTCCTCGGAGACGAGCTCCGGGTTCGAGATAAGGAAGGGTTAGGATTTGACGCAAGGGTCATCTTCAAGGTCGAGGAAGACTTCAAGTACGAGCTATTGCTCGTTGCGTCCGACGGGAAGGTCAGGAAACTCTCATCCAATGGGAAACCTCGTCCTGAACAGGGAACGTTTTGGAACTTGGAGGGGTTGCGCGCGGCCAAGGTCGCGAAGTTGGGTCACCGGGACATCCACAATGTCAGGTTCCACGCAAGGGGAGAAGTGGGAAGGCTCCCGGAATCCTTGGGTTGGTCGGAAACCGAGCATAACGCCGAGGTCATGGCAACCGTGACCGGGAAAGATGTCTGGGTCGACGTCGAGTACTCGTTCGGTGTGTCTGCAACAGACACGAGGACTACCTCGTACTTAGCGTTCAAGGTCCTAAATTAAAATTAAGAAAAGGGGTAGCAGATGTGGCAGGTTGAGCTGACGAAGAAGCCGAGGGTCAACGACTTCAGGGACGACTACTTTCCCAGGAAAACGTACTACAAGGCGGACGCGCTGAAGTTGCAGAAGGAAGTCGAGGACAAGGGCGGGGAAGCCTTGGTCGTGCGGGTCTCCCGTTCCGCTAAGAAAGGAAACTGATGCCCAAGATCAAGGTAACCATCAACGGGACGAGTGCGAACCCCTGGCACGCGATGTGCTTGGAACAGAACCCGTTTCCCCAAATTGGGAGGATGGAGTACGACGAGTTCTCGAAGAGGGTTTCATCACTGGACGCTGACCCGATCGACCCTGGGGAAGCAGAAGCCATTATCCGAGGGAGACTCAAGGGCTGTTCCGAGGAATTCGTGAAGATCTGCCTCTCGCAGTACAAGCCAGGGGAGCGGGTCAAGTTCGAGGTGACGTGGTGATGGCGCCCAACCAGGTAGCGGAAGAATTCCGCCTCTTGCGATTCCTCCACGAAACCTTGAAGCTGCAGCTGGGGGAGGCGCACGAGAGGAAGGCGACGCTTGCCGAACTCCTGTGCTTGACGAGGCAGCTCATCGTCGTCCAGGACTTGCTAGACTTCGCCAAGCAGCGGAACCTCGAGCAGGTCAACGCGGAGATGGCGGCCGAAGCAACGGTGGTGGTCGTGGATTGAGGAGGTGCTGCGTGCTGGAAAACTTGACTAAGCCAAGCCTCACCCAGGCCGAGTTCGACGCTTTGCCGCCATGCGGCAACGTCCCGCTCACCTGCGGGAGGCACCCGCTGCTGAGGTGGACCGCGAGGAAGTCCGCGACGATCCGGTGCGCGGGTCTGCACCTCGCATATCCTGGCAGCCAAACCTACTTCCTTGGGAAGGTGGCGGGAACCGACAGTTTCGGGTATGTTCCCGCGTGCGCCTGCGAGTCGAAGAATTTGTTGGTAGTTATCCGAGAACATGCACGAGGAGGAGTATGAGGGTAGGGTTTACGGGTACGAGGGTCGGCATGACCGACAACCAGAAGAAGCAGCTCACCGGGCTGTTGCAGGGCGTGACCGAGTTCCACCACGGCGACTGCGTCGGGGCCGATGCCCAGGCGCACGACATCGCGAGGAACCTCGGGTGCTCGGTTGTCATCCACCCACCGGTGCTGAGGACCTACAGGGCTTTCAAGCAGAGCGACCGGACTCGGGTCCCTAAGTCCTACGTTGAGAGGAACCACGACATAGTCGACGAGGTCGAGCTGCTGATCGCGGCGCCGAGTGGGCCGGAGGCGGTGCGTTCTGGGACGTGGTCGACCGTGAGGTATGCGAGGAAGTTGGGCCGAAAAGTGGAGATCTTGGGGAGGTAGTCGTGTCGCTGAAGAACAAGTTGAACGCGTGGTCCGCGGGGATACTCGCGGCCTGCGGGGCCGTGCTGCTGATACTTGGGGTGCTGATACCGTCGTCGGCCGTCGCGACGGCCACGAGCATCCTCGGTGCGCTGGCCTTCTTGGCCGGCTGCGCCGTCGCGGCCTGGGTCTCCGACAGGCAAAACAGTGGAGAATGATGGCAGGATCGAGGATCGGCCAAAAAATACCGGATGACCCCGTGAAAAACTGTGGTAAAATTTAATTTAGGTGAAGGGGAGTACCATGAAGATCGAGAAGATATCGAGGTTGGCTGAGCTGGTCGACGGCGACGTCGTCCTCTTGCTGGAGAATGATCCGAATGGTCACCCGGACGAGTCAGACCCGGCAGGCTACACGGCGTCGGTCGTCGTGGTTGTGGACGTCCTGCCGGAAAGGAAGGCGGCGGCGATGGTCCCGCACACCGAAGACCCGGTCAACGTGACCTGGTTCAGGGGGAACCAGGGCGGGGAACCCTTCCAGATATACGAGAAGTCGAACCACGCGTTCACCTCGGCCGGGGATTTCCACAGCGCGGAGCTGTGGCTGATCCACAGGAAGAAGAACTAGTTAGCCGAAGTCCAGCTTCAGGGGCGCCGCGGGCCAGTTCCTTTCGGACAGTGCAGCGGTTGTTGGCAGAGGCCCCCGTAGCTGGACTTGGGAGAACCAGGAAAAAGGTGATGCAGACCATCGAAGAAATAAGGAAAGCGGCCCAGGCTCGGGACTCCGTGTCCCTTGATGAGGTCTACGCGTGGGAGACTGCGCGGTTGGACGCCAAGAAGTACCACATCCCGTATGCTGTCTGGCACTCTGGGCAATGGCTCATGAGGGAAGTCCGGGCAAGGGGTGGCGACGACTCGTTGGCAGAAGCCATCTGCTTCGGCGTTGGCCAGAGGCAGGCGATGCTCGAGCACGGCGAAGATCCCTGGGTGCCGGCAGTCCTGGCCCTGGGAAGGTACGAGCAGGGCGAGTGGGACGTGTGCGGTAAGGTGCTCGCCGAGCAACTGCTGCGCGAGAAGTTCGGCGACCCGATCGATCGCCGGAAGCTGGCCGAGTGGATGCTGTCTAGGGTAGGGGTATTCTTCGAGGAGTGAGTGAAAAACATGGAAAAGTTATCGAGGGATCTGCTCACGAGGGCCGCGTACGCGGCATCGAAGATGAGGTACGGGAACATCCCTGCTAAGGCGCTCGTCCCACTGGGAAGACAGTTCATGGTGGCTGGCGGGAACGACGAGAAGGTGGGGCAGAGCATCGTCCTGGGAGTCGTCAAGGCCCTTGACGCGGAGAAAAAGCACGCGTATCCTGTGTGCCCCTTCTGCGGCAGGAGGCACGCCGCGCCGAAGACCTTCCTCCTTGGCAGTAAGCAAGGGGGCAGCAGACGTTAGACGATTGGGGAGCTGAAGAACGTGCCAACGATACGTGAGACGCTAAAAGAGAACGAGCTTGACCGGCGAGACGAAACGGCCAAGCAGACGAAGTTCGACAAGCCGGTCGAGGTTGTCAGGACCGGGGAAGTCATAGTGGTGCCGAGGGCTGTCCGGCCCGAGAAAGCACTGGAGATCATCAAGACCTGGGCGGATGCCGAGTCCCAGACGGTCTCGGTCACCGAGAACATCGACGGCATACCGATCGACGCGGCCAACGCGCTGATGATGGCCGTCAAGTACGAGTTCGGCGTGGTCAGCCTGAGCCAGGGCTTCTGGGGTCCGCCGCCGCCGTTCTTCTCGGTGCCGACCTCGTCGAGGGGAGAAAACGTCGACGTCTACGTCGGGGCGTTCACCCTTCCGGGTTTCGAGGGGGCATCGTTCCGGTCGTACCCCGATGACAAGAATATCAGGCTGGCCGTCAGTGGCGTGCTCCGGAAAAAGGACATGCCCCTGTTCAAGCAGCTGATGCAGACCGCGAGGGATTTCCTGAGGGACCAGTCCCTGTACAAGGGAAGGGCGATCACCATCGACTTCCTCAACCCCGAGTCTGACTCAGACGACGAAACTAAGCTCCTGATTCCCAGGTTCATGGACCTCAGCCAGCCGAAGCCCCTCATACTGGCGAGGGACACGGAGGCCATGATAAACGCGACCATCTGGACGCCGATCAGGCACATGGACCTGGTCAAGAAGATGGGCACGCCCATCAAGCGAGGCATCCTGCTGTACGGCACGTATGGCACGGGCAAGACGCTGACGGCGCTGGAGACGGCGGCCGTGGCAACGAGGCACGGGTTCACGTTCCTCTACGTGAGGGACGTCTCGCACCTGCAGAAGGCCATCGAGTTCGCGTCGGCCCAGTTCTTGCCGGCGATCATCTTCATGGAGGACACGGAGAAGGCGTTCGAGGACGCGGCCAAGATCCAGGCCATCCAAAACACGATGGACGGGATCGATGGCAAGGACCGCGACCTGATCGTCGTGCTCACCACCAACCATGTTGAGAAGCTGCCGCAGGCGATCATGCGCCCCGGAAGGCTCGACACGATCATCCAGCTCAGGCCGGCAGACCCGGACACGGCAGCGAGGTTGGTCGCGCTGTACGCGGGAAGCATGCTGGACAAGGATGCCGACTCGCTGCGTATCGGGATCGCGGTACAGGGGAACATACCGGCCGCGATTCGCGAGGTGGTGGAGCGGGCGAAGTTGTTCGCGCTCGCCCGGCAGGGCAACTCGAACTTCACGATCAACCACGAGGACATCGAGTTGTCGGCGAAGGGCATGGAGGAGCACATGGCGCTGCTCAACGGTGGCGAGAGGGCGATACCCTCGCCGGCCGAGCTACTCGGCGGCTCGATGGGGGCGCAGATTGCCCTGGGAATAGTCTCCGGGATCCAGGCACTGGCTGCCGGGGACGTCAATCTTCGGGAAGATCCGAAGAACACGAACAAGACGGTGCAGTAGACCAATTCGGGGATGGGGACCGGGATCCTGAAGTTAGGGTCTCGGTCCCGTTTTAAGGAGGATGATGCCGAGCTTCGATTCGAAGGAAATAATCGACCAGTTGTTGGCCAACGACGGCTGCTACGAGGATGACCCGCAAGCCATCCAGGTAGCAAAGTACGAGAACGCGAGTGGCGGTACCACGTACCACGTGGCGTACCAGGAGTCGGAGATCATCGACCTCCTTATTTCTCCGTTCGTGGGCAACGTGGAGGTCCTGTGGCGGCGATGAAGCTCGAGAGGGAAAACTACGAGATGCTGGGGTGCATGCGCTGGGCCGAGAGCACCTTCCTCTGGGTGGTCCTGATGAGGGAGAAGAAGCTCCACGACGATGAGCGCGCTGAGCAATACGTCGTGTGGACGTACAACGACCAGGTCGACGGGCTATCGAGCGGTAGCTACTTCGTCAACGGCTCCTCCGAGAGCAACAAGCGTTCCGCGTACCTCGAGTTTTTCGCGAGGTGCGAGCAAAAGTCCAGGTCCTAGGACGTTGGTCGGCCATGCCCCACCCACCCCCTGGACCTCGGGAGGTATTCGGACAGGTTCACTGGGTGAACCAAAATTTCATGGCCATGTCAACACATGGCCAAATTTTGAAAGAACCACGATGAAGCCAAAGGAAAGGTAAAAAGGTAGGACCATGTCACTTTTCAAGACTCCCGGCTGGGTACTCCCTCCCAAGAACGCGACGAGGGAACCGCGGCCGCAGGCTGAGCCGCGGCTGGGGGGCTTCCTCGTCCAGGACCCCAGCACCGGGACTAGCAAAGAATTCTCGTGGACCCGTCTTGCGGGTCCCAACCAAGCTCCCGAGCCGGGGAAAAAGACCCAGCTCGGAAGGATGGTGCCCGGGGTTCGCGACGTCGTAGCGCCCGCCGCGAGCTCCGGGTACCGGTTCATCCAGGAGAATCCCAATGCCAAGGACAGTTGAGCAGATGGACTGCTACCACGAGTTCGTCGAGGTGATCGACCCATCGTCTGGGGGATACATGAGGTGCAAGAAGTGCGACTTGGTCGTTGATTGCGAAGACCCGGACAGGGACACGGGGCTATAGGATGCTGAACTTCAGCGATGGTGTAAGCATAAACACCTCGGGAAAACCGAGGATAGTCCGCCTCAAGGACGGCCTATACGTCGTCGGGGGCGGTTGGTCGATACCGGTCGACGACGAGGAAGAGGCTAGGGAAATCTTGGGGGAGTTGACGAGCCGTGAAGAAACTCCGAGAAGTTGACCTCGCCAAGACCACCGTGAAAGGTAGCAAGGAACTCAAGGTGGGTCCCTGGTACCTGGTGCAGATCGGTGGCCAGCTCTACGCTGGCAAGTTCTCGATGCAGTGGTACGGGCTGAACTTCGGCGGGTGGTCGCCGAACCCGGCAGGGCTGCAGTACGACCCACCGGGAACGAACAGCTCACAGTACGAGAAAGCATGGCTCATCTACGATGCCTAGCGAAGCGGCCAAGAGGATGGACCACCGGGTCCGCGTGGAGAAGCTGCTCAACAGGCACTGGCCGACTGGGTGGCCAATCGAGCGGCAGGACGTGCTGCCCAGCATAGACATCTGGTTCGAGTGTGGCCACACACCAGAAGAGTGCTTCTACTTCGTCGTCGAGGCATACTTCGCGGTGACCAGGCCAGACATCGGGAGGAAAACTAAGTGAAGAAGTTCGTGCACCAGCGACTGAACGAGACCATTGAGAAGTACGGGTGGCTCATCACCGGCGTGCCAGGGGGTGCCATATACACCGTTGGGCTGGTGGACAAGTTTTCCCACCCGGAGATGATGATCCACGACCTGTCGCCCGGGATGTCGGAAGACATCCTGAGGGTAGCTGTGGAGAGGGTAAGTCACGGGTACGACTACATCTTGACTGACTCGTTGCACGACAACGTGATAGTTGGGTTCAACGTCAAGTCGATCCCGGTAGACAAGTCCAACTTCGGGGACTGGCTCGGCCAGGCCGCCGACTACCACAAGGACGATTTCCAGGCAGTCCAACTGCTCTGGCCAGATGCTGGGGGACTCTTCCCAGGTGACGAGGGATTCCAATGCAAGTCGCAGCTGAGGTTCGACGTTCGCCGACCCGAGTACGACGCAATGGAGGAGCGGTCCGCCCCCGGCCAACTCTGCGCGGTGTGCGGCCAACCCATCGATGCCGGGCACGACCACGACATCAAGATCAAGTCCAAGCCCTGCCCGATATGCAGCAAGGTCCAGGAATTCAGCGTGAGTGCCAGGGCATTCGACGAGTGGCAGCGCGGCAAGAAGATCCAGGACGCGTTCCCCCGCCTGACGAAGGCTAATCGGGAAGCGCTCATCACCGGCCTCTGCGAGGAATGCTGGGCGAAGGTGTTTGACAAGGAGGAAGAATAGGCAATGGCGGAGCAGAGCATCGAGCTAGACTGTCCGCCGGGTAGTCCAAGACCCGGGGACCTGATCGAGGGAGTCATCGAGGGTCTCGGCCTAGACCAGAAGGAGCCAATCTTCAGGATCTTCGGCAACTGGAAGTGGGACTACTCAGAGGTAGAGCCTGACAGGTGGGAGAAGGTCAAGCCGACGCTGGCAGGGCGAATCCAGGAACTTTACCAGGCAGGCCTGATCAGGTACGGGTCTTGGTGATGGAAGAGATCACTGGTTTAAACATCCAGGGCTTGGAGCTCTTCGCTTGGGTAGGCGAGGACGAGCTAGGTTCGGGCGAGGTTGGCCTGAAGCAAGGGCTAGTCCCGGCCGGGCTCATCCCCCTTGTAGCGATCAAGAGGGAGAAGTTGACCAGGAGTTACATCAGGAACCAGTTGCGGGTCCAGGCCAAGAGGTATGGTAAGCGGATCTACCTGGTCAAGTTTTCTGCCACCGAGGTGGTGGACTCGACCCCTAGTGAGGACGTCCGATGAAGGACATCGGAAAAGATCTGCGGGACTTGGCAGCAACTATCCAGCAAATGGCTGGGGAAGCCCTGGAACAAGACCAACAGTTGATCCCGATCTTTATGCTGCGGGACAACAGCGGGAGGATTTTCCGCCTTCCCTTTCCGAAGGAAGCCGGGCCACTGATGAACATCCCAGAAGCCAAGGACATGCTTTTCGAGTACATAAGGATGATGGTCAAGAGGGATGGGCTGACGGCCGTCGTGTTTGCCACGGAAGCGTGGATCTGGAAGATCACTACGAAGGGAGACCTCAGCGAGGCCGAGGTGCACAAACTTGTTCGCGAGAAGGGTTACCAGAAGCTTCTTGAAGAGGGCTTGGCCGAGCGGTCCGAGGCAATACTGATCACGGTGCAGACGGCCGAGGCCGCGCTCATCCGGCAGTGGGAGTTCTTCACCAACGAGGACAGGACCAAGATCACGTTTGGCGAGTGCGGGGACAAGGAAATCCCGCAGAAGAACTTCGTCGGTCGACAGAAGATGTTCGGCGACCTTAGCGATGAGAACATTACTTAAGCAAGGAAACGCGAGACATTTTGCGGTTCTCAAGAAATAAACCCGTGTTATTATGTCTATGGGTGCAAAGGAAACCCAGCACGATGTGGGACCAAGACGTGCGGAAGCTGCGCAACGCCATCAAGTTCATGATGCTCGTCATGGTGGGAATAGCTACCATCAACGGGTGGTCAATCTTGTTCGGCCCACTGAGTCGCGCACCAACCGAGGTCAGGCTCAGCCAATGCCTGAACATCGTGGCCATGGTTGTCTTCTTCGTTGCCTTGAACATCAGCCTCAAGATCATCAGGCTGATACAAGAGGCAAGGGACCTGGCCAGGGTAATCATGACGATGTCGAACGTGCCCAAGATAGGGTCGGGGGAGTAGGACGTGGGAGACGTGATGGTCATCTCGGCCCGCTCCAGGAAGAACTACATCGAGTTCGGCCGAACTATCCCGGCCGACAGCATCGAGTTTCCCTGCTCAATGTGCGGGGACACCCTGATGTTGAGTAAGGAAGCTTCCGAGAAGTTGGAAAAGGCCCGCGGCGATGCGAAATTCTCGCACGTCGGGGCCCTCTGCACGCCTTGCACGATCGTCTCAATGGAGATAGTCGGGAAAGTCGAGGAATTCAACGTTGAGCTGTCAAAGCAGGCCTCAGACATGGTCGAGGACCGCGAAGAAGGAAAGGTCTTCCTCCAATACTTGCTAGACAAGGCAACGAAGTCTCGGGGATGAGGGTTCTGCAGATTGCACGGCCGCTGGAGTCTTCTTTAAGCCATTCACTCGGCGCGAGCGAGCGAGCGTGACAGCCGGTTCGCTATTGTTTCGTGGGAACTGCAGAAGATTTGAAAGGACACCGCAGAAATGAACCCAGGGAATTTCTTCTTCCACGATCCACCGAAGACGTTGCTCAGGATCGACGAGGTCTTCGTCTTCATCGCGAGCGACGAGGACGGTGAGGGCGTGCCAGCATTCATGGCCGGATCAGTCGCGATGCCGCTGGTCTGCGCCGACAAGGAGCGGGTAGATTCGTTGCGGGACATCGCCAAGAGGTTGGCCAAGGAGTCCGGCAACAAGATCACGCTCTGCCGCTTCAGTGTTAGGGAAGAACTGGAGGTAATCGAGTGACGCAGGAGGAGTTCGACGACCACATCAACGAGTTCGTGGTACGGAGGGAGATCCTGTTCAACCAGCTATTGACACAGGCGCGCCCACTCGTGGAAACCCTGCTAGATGCTGGGCGCACCAACAGCGCGAAACCACTGCAGCAGACCCTGTTCGAGTTCGACGTCATCGACCAGGAGATGAGGGAGCTAATCACCCAGAACAAGGAACTGCTGTTCGAGAGGCTCTTCGCAAGGTTGAGGAAAAGCAATGGCTGACAAAATAGAGGTAAGGGCGGTGCCGAACTGCAGGAATTGCCTGGGTTCTGGCATAGCGAGTACGCTGTACGCTGGCGTGACGATGGTCTGCTCGTGCGTGACTGAGCAACTGCGGATAATCACGGTCAAGAAGGATTACTCCATAAAGGATCGCTACAAGCCAGGCAAGGCCGAGTACGTGGAGGAGAAGATCGCGTGAGGATTTTCGCGAGCCTTTGCATGGCCATTTCCGGCGCGTTCCTTGTCCAGGTGCAGGCGGTTGCTGGGATAGCCCTCATCATTGCTGGGTTGGTCTTTCTTGCTGAAGAAGTCAGCAACAGGATGCCGGACTAAGATGAAGGCAAGGAAAGTCACGCCGCTCGATGACGAGATCGCCCTGGACCTCATCAAGATGCCCGCGTTCTGGTGACGGGCCAAGCTGTTCCACAGTCTGCGGAACGCGATGGAGGCCGGGGTGCTCGACCAGTGCTTGATGGAGGTCGACGACTTCCCCGATAAATCCGTGGAAATCTTAAAGAAGCACCTCAAGAAATATTGGGGACGGGAGGTCAAGAAAGATGGCTAAGCGCCAAACGGGCCCGATCTACTACTACGTTGAGTTCGTCCCAAGGGAAGGATATGCCTGGAAGATAGTCGAGAACGGCGTAACCCTGTGGGAAGGTATGGCCGACACGGAGAGGTCAGCTAGGTGGGACATGGAAGACAAGGCGCAGGACTTCGGTCTCCAGGTCCCGGAGGACTATTGAGGAGAACGGTGGAAAACAAAAGAACAGAATTCGGAGTCAGTCGCACGAGCTGCGACTGTGAGGATTGCCAGGTCAACTGCCGGTTTATGCCAGGGTTCCTGATCCCGGCCGACCTAACGAGGATGATCCCCATGGGAGTGGACCCGCTCACCTGGGCGGAGACAAACCTCCTCGCTAGTCCGGGAGCACTCGTCGCGAGGGGGACCAGGATGTTCAGGATACCGACGCTGGTCCCGGCAGTCAAGAGGAACGGGAGCTGCATCCACCTCCTGGACTGTCGGTGCGAGATCCACGAGATCAGCCCGTTCGGGTGCGCGTTCTTCGACTGCAAGTCGAGGGACTACACCCTGTCACACAGGGGGTTGGTCGAGATCGCGGGAGCCGACCTCGAGTCGACCTACATCAAGATCTGGCGTCACCTGAGGGCCAAGGGACTCAAGTCCCGGCCGCCTGAGGCAGCGAGGGCAGCGATGAGCATGTACCTCGAGGCAGAAGCCAAGAAACCGAAGCTTACGAGGATCAAATGACGAAGCTAGACATCAAGTATGACCCAGAAGTCCCGTTCGACTGGGTGGCCATGGAAAAAGCCAATGACTTGGGGCCAAAGCCCCGATTTCCGTACGACGGCGGGGGCGTCACGGTCCTTGGGCTGCGGTTCACGTGCAAGCACATCCACACCGGCGGCTCGGACCCGTATGCCGGGGATCGGTGGAAGATGGAGGTCGGAAACAGGTCTCGCTGGTACGGGCAGCTGACGCTCGTCCTCGACAGCGTCGTTATCTGCATCCTGCAGCTTGAGTGGTGCCGCCGAGACAAGTGGAGGAACCTGCTCGAGGTTCGCGAATACGAGCTCAAGAAGATGCCCTGGTTCGCCAGGAAACTCTGGTGCTTCCTTGATAGAAGAAAAGACTGGTGGATGGCCAACACTCCCCAGGACGAGTACGGGTGCCCGGGGAACTATGTCTAGGCAGCGGGGAGCTATGTCTCGGCAATGTCCTACCTGCAAACTGAAGCAGGTCCCGGTCGTGCAAGACAGGAAGGGGACCTGGAGGCTTGCCCCACACTCTTGGATGGGTCGGCAGTGTCCGGGAGTGGGAAAGAAGATGGAGCCAAGGTGAACTGGAAATTCTGGAAAAAGAAGAAGCCCGCGGAATCCCAGGCCATGACACTCGTCAAGGTCCCCATTTCCGAACAAAAGGGAGTCTCGAAGCTGCACGAGTCCTTCCTGCCTTGGGAAACGACGTTCGTCGTCCAGTCCATCTGCCCAGATTGTAGGCACGCCCCCCTGTTGGAGGGGCCGTCGGCCGGGATCTCCACCAACCTCTACTGCTCAAACAAGGAGTGCGGTTCCAGGTTCAACGTTGCGCAGTTCGGCAGCATGGTCATGGGGGAAAGGATCAGTTCCCCTTCCCCGTTGAAGAAAGGCTTGTTGAGGCTCGATGACTGACAAGGACGAGCAGATCAGGAAAATCAGGGCGCTCCTTGCCGTGCACAGGTCGGCGAAGGAGATCGGCTCAGAGGAAGAGTCGCAGGCCTTCGCCGCCAAGGTCCAGGATCTCCTGGCAAGGTACAAGCTCTCGCTCAGCGACGTCGATTATGAGGAGCTCAAGACCGCCGAGCCAATCATCGAGAAGGACGTCGACTTCGAATCAGCCGGCCTACCTATCAAGAAGGCCAGGGTGCAGTGGCAGGAGGTGCTGGCCTACATAGTCTCGAACTCGTACTTCTGCAGGTCGCTCATCCGCACCGGGTCAAGCAGGATCTACCTTGTCGGCAAGAAGGACGACGTGGAGACAGCGGAGCAAGTCTTCCTCTACCTGGCTAGGGTTGCCAGCAACTTGGCAGAAAAAGAATACGTGGCTTATTTTCACAAGATGAGGAAACAGGGCAGGGTGGAAGCCGCGAGGGGATACAGGTCATCGTATCTTCGGGGATTCTGCAATAGGTTGTTCGAGCGTTTCGAGGAAGAGAAGGAAAAACTCCAAGTTGAGTGGGCGGCGAACCAGAAAGCCTTGATTCGGTTGACTGACGCGCTCGTGATAGTGGACGAGCACATCAAGGATTACAAGAAGGATAAGAGGGCGGAACCGAAGCCTATAAGTAACAGGGTAGGTTACCTGCACGGGACCAAGGCGGCGGACGCCACGCCGATCGGTCAGAATACCAGGCAGATAGGGAACGTCAGGTGAGGAAGCTCCGGGTTCAGCGCGAGAAGTGCGAGACCTGCATATTTGGCAGGTCAGTCCTTGAGCTAGGGCCGCTGCTCGACGAGGTCAGGGACCCGCACGTCCGTGGATATTTCCGCAGTTGGAGGGTGTGCCACCACTCCCGCGACGCCGTGTGCCAGGGGTTTTGGGAGGCCTACAAGGACAAGTTCGATGTTGGGCAGGTGGCGCAGAGGCTCAACCTCGTGAAGTATGTGTCTGACGACATAACAAGAGAAAAGGATTAAAAAACCCGAATACCTCGTAAATCTCCGCGGTATAATTATTATTGGTGAGCAGTTATTTTATTTTGGTGGAGGACAAGTGGAAGAATTCGATCATGATCGCGAATTGTTGGACAGCAAGATTGCTGGGCTCACGAAGGACATGACAGACGTCGAGTTGGCGAGCCTCATCGAGAAGGTCGAGAACTCGGGCAAGTACACCGTCACGTTCTTGACGGCAGAACTGGACAACGACTATTTCCAGGGCTTCTTGTGCGGCGCGGAAATCCGCCACAAGATCCTGACCCACCAGGGCGACTCGCTGTACGTCGAGTACGTGGGTTCCATAGAAGCCCTGAGGTTGCTCGTCAACTCCTTCTTCAAGGTTGGGGTCCCGGTCACGGACGAGCAGTCGCTGAGGAACATCGTGAAAGTTTAAGGAGGTCAAGGATGACGCACATCGTCTGCTGCTGCAACAGGCTCGTGGCTATCGAGGACGGCAGGATCGTTCCTCACCAAGTCAAGGACTCCGAAGAACAGTGCGTGGCCTCAGGCCTCCTGCACGTTTCGAAAAGGATCCATTCCGGATTCCCTGGCGGTCCCTCGATCGAGATCATCGGGGCCGGACTCTTCGAATGCGGGGACTGCGGCGACCAAGGCATCGGCGTGCTGCTGAAGATCGATGGCGCAACTAATTCAGGACGGAATTAACTCCCGGGGACCGGCCAGCATGCAAATGTTCGTGTGGGCAAACGACCCGGACAACGCGCTGGAGATATCCGGCAACGGTGCAGACCTCGAGTTCGAATCTGCCGAGGACGCGAGGAAGGGCTTCGACCCCGACTTCCACGGGAACAAGAAGTTGTTCAAGGTAACCGTCGAGGAGGTCCTCGTTGACGAGTAATTGGAGGAATGTCCCGATTCCGCCGAAGATGCGGGCCCTTCAGAAAGATCGGCGAGGTTACCCGGTGCCATTCGTGGTATTGAGGGACGTGGACGGGAAACCCCACTTCACGATCAACGATTCCAGGAGAACGCTTAGGACGATCTCGGAGAGGCGGTGCGCGATCTGTGGCGGTCGCCTTGGAAGGTTGCTGTGGTTCGTGGGAGGACCGAGGTCGGCCTTCCACGAACACGGCGGCTACACAGACACGACGCTTCACCACGAGTGCATGGCGTACGCGATGCAGGTTTGTCCCTACTTGGCAATGGGGAACTACAACGGTAGGATAGATGTCGGGACCCTGGACCTGGACAAGCTTGAAAAAGGTCAAGTATTGCTGGACCCGACACAAGTATATGAAAGGCCGAACTTGATGGTCGCCGTGGCGACCAAGAGCGTCGAAGTCAGGGTGAGGGAGAATTACTTGCCTATCCTGGTGCCAGGAAGGCCGTACATCCACGTGGAGTTTTGGCAGGACGGCGTCCTTCTCCCAGAAGAAGAGGGAATCCCGAAAGCCGACAAGTATTGCGGGGACGGGATGGTAGGAAAGTACTACGACAGCCTCGAGAAAGGCAGGCCAAGGGAGTGAACATCACGATCGTGTTGAGCGGCGAGGGCCTGCCGCTGAAGGCTTTCGCCAGCGCCAAGCGTGCTGAGGTTTTTTGCAAGGAACTGCGGACCACGTCCCACGTGGACGTCATCCAACTAGATGAGGAGGTTGACCCGGCTGACCAGCTTGGGCCACCGGCCAAGATCGTGGTAGCGCTCTCGGCGAGGATCTCGAGGGAGTTCGTCCAGGAACTTGGGTTCATGGTGGAACTGAATGATCAGGCAGACATAGTGGCCTCGTCCATGGCAGACAAGGTCAAGGACCTCTTCGGCAAGGAGAACGCGGAGGTGACCGTCGGGGGCTGGCAGGTGTACGACTCCAACGACGGGGTCCTAGGTTCAGGGTACTGACATCGTATCAATGAAGGGAAAAAGCAAGTGAACGAGAAAACAAGCAAAAGCGAAAATGGTGGCGAAGGGTCGACGGACTTCATCGTTGCCAAGGTTTCTGGCAGATTTTTGCGGTTCCAGACCGTGGAAGAAGTACCTGAGGGGGCGGAGAACCTCCTCACAAGAACCGTGGCAGAAGAACTCACCAACGAGAAATTGGGGGAGATATATGGGATCGTCGCGGGAGTAAGTACGAAGAAGTTCCGCGACAAGAAGATCGCGCTCGAGAGCCTGACTTATCAGATCGCAAAACTCGAGGTGTTCGACCCGAATGCACCAGTGCAAACCACCAAAACTCCGGCGCCCGGGGAACAGGCCAAGGCAGTTCAGCCGACCGCCCCGAGGCCCGCACCAACGGTGACGCCGAAGTCGGACAGGAAACTGAGCGAGATGTTCGAGCTCCTCAGTCCACCGGAAACGGGGAAACTCCTAGGTGACCTTGCCCCACAGGCAAGGGAGTTGATCATCATCATGACGGAGCTCGCGACCGAGAAGAAGTCGACGAAGTTCTCGGCGGTCGAGTTGGCGACCAAGTTGGCTACGCCGGAAACCAAGGAACGCCTCAAGACGAGGCAGGATCCTCAGCGGATCATGCAATACTACAAGGGGAAGCTGATCGGGTCAGGCCTGATCAAGACGACGTAACTATGCACGGTCACCATGCTCAACGGCGAGGCGCGTTCGCTGGCCTACTACACGCGGTGTTTATTTTCTCAGCAGTTGGATTCTTATTCATCCTCGGGTGTTGGCTCGACTTCCTCGAGCATCCCTGGTGGTGGGTCAAGCACGTCGGACTTCCGGCAGCAGTAGTTATTGTGTGCCTGGTTTACCAGGCTCGCGTCGATGCTCATCAAGCATCCAATTTTCCTAAGGGGAGGCGCTAGTGGTACTCAAGCCGGCCAACAGGTTCGTTGGGAAGAATACGCTGGAAAAGGTCGTCTCGCTCCTCAAGGAGTTCAACGACGTCCTTGACGAAGACGAGGGCTTCGTCGACCTCACCATCGAGAAGGGCGGGAACGGGTACCTCAAGAACTGCACGAGGGCGGACCCGACCGGCACACCATTCTTCACTTTCAAGAATTTGGCAGAACTCCAGAAGTTCTTGGAGGGAAGCCAATTGACCAGGTTGATCATGGTCAGCGACCAGGAGATACCTTATTAAGAAAGGCGCTATCAAACGATGAAGTCAGACATAACGAAGGACACCACCGAGCTAGCTGCGATGGGAATCGCGGCCCTGCTCCCAGGCATGGTTCACGCCCACGAGAAGCTCGGGAAAGAGATCGAGCATATGCGGGGAATGCTGAATTCGCTACAACACCCAGTAAAAAGGGGGAGGCCACCCGCCTCAGCCAAGGCGGATCCTGAGCCAAGGCCAAGGAAGACAAGGAAGAAGGCGAAGAACTTCGGGTGGAACGGCATGAGCCCAGAAGAGCGCAAGGAAGAGATGCGGAGGCGCGTGGCGCTAGGGAAGTCCCGGAAAGCCCGGCACCACAAGAAAGAAAACGAGGTTAAGGCGGCGTGACCAGGCTCTCCAATCGACAGTACCCGATGCTGCGGATGTTCGTGGAGATGCGGTCAGGGTACTTCTTGTCGATGGAAGAGGCCCAGAAATACGACCAGCGCCCGTTTCGCTCTATGCTGATCCAAGGCTGGGTCAGCTACAAGCCAGCGCACGGGTTCCACGTTACCAAGGAAGGACGCCAGGCATGGCGGGAGTTCGAAAACACCGAGATTTGCAGGAAGAACCCCTCGCTACCGCTCACGGCCTACTTTGACCCTGACGCGTACAAGTTGAAGATCGTGTTCAGGAAGAAGACGGCGGCATAACGTGATCTCGTTTGTGCTGTTCGTCGTGTTCATAGACTTCATTCGCCCATTCTTTGAGAGGCGAAGGTAAGTTCCGAAGTACCTACCGCCCGAAAGGTAGGAAAGAAGCGCGAGGCGGCTTTTGCGGACAGGGGTTCGACTCCCCTCGCCTCCACCTGGGGTCACAACCTCGACGATGGGATGTCCCACCGCTCACAGGGACTTGGGTAACCCATGCTACTGATCTGGTCGGTCCGTAATCCGACTAAGTGGTAGGTTGTGGCCCTCGGTGGGGGCGTACCGGTTTCGACGTGATTGAACGCTGAGCGTGGAGGAAGCGGCAGGCGACTACCGTGACCAAGTGTTGTTGAGAGCGTGCTCGCTTACGAGATATAGCTCAACTTCGAGGTCAACAGCGCAAAACCAAAAGTGCCAACCGCAAGGTAGTCACTATGCCCGTCCGCTCCATCGCCCCGGCGATGGCGCTGGCAGTCGCGGCCTAATCGGCAGCGAACAGCGGGGACCCCGGCCAACCGAGTGTTTCGCTCGGTCCTGGCAACAGAAGGCCGGGAACCAAATTCTTGAAGGAGTACTAAGATGAACGCCGAGATTGACTTTCCCCGCTTCCGAATAGAGCAGGTCGATGACCATGGAAAGGTGTGCGAGCTACTCACGTGCTCTCCCCCCGGGTCAGCAACCCACAAGGTAACCTTCCCAGACACCGCGATCGAGGTCCTGATCTGCGACCGCCACGCGGTTGGGATCGTCGCGCTCGGCGAATACGTGACGCACGAGCCCGTCGAACTGGTCGACCCAGGGAAGGATGCCTGAGCCTTGGAGAAGGGAGCAAGGGTGCAGGTGATCGACAAGGCCCTGCCAACGTTTGCGAGGATTGGCACGCTGATCCACGTGGACGGTTGGAAGCACGTCGTCCTCCTTGACGAGCTCCCTCCCCCACCCCCTGATGTCGGGACGTTTTCCATATCACTCGTGCTGAAGGAGCAGCAAATCCGCGAGCTCTTCATGGGTGAGAATTTCAGGCCCGAGGTCCACTACTACGCGGTCAGGTTCACGATGACGGGCCTCAACTCGATGCTCAAGGAAGGGTACGAGAAGGTCACGTCCGCGAGCAACATGGAGACGTTCGCGAAGAAGTTGATGGTAGAAGGTTTCAGGAGCAAGAACGCGGGACACGACTGGTGGATATTTCCCGGTGCCCTCCTCTCCTTGGTGGAGCTCGATTCGAGGGGAAAGCAGAAGATGCAATGATTACCGGAAAAACGTATAAGTACCAGGCGATCGTGATCAACGACAGGGGGCACTTGACTGACCCGGAGTTCCTTAACGCCTTAAATGAGCAAGGCGCGCTAGTTGAGACTTATGTCTGCCCGCTGTGTGGCGGGATATGCCCAACCCTTGCTTCTGGCTGGAAGCATAAGGAAGACCAACCGATGGGCGCCAACAAGTTGGCGGTCCTCCTCGAGAGGGAAATCCAATTCGAGTGCGAGAGGTTCAACCGATGACGCTCAAGGGTTCCCAGCACGAGTACGACGTACACCTGACTGAAGCAGACAGGCTAGAGGTCCTCGACCAGCTCGAACTGGCCGAGTACTACATCAAGGATCTCGCCAACGAATCAATGGCTGAGCGGCTGAAAACAAACGCCAAACTCCGCGAATTCTTTGGGAAGATTTGGAGGACTAGTTGAATGGTGACTGAGTTGACGCTGCTTAGGATGGCGTACGCGGACTACCTGGTCCGGTGCGCGGACACAGTGGCTGTCCTGACACCAGACGAGGTCAAGAAACTCAGGGCCCAGGCCGTCGCTGGCATGTACGACAACGACGAAAATTTCGAGGAAATCGCGCTCGCCGAGAACGAGCGCCAAGGATGGTCGAACATAAGATAATGGCAAACTACACGAAGAAGCCGATCCCCGACGAGTCGATCTTCAAGCACCTGAGGATGTTGGCGGGCTACTGCCACGCGCAGGCCGCCACGGACAAGGCCCCGAAGCGAAAGAAGTTGCTCGACGACCTGGCGCTCAAGTTCGACAAGCTGAGCGAAAGCAAGGTTGTCAAGGAACTCCAGTTGTACGGTGAATAGGCGATGATACTCTACGACGCCCTCGGCCCAAGCCAAAGATCTATCATCGGCGACCTGGGTCCCCGGATGGACGTGACGAACGTCGCGGACTACTACTACCACCACGACAAGGAATACTGGAAGATTGGCGAGGACTTCCCTTGCTGCCGTCCGCCGTTCGATACGTTGTGGGTCGAGTATCGGTACCCGAACACCATGTACAGCAAGGAGGTCGGGCTGACGAACACGTCCGTCGCCGACCTTGGCGTGACTGCGTACGCGGGGTTCTTCATCTCTAACAAGTACGAGTTCACGCCAAGCGGTAACGTGAATCGGCTGGGTTACGAGGGTCTCATAATAAAGAAGGATGCCACGGACCGTGGTCAGTGGAGCGTGCACGGCGGGATCTGGTACGTCGACAGGTCTACCGGGAAAGCTAGCAAGTTTGCTGAGCCGACCGGCCTTCGGTTCGACCTGGACGAGCACGGGAACGTCGGCAACTTCTTCATGCCATCGTACATGGGCAAGGACGTCGACGAGATGGCCTCGCGGGCATATCTCGTGCACCCCATACTGATGGCGTTCAGCTTCGCCAACTGCAAGAACATCGAGATAGTCCAGGTCAAACCGCCCGAGAGGTTGAACAGGAGGAGGATCGAGCGTGGCAAGGTCCCGCTCTCCACGTATAGCATAGTGAACGTGCTGCCTTTTGGGAAGATCTACAGCAGGCAGACCAGGACGGTCTCATCTGGTGAGGGAATTTCCATAGCAATCCGTCGCGGAGGCTACGCCAAGTATGGGCCCGAGTACGGGCGCGGGAAACTCTTCGGGAAGTACTCCGGGATGTTCTGGAAACCCCAGGTCATTGCTACCAAAAAGGCCATGGACCACGACTACCTGGTGAAGGTAAAGGAATAGCTAGACGGATGGCGCTGGTCCTTCACAGGGTATTCCAAGACGACTCGTCCGACCACACTCCCTTCACCAGGAAATCCTGGGAGGAGGCGCTCAGGGACCCGGCAGTTAAGCGACGCTGGGGACACTCGCCGGAGAGGTGCTTCGACCCGGTCGAGGAGTTGTTGGCGGAGATCAAGGGTCGGAATGGACCAGTGCAAACGGTCCAGGAGGCCCCTCGGCGGGAGGAGCCAGCTGAGCCAAGTGAGGCACCCCCGGGAGAACTTACGCCAAGGTTGTTGTCGGAGTTTACGACGTACTGCTTGGAGGATTGCAGGATTATGCTGTCCCCGCCAGGACCTGAGCCAATCCCGTTCGCGAAGAGGGGACCAGTGCCCGATAAAAAAGGACAATACCTTTTATTCTGAGCATGACATTTTGGTTCATTCCTCTGCATCGGAAGGGTTCACCTAGGAAACCAATTTTGTTCAACTGGCACATACTATGTCAACTTTTTTGGAGATATTTCGCCACCAAGGCGTGGTTTCCATTGGTCGTATCGACTTTGTAACAAAGCTGAAAATCTAGGAGATTTCCGCGTTATAATGAGTCTTAAAGGAAAAAATGGACAGTCAATCGGGCACTGAGGCTCGCGAAGAGTCGCCGAGGAGCGACCAATTTTCCGGAAAAGTCAGGGTGCAACGCTGGCCAGGTCCGATGGGACCAGTAGTAGGTCCTCCGGTGATCATCATGGGCCTCGACAAGGTCGCCGAAGCCCTGAGCATCTCGGGGTTCATGAAGCCCTGGGTAATAGAGAAGATCAAGTCCCACCTCGTTTCGGGAGGAATGTTCTTGAACAGGGGGTCAACCGCGCACGACGACGAGAGGGCACTGGTCCCCAATGGCTTGGTCGTGGGCATGGCAGTTCGGTCAGAATACAGGATGGCGACAGAGGCCGAGATCCTGGACTACGTGGACAACCAGCAGTTCGCGAACGTCACCGGACGACAGGTCTCCAAGAGGTCCCAGGAGAAGGGTTACGTGCTCCACTATCACGAGGGAGCCAAGATCATCGCAGCCTACGACGACCTGCCCAGGCAGGCCAAGGTCGTCCTCGACGTCCTGAACGACACTGGCAGGGAAAACTTCACGGAAGCATCGATAGACATGCTACTCACGGAGAAGAAGGACTTGCTGAAGACCAAGCAGGACCCACTGAAGATATTCGCGTTCTACCGTCGTCGGTTCATCGACGAGGGTCACATGGAGGAAGTTGACGATGATTGACAGGCGTGTACCGAAGTACTCGTTCGCCTACACGAGGCCGGGGTTCTTCTGCCGCGGCCTCTTCTACGAGGAAGGAGGGTGGACGGAGGCAGTGATCGACCGGTTTGACGGCAATCCCACGAACCACGGGAAGTGGCCGAGTTTTAATGCCGCACACGAGGAGATCGAGCGAGTGTTGGACGAGGAATTGTCAGGCGACAGCATGAGGCAGTGGAGGGCCCCGGGAGCTATATTCATAGTGACCGAGGAAGACTACCACGGGTCGGGGAAATACTGCATCGTCAGGTGCCTCGGTGGCAAGTCGGAGGACACTGGACTCCGGTTTCCGTCGCAGGGCGCAGCTTGGGAAGCCATCAATGAGCCGGCAACGAACTTCGCGAGGGAGTAGGTGGGGTCGTGGAAACCATCAACATCACTAACCTTTCGGTGTTGCAGATAGACATGGCCATCACGAACATCGAGTCGAGGTTCCGCCACCCCGAGGGCTTCGTCGACCTCATGAAGATGTCGGACAGCAGGGAATCGTTCCCTGTCTGGAGAGTCCTGAGGGAGCGTAGGAGACTCGTGATGAGGGCGATCAAGCAGGAGAACAAGTCGTGAGGTTCCTGGAGTTGTTGAACCTGGGCGACAAGTTCAGGCCAGCCTCAGACAAGCAAATGAGCCTGAACAATCGCAAGATGGGGCAGGACAAGGTATTCAGGATCACCAGGATTTACCCGCAGACTCCCAACATCGTCGTGTCGGTATTGGACGATTCCCCAAACAAGGGGATCTTCTCACTTGGGCCCGGGACCCCGGTCCTGTTCCCTAACGAGCCAAACGCGTCGGAAGACGAAGTCAGGGAGTTCCTGACCCCTGGCAGGGGAAAGACGAGGGTCACCGGATACGAGCTTCTTTGGGATGGCAAGACGGAGTTCCACAGCTCCGTCCCTACCTATTGCCAGGTCTTCGCGAAGCTCATGTTTGCCCACGGCAAGGAGTACTACACGGCCAGTGAGCTTGGCAAACTCTGGATAGCTAATGCTGACCGGTACGAGAGGCACCCCAGCCTTATCCTTAACTGGCGATCGAGGCTTCGCCAACTAGTGATGCTGGGGATACTCAAGGAGATAAGGAATACGAGGCCAAGGACTGGCCCGGTCGTTGACGCAAACTTACAGGAGGTGTTATAAACTAGGGTAAAATAATCGAGGATCAAGAAATGAAGTTCCAAAATTGGAGGAAAATGAAGTGAGTTCGCAAGAATTGGCAAAGAAGATAAGTTATTGGATCAGGACGTATAGTTTCTGCGGGGAGGTAGTCACGGTAAAGTTGGACAACAACTACTTTATTCAGTTCGAGGCAAGGACGACCAAGACGAGGGCATCGTCGATGGTAACGAGGATCAAGCTCATCTCCGCCGAGGTCATCCTCGATGTGGAGTTCCAGGTAGGAAAAGAGCTCCTCAGCGAGGTACCAAGCGACAGGTCGGCCCTGGCAACGTGGAAGATCTTCGTCCGTATCCCGATCCACGTGAGGAAGCCAAGGATTTCGGAGAAAGTGGCAACGCCAAAGATCAACGTGCTAGCCGCATAGATTATGGGACTCATACTAGCGTTCACTGACCAATCAACTTACAAGTTGTGCAACGGGGAATTGGATGTTCCCGCTGGCGCCATCACGTTCTCGAGTCCCAAGGCATTGGCTCGGGCTGTCAGCGCAAAGACCTTGAACGAGATAAGGGCCAAGCTATTCGGGGAGGAAGTCGAGTATTGCCCTAATCGGGAAGATGCAGCACTTCGGTTGTGGAACTTGATGACAGTCTCCCCCGGGATAAGCTACAACAAGTCGCTGCAGGAACACCCGGCGAAGGTCACCGAGTTCGGCACGCCTAAGATGCTCACAACTCGGAAGATCGAGTTGCTCCACCTGATGCTTCCGACGAGCGACTACATGACCAACTACTTCTACTCGAAGCTCGAGGGCCAGGCCAGGCAGATAGTTGAGATGCTCCTGGACGACGGAAGAAAGGTGTGGACTAACGCCGAGGCGAACAGGGTCATTTGGGCCCGTGCCGACGAGATCAAGGGTGTGCAGGGGGCTTCCTGGGTCTTCTCCTACTACAAGTCTCGCCTGCACCACAAGAGGATTCTTCGACGGATCACGTACGAGGACTTCTTGACCGACCCGCAGTTCGCGGGAATTTCACTAGAATCTAAGACTTACTAGGAAAACTAGTAAAGAAGTACGTGCCCGAGGGTTTAGTGTTATTGGCGTTATTGTCTGCCTATTGGGTCTGTCAGACCCATCCGTCCTTTGTTATCAACAACATGGTAAACTCGTTATTGGGTTATTGGCTCTGAGTATGTGACTCCGTGGTTTTTGCGAAAAATCCTATTAAGTCACATATATAGTGCCAATAACCAATCGGGGATGGTCACGCAAGTTATTGATTTGAAAGGTCGGGTAGGCCTAAGCAGGCCCCTTGTGGGACCAATAGGTGGACAACAACACCAATAAGACCTAGGGCAAAAGAAGGAAACGTTGGGGAGGGATTCGAAATTGGCAGGGGCTTCAGGGTTGCTGGCAAGTGCTTTTTCCTAGCGAAAACGTGCAGGCATGCTGATGTGCGTGATGCCAAAGTAGTTCAGGAGTCCAACTATCACGAGCAACACGACTACGGCATTGACGATGAGCCTTATCGGCTCAGCCATTGGCACGTACCTGTTTATCAGGTACATGGCTACCCCCAGAACTATCAGCAAAAGTATGAGAGAGATCACGGACACGTTGTTTCTCCTTTACTGAGACTAAGGCAAGACGCCGGGGCGCGCACATTGGAGTGAGCTGGCGAACGTCAACGTCTCACGCCCCGGCAACCCTGCCTACTCGCACGGGCTTCGAGGACTACTTATCCCTGTGGGGTGGGGTGGGGACCGGAACCCAGACCCAAACCCAGCCACCAAGCTGTTGGAAGTACGCCTCTGCCCAGAAGCCCTGGGTGGGACCACCGGGTTCCTCGGGTGGCAAGTTAATCGGGTTATCGATCGAGCCAGTCTCACCGCCCGGGGGTTTTCCAGGAGGTGTCGGCCAAACTACTGGCGGCGGCTCAGGTGGAAGGACGATCGGGTGAGTCGGGATAGGGGGCTGGCCACCAGGCGCGATAGGGTGTGCCGGATAGCCGGGAGGCGGCCAAACACCTGGAGGCGGGCCACCGGGAGCGATCGGGTGTGCGGGATATCCCGGGCTTGGCCAAATTCCGGGAGGTGGACCACCGGGCGCGATCGGGTACGCGGGCCAGCCAGGTACGCCGAACCCAGGATCAACTGGGGGATTAGGGCCACCGGGGGCGATCGGGTGTGCGGGATATCCCGGGCTTGGCCAAATTCCGGGAGGCGGGCCACCGGGGGCGATCGGGTGTGCGGGATATCCCGGGCTTGGCCAAATTCCGGGAGGTGGACCCCCTGGAGCAATTGGGTGCGCGGGCCAACCAGGCACGCCGAATCCCGGATCAACTGGGTTGTAGATAGGGTGTTCCGGCAACCCCTCAGAAGAGTGGACGGGAACGATCCATGCGAGTATGGGCTTCATGTGTTGGAGTTTCTCCTTACTGATGTGGAAATCCTTTACTACTTGGTGCTTCCATAACCATTATATCACGCAAATTGTCCCGATGTTCTGAAATTATTTTTCAGATACATCAAATCATTCTCCCGAAAATTTTCCGACCACAGACAAAATGACCGTGATATTATATCTTAGTGAGTAAAAGTCATCGGGAAAAAGACAAGTCAAAGTACGTGAGAATTGAGCGGGAAACATTGGAGGAGATCTCCAACTTCCTCTTCCAGCTCGGGAATCAGTTCGTCAAGGTAAAGAACGCTTCCGGGGCGTTCGATTGCTTCAAGTATTCCGTCGACCTCAACGACAAGAACCAGCCATCGGTCTTCAACATAGGCGTGATCTACAACCTGATGGGGAACCTTGAGGGAGCTCGGAGGATGTTCCTCGAAGCATCGAGGATGAGGGCGAACGATCTCCAGGCGAAACTCTCGCTAATCGAGGTCACGCGGAAACTCGGCCTGCTAGATGAGTCGAAGAATCTTCTTTCAATAGTCCAGGAACTTGACCCCGACAATTTCCAGGTGCTGTCGGCGATAGCGATCCTTGAGTACGATCAAGGGAACCTGGAAGCTTCCATGGTCTGGAACAACAAGGCATCCGAGGTAGAACCGAACGACAACGCCCTGGTCCTCAACAAGGCCTTGATAGGGATGACGTTTGGCCGATGGGTGGAGAACTGGTCAACGTACGAGATGTGCTTGTCATATAAGAAAAACGAGAAGATGAAGAACCTGAGCCAGGAAAAATCCTGGGCTGGCCAAGAACAAGAAGGCAAGACCCTGCTCGTGATCTCCGACCAGGGATCCGGGGACGCGATCCAATTCTCAAGGTACTTGGCAGAGGCCAAGGAACTAGGTAAGTTTGGCAAGCTCACCTACCTAGTTCAACCGGACCTCAAGGACATCCTGGGTAGGGTCCGCGGGGTAGACGAGGTCCTAGGACTTGGCGAGAACCTGAAAGCGGAGTATGATTCCTATTCTTCCCTCCTCGGAATTATGCGGGTACTGAAGATTTCCCCGGAAAACTGCAGTCGCCCACCGCACATAGTTACCGACTGTTTCCTCGACACGGTTTGGGAAGCAAGGATAGCTAGGTTGAGCAACGGAAGCCGAAAAAAGGTTGGCATAGCGTGGGCTGGCGACCCAAGGCACGGCAACGACCATGCCAGGTCATTCCCCCTGTCCCACTTCCTTAGGATCTCCAGGGGTAGCGAAAAATCCCCACCCGTACAGGGGGTTCAGCTGTTCTCGTTTCAAGTCGGTGGCGCGGTCAAGCAACTGGAAAAGTTCGAGGTTGACCCAGAACAAGAGGTGGTTGACCTCGGCTCCGAGTTCAAGAACTTCGATGATACGGCGTCTGCCATGGGACGCATGGACCTGGTGATAACGTGCGACACGGCCATCGCGCACTTGGCTGGCTGCGTAGGGATACCGACGTGGGTGTTGGTGCCGAACCCGCCAGAGTGGCGCTGGTTACGGGAAGGAACGAGCACCGTCTGGTACGACAGCGCCAAGGTATACAGGCAAAAGAATCCCCGCAACTGGGACCAGGTCTTTGACGAGGTAGTCGAGGACCTACACCGATTCGTAAAGGAGAACGACCATGAGGTATGAAGAAGAAGCAGTAGTAGACGAACTCTTCCTGAAGCCAGTCTCAGACGTCGAAGACGAGGACGACGAAGACGAGGAAGACCTCGAGGATGACGAGGAAGACGACGAGGAAGACGAGGAAGACGAGGAAGACGAGGAAGACGAGGAAGACGACGAGGACGACGACGAGGAGGACGACGAGGATGAGGATGGCGATGATGCCGACGAATAAGGCCGTTTTCCTTGACCGCGATGGCACGATCGTTGGGGTGTTCCCAGGGAGGCCGGCGAACACGCCGGCAGAAATTAAGCTCCTCCCTGGGGCAGTCGAGGGCCTGAGAAAATTGAAGGACGCTGGCTACCTCCTGATAGTGATAACTAATCAGGGAGGTATTGCCATGGGTTACATGACGGAGGAGACACTGTTGAGCATGCACAGGAAGTTGGACGAGCTCCTCATTGAAGAAGGTGGGCCGAAGATCGACGCCTACTACCACTGTCCGCACATGTTTGACGCGATATGCTTCTGCCGAAAACCAAAACCTGGCATGGTAAACCTTGCAGCAGTCGATCACGGGGTTGACTTGGCAAGGTCGTTCTTGGTCGGGGACAGCCTGAGCGACGTCCAAACAGCCATAGCCGCTGGGATACCAAGGACGGTGATGGTGGTCTCGGACAGGTTCGACCCTAGCCATGGGGCAAACTATTCGTGCCTGAACTTGGTTCAAGCGGCCGAATTCATCATAGGCCAAGACCAGGGAATTCAACCTGAATGAAGATATTGAAGACTATCACGGTGATCGGGTCAAACAGGCCAGCGTACATGGCCAAGGCCTTGTCGAGCATCTCGGTGGCCCTGGCGGCCCTGGCACAGAACAAGCAACCGAGCTTCGACAGACTAATCATCTCGCTAGATTCTGATGCGTCTGGAAAACTCGACCACGCGACCATGGAACTGCGCGAAGGAGCTATGGACATCCTCTCGAGGGAAAACCTCGTAGAATGTTTCGCGTACACGACGCGCAGGAACATGGGTTGTGGCGCACACCACTTAGCCGCCTTGGCGAATGTGTACGAGTACCATGGTTCGGACTTCAACGTACTCGTAGAAGATGACGCAAGACTTTCGCCAGATGCCCTGCACTTCGCTAACTGGTTCCAGGCCAACCACTGCGGCCCCTTCGCGGACTACCTCTTGGCCGCGATGTGCAACCACCTATCCTTCGGTAGAGGAGGTAACCCGGGGGGAATACCGGACAAGCCCTCGTTCGTGGCCGAGTCCCCGATAATCAACTCGCCGTTTGCCTGGTGCATGTCGAAGTACCAGTGGCCATTCGTGAAGTGTGCCTGGGAATCGAAGAGGGAGCCACCGCACGGGTGGGACTTCTCACTCTCGTACAACATGAGGTTAGCCAGGAAAAAGACGCTTCACCCAGTAGTGTCGAGGTGCGCGAACATCGGGGAGTTCGGGGTTCACGAAACCCCAGAATCTTTTAGAAAGACGCAGTTGGGGGTCCTCATAAGCGACGGAAGTTACTTCGGAAATTTTGACGTTGTCCTCGAGGTCCCGCACCAGGATATGTACCACATCGATGATTGGATGTTGGCCGAGCACGGTAGAATGTTTCGAGGAATAGAAAAATGTCACTAGAATACCTAAGGAAGTTGCACGCCGGGTTCTCGATCGCCATTGCAATGACGGAAATCATCCCGTGTGAAGCATCCGCTGACGCGAAAGATATTGATTCCAGGTACCCGAAAAATGTCCTTGACGAGGGATTCCCAAATCCTTGGCACATCGGTACCTTAGGGGCTAACGGTTATCCTGAGCCGAACTACATCATACAGTCCGAACTTGAGATGTTGGTGTTCGCGTTCTCACTGGTTGTTCAGCTGAAACCACTGCTAGTCTTCGAGTCTGGCACTAACGTGGGACTCCTTGCAAGAGCCATGGGAGCGGGTTGTTGGGTCAATGGTTTTGGCACCGTGGTTACTTGCGAAACAGACAAGAGGTACTCAGATTACGCGACCAACATCTGTTCAGGGCTACCAATAAAGGTGCTAAATTGCCCGGCCCTCGATAGGCCAGAACTATCTGAAGCAGACCTAGTCTACGTAGACTCCTCCTACGAGTCCAGGGTTCAAGAAATTCTCCGGGTTAAGTCTGGGGCAACGTATGTGCTTCATGATACGTACGCCGAACGATGGCTCAGGGCCTGCACGAAAGATGAGTCAAGCATAATACACTTCGACGGACCGAGAGGCTACACTATGGTGAGAAAAGTATGATGGAAGATAAACAGATCAAGGTAGAAAAACTGTGGGGCCACGAGGTCTGGCACCACAACGACAAGAACTATTGCATGAAGACGTTGTTCATGAGGCACGGCGTCAAGTCATCCATGCACATGCACAAGAAAAAGACCGAGACGTTCTTGGTAATCTTGGGCATCGTCAAGCTCGAGTTTGAGAAAGGTGAGGTAGTCCTCCTTCACAAGGGGCAGGCATACACCATACCGCCGAACCAGTATCATCGGTTCAGCGCTGCCACGCTAACAGCTACGGTAGTCGAGGCGTCGACATACCACGACGAATCGGACGTTTTTAGGATAGAGCCATCGAGGAAATTCAGGTGACAGAACAAGACAAGGCAAAGAAGAGGAGGATTTTTGACCCCAGGTTCCGGAACAGGTGGTTCGTGGGGGATGGCATCGACATCGGTTGCGGCCCAGATCCCCTTAAGATGGAGGACTGGCCGAACGTGACACGGATCTGGCCATATGACAAGGACATCAGTCCACAGTGCGATGGCCAGTACCTAACCGACATCCCGAACGAGTCGTTCGACTTCGTACACAGCTCACATTGCCTGGAACACCTCCCAAACACCAGGGTGTCCTTGACTAACTGGATAAGGATCCTCAAGCCAGGGGGATTCGTCGTCTGCACTATCCCCGAGGAGGTGTTGTATGAGCAAGGGAAGTGGCCGTCGAGGTGGAACCCTGACCACAAGGTTAGTTTCACGATGAGGTCTCGCCCCGTCATACCGATGAGCATAAACATTGCCTCGATGCTGTGGAGGTTGCCGGTGGACCTGGAGCACCTCACGTTGCTCACGGACAAGTGGGACGTCACCAAGGTCGGCATGGACCAGACACTGGGGGAGGCCGAGTGCGCCATCGAGTTCGTGGTGAGGAAACCGTTCCCGGTTGACGTAGTCCCTCCCAAAGAAAAACTCGTGTAAATTTTACCGAATGACCGGTGAAATTCTGTAGTAATATAGTCTTAGGGAGAAATTACCCATGTCAAAAGTAGCTGAAATCACGGTCCAACCGACCCAGGACCCGAACGTCAAGGCCTATCACACCCGATACGAGATGGCCGAGACGGCTGAGGAAGGGTTTCGTGGGAGGGCCAACGAGATGGGGGAGTTTGGCAAGCTCTTCCTTCAGATTCGCGGGGTGATCCACGTGCACGTGAGCCCGTACGTTTTGCTCGTGACGAAGGCGCCACTTTTCGAGTGGGCTGAGATCTCCCCCACGATCGAGGAAATACTGAAAAACTTCACGAGGAGTCAACGACTACTTAATGAAACTCTCACCGATGTTAGAGACGAGAAGCTTAGGATTCCTGGACCCTCAATTCAGGGAAAAACTCCAGCAACTCTTGGATCAGGCAAGGTCCCGACGGATTGAGCTCGATCTCGGGACGACGGTAAGGGGTCCCGAACAACAGGCAAAGCTCTGGTGTCGTTCCCACTCCGAAGACGAGGTAAGGAAGAGGAGGGGGATCCTGGTCCCTGGTGCCCCGAGGTTAGCTCCCCTACTAAGGGACGAGTACGCCGCGTTGGGTCCCCCGATGACCACGCACATGCCAGGCTTGTCCTGGCACCAGTGGGGAGAGGCCGCGGACGTCTATGTGTTAGTCGGTGGGGTAGCGGTCTGGGATGGTTCCCTGATGAAGACCGTGGCAAGCATAGCACAGGATGTAGGCCTAACACACTCCGCCTGGGTTGACAGGTGCGAGCCAAGGAGGCGACAGTGGCACGTGCAACTACGTAAGCACGACAACCCATTCATCTCGCAGGCGAAGGAGTCGTGGGATTGGCCCGCCATCGATGAGGAGATGGCTAGGAGATTCGACATTTAGACAAATCGGAACCATTATCCGTTTGACCCGAAAAATTTTGTTTTACAATGGTCTTAGTGGTCGTGAGACCACGACATTTCAGCAATTCTCGGACACTGGCGTGCTTACACGACTAAAGCTCATCTGGTAGAGCGTCGGCCTTCCAAGCCGTAGGTTGGGGGTTCAAATCCCTCTAGTTGATCCAAAAACAGCACACCGACTCTTCGAGAATTTCAAGCTTCCCGGACACTGGTAAACTTACACGTAGCTCACTTGGTAGAGCATTTGCCTATAGAGCAAAGGGTTGCTGGTTCGATCCCAGCCGTCCCCGCAAGGGGTCTAGTTTACCGACACTTCGGGATTAAGTAATTGGTTTTGGGCGGTCACTAGTGTTCTTACACGGAAAATATCCGGCTTTGCCGCCGGATTACTTGGTTCGAGTCCAAGATCCCCCGCAGACAGTGCGAGGAAATTCGCAAGGTTTGCGGGGGATTTTAAATCTAGCACACTGACACATCGCCCAACACATGCATCTTTCGCGGACACTGGCTAACGTACACGCAAAACCATACTTCGCTTAAACGTTAACCGACACTTCGCGAAACCTACCACACTGCGGCCCCTGATGGGGCCGCAACTATTTTAAGGCAAAAACAGAAAAGGCAAAGGACATGGACAAGGAACTAGGACTGACCCGCAACAGGGTATTCGGGGAACTCGTGAGGTCCCCGCACGGCAAGCTCGAGGAGTACCTACCAATAGGTAAGAAGGCCGCGAACGAGGACCCGGAATTCTTTGCCCACCTCATTGCCTGGAACTCCACGAAGGGACAGGTCAGGGACGCCAAGGTAGCACTGCCATTGATCGCCATCGACTCCCTTGTGCCCTTGGCGGGAAACAAGCATTCGTCAGGTATGGGCGAATTCAAGGACAACGCACTAGCGCACCTTGCAACCCTCTCTCCCAGGGACCTGATGCGGGGAGTGAGGTTCGCCAAGTCTGCCTCACTGGCAGGAAGGCGCCAGGCTATCCCCAAGTTGGTGAAGTCCTACTTGCTAGCCCTCGAGGCAAACAGGGGGAGGTGGGACCGTGCCGCGGTTCAGCACCGCAGGACCATGCAGGAGTTGTACGCGTTCTGCCACGTGAAGCCCAGCGAGTTCAGCAAGGCTATCCTGTTCGACGGGATCCGGCCCCCGGGTTCCATCTTCGACATCATAGCCTCACTCAAGGAGATGACCCCGATCGAGGCGGCTGGGGTAGTCATCACGAAGAAGATACCGTTCTTGATAGCTGCACCGGCGCTCGGTGCCAAGCTCAAGGACAAGGATACCCTGGCCGCACTCATCGGCAGGATGACGCCGGCCGAGGTGACCAGCCACATGAAGATGTTGGAGAAGCTAGGCGTCAAGCACGACCCAACACTGAGGGGAGCGCTAGAATCGGCGCTCAACCGGGTGACTGCCGGCACGTCCAGCACGCTCAAGATGTCGAAGGCTGCCGAAGCACTGGGAGACGAGGAACTCAAGGAGAAGGTCCTGGCAACCCAGTCAAGGAAGCTTGACAAGTCAACCCTGGGAGGGAACTGGTTGATCGCCGCCGACCGTAGCGGGTCGATGTCGTTCTCGATAGAGATCGCGAAGCAAGTGGCGGCAATCCTCGCCAGGTTGGCTGGCGGGAACGTCCACCTCGTCTTCTTCAACAACGCCCCCGAATACTACGACGTCACTAGGAAGTCGCTCGAGGAGATCAACAAGAAGTTGGTGAACGTCCGCGCACTCGGCGGAACCTCGATCGGCGTTGCAGCCAGGTACGCGGCAACGATGGCCCTCGAGGTAGACGGGGTCGCCATCATCTCGGATGGTGGAGAAAACGCCCCTCCCCTGTTCTCCCAAGCATACAGGGAGTTGGTCGCCAAGCTAGGGAAGGAGGTTCCCGTGTACCTCTACAAGGTGCAGGGGGACCCCGACACCATGACGGGGGATTGCAGGATGCAAGGGATCGAGGTGCACGAGTTCCAGGTTTCGTCGTCTACCGACTACTACTCGCTCGAGACCCTTGCAAAGACGATGAGGACGAACCAGTACAGCCTCGTGGACGAGATCATGGAGACGCCGCTCCTGACAGTGTCCCAGGTCTTGTCCCGTGGCGGGGAGGTGAGGCGTGCATAGCAGGGATCCCCGAAACACGAGGGTAGGAGAACCGAATTCCCAAGAAAGGAGAAAACCAATGATTGAGAAACTCAAGACGCTGTCCGTGGCGAAGTACACGGTAGAGGAACTGATCGAGTTGAGGTCCCAGTCCCGCCTCCTGTATTCTGAGTACGACACTCAGAAGCTCGAGAAGCCGGACTGGCTCAACAACGCGGTCAACGACCTCGATCGTGAGATCGCTGCCAGGGCTCACGACGAACGAGCTCGGAAGCTTTCCGAGTTGAAGGCTCGGAAGTCCCAGCTCCTCACGAACCAGGAGAAGCGGGACATCCTCGATGCCGAGATCGCCTCGCTCGAGAAAACCCTCGTGGGAGCTTAAGTTGCCACTGGGTTAAAATGATCCGTTCACTTAGTTAAATACCGTGTTAATATGGTCTTAGTGGGGAGGACAACAACACCAGTCCTCCCCGCTTAAGGAGAAGAAGAAAGATGGCCCACGAAGTTGAGACCATGGCATATCGCCAAGAAACTGTTGCCGATATCCCGTGGCACGGGTTGGGGAAGTCGATCAACCACGACGTAACCCCGGTGGAGATGCTGGTCGAAGCTGAGCTGAACTGGACAGTGAGCAAGAGGCCGCTCTATACACCGATGGTCGTGAACGGCACGGCGAGCACCTCGTTGGAGGCGTTCATCACGGCTGGGGGAAGGACGCTGCAGCTCAGCGACTACTTCGCCCTCGTCAGGGACTCGGACAACAAGGTCTTTGGCCCAGCGGGCAAGGACTACGTGCCAATCCAGAACGAGCAGGCGTTCAACTTCTTCAGGAAATTCACGGACGCCGGACACATGAGGATGGAGACTGCCGGAGCATTGCAAGAAGGTCGGCAAGTCTGGGTCCTCGCGAAATTGAAGAAGTCGTTCATACTCCCGGGAGACGACGAGGTGAAGGGCTACCTCTTGCTTAGTTCCCCGCACATCTGGGGAAAGTCGTTCGTGATCAAGTTCGTCACGATCAGGGTCGTGTGCATGAACACCCTCACGATGGCAATGAACGAGTCCGAGTATGGCAAGGGCTTCCGCATGCCACACATCAGGGCATTCGACGGCCAGGTCGAGCATGAGGCGCAGGTCTCGCTCGGCATCGCCACCGAACTTTTTGAGGGATTCGAGGCGACGGCGAACAAGTTGTCCAAGACGAAGGTAAACGAGGACGTCATGGTCCGCTACCTCGCGGACATCTACCAGCCTGAATTGATCGGGGAATACTTCGGCAAGTCGTACTTCAAGAAGAACGAGGCAGAACAAGCTAAGCTCCTGGTTGATCCCACGTCCCCGAAGATCAAGGGAGACCAACTGAAGCGTACACCGTACGAGGTGCTCAGGACCCTGGACTACGCGCCCGGCGCAACCGCTGACTCGGCAAAGGGAACATTGTGGGGAATATTCAACGCCACGACCTACCACGCCGACCACTTGGCCGGCCGGGACAGGGACAACTCCCTCTACTCTAGCTGGTTTGGTCCGAAGTCCGTGACCAAGACTTCCGCGCTGAAGCGGGCAGTCCAGATGGCAGAGGTCATCGCGTAAATGGTATGCTTGCCTTCATCAGGCACCAACTGATCTGCAAAAATTTTGGGTTCGGGTTCTCCCCGCAAAAGGTCCGGACTGACCCAGATGGGAGAACCCTCTGGGTCTGCGTATGTAGCAGGTGTTCCCACGCCTGGGCATACTGGTGGCACTCCTAAAAAGGAAGGAAACGAATGGTCAAGATAGCAACCGAAGATGGGACGTACCTGATCGAGTTTCGTCACATGTCGAAGCACGGGAAAAGGGCAAGGCTCCGTGCCCGAGCACCCGTCAACGCCCTCACGGTGTGCTCGATAGTCAAGGTCGACAAGGACAACGTCGCGAAGTTCATCGCGTCGGACGCTGCGATCTGCTCGAACCACGACAACTTCTCCAGGCTCGAGGGAAGGCTGAGGGCACTGAAGAAGGTGCTCAAGTACAACCTGGTTTTTAAGGATGTGAGGAGCGTCATCTGGTTCCTCTACCAGAAAGAGACGGGCGTTCCCCTCGACCTTATTACTGGTTTTGACGAAAACGCGCTCATGGTCAGGTTCGAGCGGGACCAAGTCATCCTTGGCCCAGAGGAAATCCAACGAAGGATCGACGCCGGGCAAGCGATCCGGGAAGAGCGGGCCCAGCAGAGGGCCGAGTCAACCTCGGCCTAAAATCCGAAAACCTCGACAAAAGTTGTGTTACAATGGCCTTAGCGTTGACATGTGTTTTGGCTGCGTTGGTGCTCGATCACCCGGGAGTTCGGACACTCCCGGGTGATTTACCACAATGATCAGGGTTCCTCAAAGCATTCAGCATCCCTCACCACAAGCAAACTCCCTTTCTGCCTGCGTCGCCTCGATACTAGAGCTAAGCCTACTCGTTGTGCCAAACTTCACGGGGGACTACGGCGAATCCTGGATTGCCCGTTTCTTGAATTGGCTGGAGCCGATGGACCTCTCCGTTATGTTCCTGCAATATTCCAAGGACCAAGCTCCACCACCTGGGTTGGCGATACTTACCACGTCGTGCCCCGGCACCGGGGTCCAGCATTCCGTAGTCATGAAGGACGGGAAACTAGCCTGGGACCCGTCTCCCGAGAAGAAAAAGAAGCTCGGGGAGCCCAAGTACTGGGCGGTCTTCGTTGCGACGAACCCGGCAAAATTCCTTCCACGACCACTCTTCGAGAAGATAATCTTCTAAAATCCGGTCATAGGATATGACAACACAAACAAGGGGGTTTCACGTCGAAACCCCTCCGACACGGAGACAATGACCAAAAAACAAGAGAAAGACCAACCCCAACCGAGTAAACCAGATGCAAAACTTGTGCAACTTTACCAAGAAATGGCTGATCACACCGCCCCAGAGTGTGCTAGCGGTTGCCGCGTCCCTCATTCTTGCTGCGACGAGTTCTATTGCCTGTTTTCTGAGGGATATGCGAGGGACGTCTACGGAATAGAACTCCCGAAGACCGACCACCCGAGGCTCCAGTACATGGGACCTCAGGGGTGCACGGTAGCGCCACACCTCCGACCACTGTGCACGCTGCACGTCTGCTGCATCAACGACGTCGGCGCCAAGGTCTCGGACATGGGGTGGACGAGGAAATATTTCCGAATCAGGGGAAAGATCGCCAGGCTAGAGGTGCTCGACCAATGCTAGTATCGGATAAATGTGCGAACCAACCTTTTATCGGTTCTCGGAACAAATAAATGTGCTAAGATAGTCTTATAGGAGGTTGCCCAAAAACAAAATCATGGCGACTGTTAAGAAGATTATCAAGACGCGGTTCTACGTCCTAACCAAGGAAGTCGGAGCCAACGACAAGTGCCCGCCCCAGGCGAAGCTGATCCTTGACACGATCAAGGCTGCCGGCGGCAAGATGACCAGGGAAGACCTGATCAAGGACCTGAAGCGCCCCGTTGAGGAAGGCGGGCTAAAGACGAACCAGACAGCGGAGCGAATCCTCGGCTTCTATAAGCCCCGCCTAACCGAAATGGGGGTCCTGAAAGAAGAGACCGAGACTTCGGAGATCGAGGTCGAGGTCGAGGACAAGCCCGCGAAAGCGCCCAAGGAAAAGGCTGCCGCAGGCACTGACGGGGCCACCGCGGACTCGACCGCCGAAGCAGGAACTGCTCCCGGAACAGCGAGCAAGGGTGCAAAGGGCGAGCCGAAGCGAGCTGCTGCATAGCACAAACCCAAGGGTCGCGACCTCCCGGTCCGAGCAAGCCACGAGCCTGTTCGGACCGGACCTGCATATGGAGAAGTCAATGGCAAGGCGATGGACGCCAAAACAATCTCGGGAAGAACTTGACAGGTGATGAGATGGATAAGCCTCCTAACTTGTGGCGGGAAATTGGTTCAGTAGCTTGGCTTATGGGTAGACTTATGGCTTGTGTTTTGCTCATATTCGCATCAATATCTTGGGCATTCAACCGCAACCCAACGCTTGGACTAATCGTGATGTATTCGATGCTTTTCGTCGGCCTGATAGGATGGCTAGGATGGCGTAACTACAAATGGAAAAGTCATGGGTGGGATCGTGAACAAAAAGAGAAACTTGGACCTAAACCTACTTCATCGAATCAAGAACCTATAGCTAAGAAGGATCAACGATGATCAGGATACAGTTTGTGGGACAGGCCCCCAGCAAAGAAACTGATGGAAAGCCCCCGTTCACGGGAAGATGCGGAGCGTTCTTGGCACAACTCATGGGAACTACCCAGGAGAAGATGCTCGTGGACCACGACTTTCTGAATGTCCTGAACTCCTGGCCAGGGAAGGGTGTTGGTGGGGACAGGTTCCCATTCATCGAGGCCAAGGTAGCTGCACAGAAGATGTTTCCCCAGCTCCGCAACAGGATCGTCATATTGCTCGGTGCGAACGTCGCGAAGGCCTTCGGCATGAGGCAATTCAGGTACCTCGAACGATACGAGATGAGGAATCCACAGAACTTGTCCGACGTGGTCGTGCCACTGATGATCGTCATCCCACATCCCAGCGGGGTAAACCGTTACTGGAATCTCCCAGACAACAGGATGATAGTGTCGAAGTTCTTCAACGAAATACTGGCCACAAAAACCTGAACTTCGGACGATTTTTTGTGGTACTATAGAACATAAGTGTAACCAAACAAAAGGAAAAGACCAGATGGCAAGGAACCAAAACCGAGTTGTGGACAAGACTTTCTTATCGCTCGACCTCGCAGAGGAGCGAGGACTCATCCACCGGGACTACCTCGCGCATTGTCTGAGATGGTCGCACGTTGTCAAGTTCCTTAACCGTGGACACGCCTACAAGGAAGCCATGGTACTGGACGTGGGCTGCGGGAAGGAGATGCCACTAGCCAAGACCTTGTACGTCAACAAGATGAGCCCAAGGAGCTACGTCGGGGTCGACTGCAACGACTTCGACATACCGCAGATGCTCATCGGCAAGAAGATCCCGATAACAGTCTGGCCCAAGACGGACTTCTGTGCCCTCGATCCTCCCGACGTTGGCCTACCAAACCCGGACGACTGGGACCCGGTAACGAACTCACCGCAAAGTTACATACTCCCGAACATCTTGACTTGCTTTGAAGTCCTAGAACACATTACCCCAGAGCATTGTCGCCGCATGCTGATCAAGTTCAAGGAACTAACGTCCAAGGATTGCCACTACTTCATCAGCACACCCTGCTGGAACGGCTCGGCCGCCGAGAACCACATCAACGAGATGACGTTCCAGGCCCTCGGCGGGCTGATCGAGGACCTCGGCTACAAGGTCGAGGGAGTATACGGGACGTTCGCGAGCATATCGGACTATGAAACAGAACTCGGAAACCTCACCCTCACGGACAAAGCTACGGGACGCGAGCTACCTGCTGTCGACGTTCGCGGCGTGTTTTCCGCGCTGAGAAACTACTACGACACTAACGTGCTCTCCGTCATCTTCGCCCCGCTCTTCCCGAACAAGTCACGCAATGCCCTGTGGCACCTCACCAAGAAAACTGGGGATGATGCTGCGCAAGACCGACTCTTCTCAGCCCTCGAAAATGCCACAACCCCCTGGAGCCAGTCTCCTAGCTGGAGGGAACTCAATGACGTTCAAGCAATACGAGGGTAACAGGGGGTTGGCCTGGGAGGAGGACCACGTGTGGGCGTTCCCCGAGAGGCCGAAGAAGATCTACATCGCAGCATCAGTCACGGAATCCAATTTTGTTGGAAAAGTGACGGCGGTCCTCCAAGGTTGTGGGCTCACCGTCATGAACAAGTGGCACGAGGTCGACTTCTCGAAGAAGCCAATCCAAGGAGACTGGGACAATTTCCGGGACTGGTCAACGAGGTGGGGAGAGCAGGACCTAGAGGATCTCCGTCAGTCCGACACGCTGGTCGTGTTGGCCAACGCCGCCTCCACGAGTGGCGGGTACCACGTGGAGTTGGGATACTTCCTTGGAGCAGGAAGGGAGAACATCGTCTCGGTGTTCGGGAGACCCAACGTGTTCTACTGGACCAGGAACATCCGATGGCTGTTGGACGCGAAGAACCTGGTAGCATTCCTGACTGATCCAAGACACGGAAGAAAGGACGCGCCGAATGTTTGACGAAGAATACCAGGACTTCGTGAACAAGTACTGGTTCTACGAACCTACCGAACACGAGAACATGTCGGAGAACAAGTACGTCACGCTCGCGATATTCGGGGAAACCGGGGAAATCGCGGAGAAGGTGAAGAAGTTCTACCGGGGAGACACGAAATTCGTGCTCGACCGCGAGAAGATGCTTAACGAGGTTGGGGACCTCCTCTACTACCTTGTCAGGTATTCCTACCTGCACAAGGCTGTGCTCAACTGGGAAGCCATGACCCAAGACCTCGGCGGTCGCAGGGTCAGCGAGGACCTCGGCGAAGCCGTGCTCGTGCTATGCCAAAAAGTCGGGACGCTGGTCGTCTCGGTCGTCCTCGAGAAAGAATCCCACGCGGACGTCCTGGTAACGTTCGCGATCGTGGCCCTGGTAGACGTTGCCAAGGCCTGCGGCGGCACCTTGCAGGAAGCCGCGGACATGAACATGGAAAAGCTTCGTTCCCGAAAACTAAGGGGACAGACGCGGGGAGAGGGAGACGAGAGATGATCATGCCTAAGGCCGGCACGCCGGCGTTTGCCCAGTTCTTGATGAGGGCAAGGGACCCAAACTCCTTCGAGGCTAAGATCATCAAGAAGATGAACGACGACGCGTCCATGGAAGTCCAAGGACAGGTCAGGATGATGCTCCACGAGATGATCGACATTGTCCCTGGACAACTGTTCAGGGACATCGGGAGGTTCCACGAGAAGTTCAGCCTCTCGCCGACGGACGACCCCAACCACGAGCTACCCCACGACATCCTTAAGTTCAGGATCCTGTTCATGCTCGAGGAGTTGCTCGAGTACTGCAACTCGGTAGGGGCAAGCGTCGAGAAGGTCGACGACCACTGGGAAGTCACGGTTGGCCAGGAATCGGCAACATTCGATGCCGAGAACGCCTTCGATGGCCTGATCGACCTCGTGTACGTGGCACTTGGGACGGCGTTCCTGCACAGGTTCCCGTTCAACCAGGGCTGGGCGCGGGTCCAAGCAGCAAACATGGCCAAGGTCCGGGCCTCCGGCCACGACGACCCAAGGTCTACCAGGAAGCACTCGGCCGACATCGTCAAGCCCGAGGGATGGCTGCCGCCGATCCTCTCGGACTTGCTCGGCGGTCCATTGCTGGAGTGCAGGTGCACCGAGCCAGGGGGAGCGCTCAGGAAGATTGCCTACCACGAGAACATGCACATCTGTGAGATTTGTGGTGGGATGATCCCGCAACCAGGTGAAGGAGCACCGCAAGATGTCGGCAAAGAAAAAGAGGCCTAGCAAGGAGATCCTTGAGCAGTGGATCGAGGACGTCAACTCGGAGGGCCGCAACCTCTCGGACTGGGAGACGAACTTCATGGAGTCCATCACCGAGCAGTTCGGGACCCGGGGAGGACTGTCGGAGAAGCAGGAGGAGATCCTGGAGCGGATCTACGCAGAGAAGGTGAAGTGAACAGGCGACAATTGTTGAAGATCTTTGGGTGGGGAGCAGCAGCCTTGGCGGCTGACCCAGAAAAACTAGTGTGGATCCCGAACCGAACAATGGTCAGCATCCCCCTTTCCTTCATAGGGGGAAAGTACGACGTGGACTTGCTGGAGGAGTTCTACATAGAACCCTTAGTCAGGGCCTTGGCGGGCATCATTGAGAAGAAGTACATCGACCAGGCCATGGGAGCCTGGAAGAGATATGGTCCGTAGGCCCCCGATCGAGAAGGGCTTCATGCGTGGTGGATGGTTTGCCTGGCCCGACAAGCCATACAACTGCGTGGACTGCGGCACCGAGGTACACACGACGAACAGCGGCGGGAGCCGTTGCGCAAAGTGTGGCAAGGACCACCTGAGAGAAGTCAGGAAGCTCTGGAAGCAAGCCCAAAGGAAGAAGCAGCAAGAGATAAGGAGAAGGAATGAACGTGAACGAGCTAAACATAAAAGAGCACTCGCAAGCCCTGCAACTCCTCGATGACTTCAAGCAAAAGGTTGAGGCGGGGGAGATCATGTCGCTCATAGTCATCTGCGAGGGAACCGACGGCTCGATGATGGGCGGGACGACCGCGACCCAGAACCAGTTCGCCGTGGCCGGCTACATGCTGTCCTGGGCGATGAGGCGACTGGGGTTCACCACGTTCGACGACGTGCGCATGATGGCCAAGGTAAGCCAAGGTCCCGAAAAGGAACCCTAGGCACGGTAAAATTTAATCATACCCGAGAACAAGCAAAATATCCGTGATAAAATGTACTTAGTGGAACTAAGTGAAAGAGGCCACACATTAACCAAGGATTCTTCATCGCGCAGAAGTTGCCGGACGGCACGCCAGGTCGGCCAGTTGGGAACGACGACGGGGCCATCATGATGTTCGAGGACCTGGACAAGGCAATCCAGGTCAAGGCCGAGCTCGAGAAGGAGCACGGGAAACTCACCTTGTTCAAGGTAAACCTGGTATTCACCGGGGAGGTGCTGCTCTGATGTTCATCGTCTTCGAGGGAATAGACGGGACCGGGAAAGGGACGCAGGTCGAGAGGGCGGTCGAGTACCTCAGGAAGATGCTCGGCGACGACATGGTAGTCCAGAGCAAGGATCCCGGCGGGACCAAGCTGGGGGCAGCTATTAGGAGGATCATCTACGAGGAAGTCCCGACGCACGAACTAGCTTCAGGGGTCGTTGACCTACTTTTCCTCGCCTCACACATCCAGAACTGGCAAATGGTCGTCAAGCCCGCCCTAGACGCCGGCAAATTCGTCGTTAGCGACAGGTGGTGGTACAGCCAGGCCGCCTACATGACCAAGAGGATCGTCCCCACGCCAATCGCCAACGCGTACATGCAAGCACACGGCAAGGACGCCGACCTCCTGATATTCTTCCACGGGAATCCGCACACCTTCGTGGATCGGGCAAGGGCGAGGGAGACCGAGACGCACCAGTCTGCGAAAGCGTGGAACGACCTCGGCGTGCTCGCCAACATACAGCGGGAATACTTCATCCAATTCTCATACCTTCCCGAGTGGTTCCCAATAAACGTCGACGACAAGTCACAGGACCAGGTCTGGGACGAGGTGAGGTACGCGATATCTTCAACGATGAAGAAGATCTGGGCACTCAAAAATGTGCTATAACTCCGCCAACGATGTTTGGTTAAGACTCCTCCGCAAGATTTGCAAAGATGGAGTAGAGTCCCGGCCCAGGAATCTTCTAGTAAAGGAAATCCTGTGTAACACGACGTCAATTAGCATGGCCCAGCCAATCGTCACCGTAAAGCAGCGCAAGCTCGGTCACAGGTTCCTCGTAGCAGAATCTTGGTGGATAATTTCAGGAAGAAATGATGTGGCAAGTATTAGGCCATACAGCCCGCACATCGCATCATTCTCAAATGACGGAATCTACTTCGACGGTGCCTACGGTCCCAAGGTCATTGACCAACTCCGCTATGTCGTGGATACCTTAGAAAAAGATCCTGACTCACGTCAAGCTGTGATAGGAATCTGGAGACCTAATCCCCGCGACTCCAAGGACATCGGTTGCACGCTCAGTGTGCAGTGGCTCATACGCGATGGCAAGCTTAACTGCCTAGACACCATGCGCAGTTCAGACGCATGGCTCGGAATCGTGTATGACTGGTGGAATTTCACCGCACTTTCTGCATACGTGTTGCTCCTACTTAGGGAGCGCAGTGAAAGGTTCAAGGATGTCAGACTCGGGACACTGTATGTCACGGCCGGGAGCCAACACCTCTACGTCAACCCAAAACAAGACGGGATGCCGAACATCCCATACACTATGGAAGACGTTGTCGGGTTACTTGGAAGTATGAATCCTGATTCCTTAATTCCTTACAATTCGCTAAACGTAGACGAGTTCACGTCGCCACCTGACTTCATCACGCATCTTGAGCTCCTAAAAGATAGGAAGGATTCTGGGCACGCATGGCTGCGCGAACTACTCCTGAAGTAAGATTTATGTTGAGGGTGCTAAAATACCCTGAGGATGGCTGCTGGATCTGGACTGGTGGACTCTACAAGAAAACCTATGGCATATTCGCCTGGAGTAAACACAAGGTCGTGTACGCTCATCGAGCATCCTACGAACTATTCCTTGGAGCAATAA